TCTTTTTTTCTTGATGTCCTGGCAAATCTATATAATCATATGTTTCAAAATCTTCTGGCTCATATATATCAACAATCTCTTCTTCATGTTCTTCTTCAAGAGATCCACTGTTCACTCTAAGACATGCGGTGTCCCAAAAAATTGGATTCCAATGTGTCCCAATATATAAAGTCTGATATCCAATAAAACTGTATGCAATGGCGTGTATAACTGAGAAAGAATAACCCATCTGAGGTCCGATTCCACAATCCCACACATAAATACCAAGAGCTTTAGATTTTGCCTGTTGGAGAACTTTTTCTCTCAAAGCTGGAATCTTAGACATCTGCTTTTTACCTACAATTTTTCTCGCGGCATTCGCTTCCGCGAGGCTAAATCCGCAAATATCTTTATCCATTAACATTGTCATTAACTGCTCTTGTGAAGGCGGAACTCCATAGGATTTTAAGAAATGAGGTTCAAGAGTTTTCATTTCATCTTCTGTTAAGCCATATCTTCTCATTTCTTCATACCAAAGATTGATATTATTTTTAAAACGAATATACTTATCCATTGGTGTTTCCGCACCTTGTTCTGATGTCATCAATCTCATCAACCCATTAGCATCTGCCATCTCAAGTATAGATTTTGGGTGAATCTTTTTTGCTGCTTGAGATCCTACAACTGAATCAAACTGAAAAGTATCAAGAACAGTTCCCGCTTGAAGAGCATTCCAACATTTTTTATCATCAAGCGGGAGATTTTCAGGTTGGAACATTTCATTATATATTTCTCTTAAAGTTTTATTTTTATCAATTTCGCCATATTGCTGAAGTAATTTAATTGCTTCAACAAGTTTATCTTGAACTGAAGTAACCAAGAAATCATATTTTGTCATGCCCGCTGATTCCGCATCATGTAAATCATATTGAGTGATAACATCTCCACTTGGAGTTCTCATAAAGCAACCAAATTCAAATGGATCTTCATCAAAAAGGATTACTCCCGATGCATGAGAACCTCTTTGCTTAATAAGACCTTCAATAGCAAACATAATATTCATCAAGCCTGGATATGTTTCCACTTCATTAACAAAAGTCGAAACTATTTTTCTACCTTTTTCTGAATTTCCATATACCACATCTTTTAATGACCATAAAAATCCTCTTTCCTGTGGAACAAGAGAAGATAAATATTGAGAAGTATCAATATCAATTCCATCTGGATACTCTTCACTTCTATATCCTCTACAAGCTGTTTGAATCGCAGATTTTGTAGTTTCCGTTCCAAAAGTCGCAATAAGAGTACACCCACAATTTGCTTTAACAATAGAAGGAATAGTAGATAAAAATTTTTTACCTCTCTCTTTCTTTATTTCATTTAAGATGCGCGGACGCTTTGAAGGGCATAAATCTAGATCTATATCTCCTAATTCTGTACGCTCTTTATTAAGATATCTCCAGAATGGAAGTTCCCATTTTAATGGATCAAGCTGTGTGATACCAAGTAAATAGTGATTTAATCCTGAACAAGAAGAACCTCTTCCTGCGCCAACCATACTTCCGCATTCCCAAAATAAATCAACATAATGTTGAAGTGTTACTGGATATGCAAACATATTGGTTTCAAGCTTTTTTCCTATTGTTTTTTTAATATCTGCTTCATATTCAAGTCTATCAAGATAATCAAATCCTTCGTTAATTAAATCATAAGTTGTCCATTCTTTTTTATTACATAAATTTGTTAAGCATTCATTTACCCAATATCTTTCAATCTTATCATCTGAATTAAACATAGATGCAAGAATTGGTTGGTTTTCTGCAATAATTCTTTCTTCTTCTCCACTATGAAGTAAATCAAGTTTAGGATAATCTTTCACTTCAACTTTTGGAATTGTCTGTTTATGAAACAAGTTATAATTTTCAATTTTATCCCAAATTTCCATTGAATTATAACAGGCATTATCATAAATTTCTTTATAATTATCAAAAGATTTACTTAAATGCTCTAAAATTTCTTCTTCACTTTGTAAATAAGAATATTCATAGAAAGCATCTACTTCACGTTCACCATCTTTTGAATTAAGATAAGCTTTATGAACATATCTGTCTTCTTTTTTAAGATAATGTGCATCACAACCAATTACATATTTTATTTTAAATAAATCTGCTATTGCAATAAGACCCTTATTTGCAATAATTTGTTCGTTAGAACATCCCGGAGCAAATTCAATATAGAAGTCTTTTCCAAAAATTGATTGCATATCTTGAATAAAATTAACCGCAGCTGCATATGCTTCCTGTCGTCCAGTCTCGTTACCTGTCTGCTCAGCCGCCTTAAATTTCAAAAGATTATTAGAAAGTTCTCCACCAATACATGCTGTTGTTGCGATAACATGCCCTGGATTTCTTCCAATAACCTCTTTTAATTCAGACTTTAAAGTTGGAACTCTTTCACCTCTATCACTATATTCGTTTAACCAAGCAAGTGAAGATAATTCTCTTAACTGCTTATGCCCAATCGCATCTTTTGCTATAAGAATAAAGTGATAATATCTTTGTCCTTTTGTTCTTTCATCAACAAGATAAATTTCATTGCCCAATGCAATTTTAAAATCTGGATTTTCTTTTTTTATTTTATCTTGATATTTTTGTACACGAACATGACCACTAAGACATTCATGGTCTGTAATGGCTATTCCCTTTAATCCTAGTTCGATTGCTCTATCAATCAATAATTCCGGTTTATTGATTGAATCAACCAATCTAAGATTTGAATATTCTGTATGTGAATGTACTTCCATTCTTAAATTCATTTTTTTCGACATCCTTTTCCTATATTATAATTTATTATAGCATAAATTTAATATAAAGTCAACTACCTTCATTTTCAAAGCCAGTTTTTGTTACAATTTCTATTTTAGTATTTCCATATTCATCAGATACAATTTCAGGCTGTTGCCATGTGTGAAAACTGCTATTGTCACATAAAGATGATTCACTTTTTTTATCACGTTCTTTAATTATATCTTCATTAGATATTTTTTCTTTTGGTTTATTTCCAAAAAGTGCATGATATTCAAATGTACTAATAAGCATAAAGCCTCCTTTATGGTCGTACTAAAACTAACTTTTGTGCAGCTCTAGTGCAAGCTGTATATAACCAACGAGCATGCTCTGTTCTATCAAAAGGGAAAGTTTCTTCAACTGTTGCTACTTTATCAAACTCACTACCTTGTGACTTATGACAAGTGATTGCGTATCCAAAAGCAAATTCTCTTGGAACAATATCTCCAATTCTAGGAATTAACTTACCAAGAGCATAAGCTTCTTTCCAATCAATACATTTTTCTCCTGTTTCTATCATATGTTTATCCATTTCTACTTGCTCAAAGGTTTCTCCTTCGTCAGTTTCAAATACACATGTAATATTTTCAAGATTGTGATTTTTCATATTTATATATCTAGGAGCAACCCTAAAAGATTCAAAAGGATTATGAATAATTCCTGTTAAACCATTTACAAGAACACTTTCTCCATCTTCAGATGTGTCATCCCAATAATTTCTTAAACAAATCATTTTTTCCCCATCTTGTGGTAGCCCCTCAAACCCATATAAACTTCTAATTTGATTATTTAAAGCTTGACGAGTAGCATTTGTGCCACAAATAACCTGATCTGCCCATGTCAAATGTCCAGTTACAAGTTCTTTTTTAGGAATAATAATAACTTCATTTCCTTTTTTGAAATCTATATTTTCATAATTTCTAATTTTCATTGTGGTTTGGATAATTTCGCTTTCTGCGGCTTGACGCATAACCTCATCCAAGAAAATGTGCGGTTTATCGAGTAGTGTGTGTGCTTCTTTCTTATCAATCTGCGGCAGCTGGAAGGGATCTCCAAGGAAGATCACATATATCTTATGAGCTAAGAGTAAATCTATCATTGACTTAGGTACCATAGATACCTCATCTACTACAACAATAGTGTAATCTAATTTGGTTTTTGGCTTTCTATAAAAACCTCCTGCGGGTCTTGGAATACTATCATAAAGTAATCTATGCAAAGTCATTGCATTTGGATTACCTTTTTTCCTTAATACTTCTGCGGCTTTACCTGTATATGCTGCATATGCGACTTTAGATTCTTCTACATCCAAAGCTGAGATGATAAACTTAACTAAAGTTGATTTTCCTGTACCAGCATAGCCAGATATTGTGGTATATTTTTCTCCATTCTTATATCTCTCTAATGCTATTTTTAATCCTTCTTCTTGTTTATTTGTCAATTCCATAGTTAATCTTCTCCAATATATAAATCCAATCTTTTCATTGCTTCTTTAATTCCTTTGGCTTCTACATAAGCGGCTAATTCGATATGTGCATCTACAAATTGATTACATTTAAACTGTTTATCTATTGATGTTCTTCTATCTTCCATCTCTGTATCAATAAAATTAGATAAAGCTTTTAATTTTTCATAAATATTATTCATTTTATAGCCAGCCTCCATTTTTTAATATCTCTTCTATATCTATTATAGTTGTTGCTCTATTCTCTGGATAATTATAATATTCATTTTCAAAAATTTTTACAATTTTATGAATATCATCCCAAGCTTCTTTATATTCATTGCTCATATTTCCACAACTCCTTTTATATAAATTTATTATATCATATTTTTATTAAAAACACAAATAAGGGTAGCAACAAAGCTACCCTTGTAAAATTGATTGTGGTAAATATAAAATTTTTCTATCTATTTGTTTTGCATATTCAATAGTATTGTAAGTCCCACCAAATTCAATACCATCCCAAATAGCTAATAAAATATCACAATTATCAACCATATATTTATCTCTAATAAAGTAATTTTCCTTATGATATTCTTCACTTACCATATAAATCCAAGAATCCTCCATAAGATATTGTTCAAATGGATGATATTTTTTTCTTTTATATGGCAAGCAACAAACAAGAGGAACATTACATTCTTTGGCTACTGAACCAAAAATCTGATCTGCACCTTGAGCCATACCACAATATGCTTCAGAAAAATTATATATCTGAAATTGCTCTTCTATCCACGAGCGAACTTCTGCTTCATGACCCCTTAATCTTTCGGGTCTATGCCCTGTTAAAGCTACCTTCATATACCCTCCTAAAATATAAAAGCTACACTATCTGCTACTTCATAGTCAACTAAAAGGAGTTGTGGATTGCGACTGCCGCACCACTCATTAACTCTACATTGACAAACAGCATTTATTTCAACGAATCCATTTTCTGAATATAATTTATTAAACTCTTCTTCATCTGTTCCGAATTTTATAATCGAACAATTATTTGGTAAAGATATTTTTATAGTTGTATTTTTAAGAAGTTGAATCATGTCTTTTGTTATTTTTAGGTTTTTAATATATACAAACGGTTCATCAACATCCTTACCCCATAAATAATCATGGTTAGCTATTGATATAATTGCATCAGTATCTATGGTATTTTCTTCAAAAATATAATCTACCCAATAAATAGGCTCATCAGATATATCTTTTAATGCTTCATTTGTTTTTTCAAGAAAAGCAAGAATATCCTCTCCTTCAACCTCTTCTGCTCCTGGTTCAGAAAATCTAATACCTAAGCCGAAAGCTCCTTGGTGTCCCTCTTCGTAGAGCGTGCAGCCGGTTTCCGCGCATATGTCTTTAAAATTATTAACTCCAGTTCTGTCACATCCACGAGCAGAGCCTTGATAAGATATAGCCCCATTCTCATCAACTACTTTTGTTAATATACAACATGGTCGCTGATATTTTGCCATATACTTATTTGCTATCAATCCAGCTATATTTCTATCAATCTCTCCAGGATTAAGTAAAAAAAGCAAAACTTTGTCATCTAACAAATGTTTTTCTTCAATTAAACTTTCAAGATGTTCCATTCCTTTATCTTGAGCTTTTGTTTGTCTATTTTTAACATTAGTTACAGTTCTTAAAGCCTGATCAAGGATAGTTTCTTTTTCACCAAAAGCATGCCCTCTTTTAGTTGAATCGACTTCTTTAAAAGCTTCAAATTTGAGCATTGATTTGAACAAAAGATTTTTTTCTTCTTCAGTTCCACTTCTTACCATTGCATTAACAAAAGGTGCAATATAGAACGCGGCGCCCATTGGCGTAATCCTAGTACCCAGCTTAAAAGAATTCTTTTGCGCCATCCCATGTATAAATGGATTTTTTAAATTTAATGGCTCAAAGCCTTTATTTATAAGATGTTTAGTTTCTAAGCTTTTTAAAGACATCATATCTGCTAAATTACCTAATGCAACTAAATCTAAATAATCATTAGCATTTTCTTTTTTAAGTAAGCTATCTAAATATCGACAAAATTGCCATACTATTCCGACGCCTGAAAAATCTTTATTTGGGTAATTACTTAATTGATTATTTATTATAATAGCATTTTCTGATATTTTGTCTGCTTCATGGTGATCCAAAACTACGACTGAAATTCCTAAAGAATGAAGTTTTTCATGTTCTTCATAATCATTACTTGAAGAGTCTGGGCATATAACCAAACTAAAATCAGATGCAAGATCAATGCAATCACTTAAACCATGTTGCTTACCAGAATGTATAAACCAAGATAAATGATTAGATACCCAATTTGGAAATGTATCATAAAGATAATTTATTAAAAGAGCTGAAGATGTGTACCCATCACAGTCACTATCCACAACTATCAGTGCATTATTGTTCGCTCCAATGCAACTAACAACCGCGGTTGCCGCAGCTTTTAATCTATCTTCACCTAATAATAAAGGACTATTTATGTCATCATCTGTTGTATTTAAGTAGTGTTGTAATTCTGAAGATTTTATTCCTCTGTTAATCAAGATCCTATTGATTGCAGGGTTTTCTTGATTAAAAGGATTATATAACTTAACTTTCAATTATTTAACAGCCTCCAATACTATAATATTACTGCATTGTGGGCATTTAATAGTTTTTCTTATAGAATTATATTCTTGATAAGGATTATAATTACTACTTATTATTTCTATATCATCTTTCTCAAAACTAAAAATACATCCACATTCTGAACATTGTGTTTTTTGTTTTGTCCCCTCTTCTATTATATGTATCATAATATTATCCTTTCTTTAAATAATTGCAAAAAAATATCTGGACCCCTATCTATAGGAGAGTCCTTATACCCAATTAAATTATTATTATCGAACAAAAAACTTAATTGTGTTTTACTTCCATATTTTTTTTGCATATTTAATAAATTCTTTGTCAATTTCTTATATTCATCATCATTAACTTCTTGAAACTGTTTATCCAAACTAATACAGATTTCTTCTGCGCCCGCTTCAACCAATAATTTATATTGATATCCAATAAATGCGGAGCCGCAACAAGCTACTGATATATCATTTTCTTTTCCAAAGTAACTTGCATATAATAATGTACTTTTTTCAGATTCAAAAAGAAAAGCTTTTTTTATTTTTGCTATATTATCTTTACTTTTATTTAAGTTATATAAATTAAAAGATAAAGGATGATTATACATTATCCCATTTATAATAGCCGGTCTATACTTCCCTCTATCAACAAGAGATAAATCCAAAGTTCTTTCTCTAATACCAATTAAATTATTATCTTTATCATAGTGCGGAATTACAATACCATTATTCTTTGGATCGTAGCATATTCCCGCGGCATTGAGGATTTCTTTTTTCATGCCTTCTCGTTCCCATATACCTATATTTGGGTGCGGCAGCCGTGTTAGGATAGAATCATCATATACTTTTAGTTCTACAGTTTGAGACTCTTGTTGTATATCTTTTATTCTATCATAACTATTTAGAATTTTCCAATCCTCAAGCAACGAAACTAGATTTTTATCATCTATTTTTTGTTTTGGAGAAAATCCAAATTTTTCTGCAATATATCGAATAGCATCTGGTAATTCCCAATCAATAGTATATTCTTTCCCTTCTGGAGTGTATTTAATTTTTTTTTGAACTCTTGATTTAACTTTTCTTGTCAATTCAAAAATATCAAATGTATCACCACAGTCAGTATAACATCTAAAAAGTTTAGTATTATCATAATAAAAAAGTTTATGTTGTTGTCCACAATGACAAACTGTTTTAGATATTATTTTATCTCCTTGCAATATTGGATCTGCATCAAATTCAGATAAAACATCAATAATTTGTTCTATTGTTAAAGAATTTTTAATTAAATCTTTATCATACTCATAAGTTTGCATCTTTATCACCAAAAATTATTTTAATAGGTTTTAAACCTGTTGGAATAACAGCAATTTTACCTTTTCCTAGCTCTGGAAGGATAATTGACTTATGGTTTTTTAATAGCTTATCAATAATAAAATTATTTGTTCCAGATGCTTTTACTGATTCATATATTTTTCTTTTAGAGAAAGACAAACAAAATTTTTTAGAATTACAAGGCTTTCTTCTCATTGGGTATCCATGCATTTTTCTTTTATTATTAGACCAATTATGCCAGTCTTTAGTGTATTGTTCTATCGTTTTTATTACTTTATTGTCTAACATAATATCACCTCTTTTTATTAGTTACAACTAATATATAATTAGCTGTAACTAATTATTTTATTAAAAAATGCTGTCTTCTTCAACTTTTATTTTCAAATCTTCAATTTCGCATAATTCATAATCATATTTTGTAACAAACATTGGATCAATTCTACAAATACCTTTGTTTGATTTACACCACATTAAAACATCTTTCCATCTTCCACGTCTATTCTTATAAACTGAAATTTTGGTATCTGGAGGCTCAAATCCACCTTTTTCAAGAATAGGTTTTAGAGCTTCTAGATCTTCTTGGCTAGCTTTTAACATAATCATACCTACATCAATTTTGTCGGCAATTGACTTCGCGCCACGGAGAAGGTTCTGGTCATATTCTTTCGCATCTCGATAGTCTCCATTTAACTGGGTTGCTGAAAGAATAAAAACTCCATATTGATTGCATATATCTTTTAATGTAATGGAAATCATAAAAAGAATATTGTCTTCTCTAAGGCGGACTCCGCCACTTCTTTTAGTTACTTCTTCCAAGATTTTCATTGAAGTATGTAGATAATCTAAAAAACAATATTGAATATCATGTTCTCGAATATTTCTTTTTATTGTATTTTCAATATCTTTTAATGAAAAATCTGGCAGTGCTTTGAAATAAATTTGACTTTGTTTTAACAATAAAGAAGCTTTAGCTACACGTTCCCATTCGCCTGCAAAATAATCTGCATTTAAAATATGTTCTTCATCTACACCAGAAACAAAAGCCAACATCATAGTCTGAATTTCATCAATCGGTTGCTCTGTTGCAATATACAATACTTTCTGCGGTTTCCCCGTGGTAACCCATTGTCCAGATTTGAGATCATACATCTGACCGCATCCAATATAACACGCATCTGCCACCATAGATCTAGTCTTACCGATACCTGTAGCCGCGGACCGCAAATAAAACTTTTTAAGTCTTGCGCCTTTTGTTATAGCATTAACATAATGACCAAATAAAGGATATCCAATTTCAGGATTCTCCTTTAAATCTTCAAGTAATTCGTCAATGCCGAAACCAACTTGACATTCATCATTTGGAGTTTCATCTACATATGTACTTCTTATTTCATCAATTTTTTCATCAATCGTATCTGCAATCTTTTCTATTGGAGTATTATCAAACCAATCTTCTTGTTCTGCTTTCTTCTTTGTATCAAAAATATTATCTGGATCATATAACCAAGATAAATCCATGTGCGCTAATCGTTCATAACCTCTAAAAAGAGTCATTTTTTTAAGTCTGTTATAATAATAATTAAAAGTAGCTAATGATGCTACATCAGAACATTTTAATAAATACTCTCTTCCTTGATAAGCTTTATATACACCCATTTTTTTAGGACGCTGATTAAGATAATCTTCAATCGCTTCTATTGTTATAGTTTGAGCGCCCATTTTATATAAGTTATAAATAGGCTCAAAAACTATTTTATGGAAGTCATCATAAAAATCTTCTTCATCAAAAGAATATTTATCTTCTGCATCTAAAAGATTCGGATTATTAAAGACCGTTCCAATAACCTGAATCAATGCAGATTTATCAACATATTTACTTGCCATCTATAGATTCTCCTTCTTCAAAATTAAAAAATTTTATTTTCTTTTTTATTTTTGGAGGTTTTATAGTTATCTCTTTTGTTCTTTGTGTTATTGAAACAACATTTTTATCTTGATTCTGTTGTTTTGCTAAAAATAAACTATAATAATAATCATATGCGTTTTGATATACATATGGCACAATACCTATTGAACCATTTGCTTTTTCTATTGAGTTTCCTTTAACTTCAAAAAAATACACTAATGATTTTAATATACCACTATAACTATATCCATTTTCATTGACAAATTTATTGATATACTTGTTTGTCATAGCCCAATTACAAGAATCTCCATATACTTGTTTAATATAATCTTTTAATTTTGTAAGTTCAGGGTCTTCTTTTACCGCTAAAGGTTCTAAATTAGTATTATTTGGATCGCAAGTCTGATGAGCATATCTTCTCGCACCTACTCTAACAGCTTGTACTTTATCGCGGTCAAATGACTGTCCGCATATAATACATTTTACTTTATGCACTTAACAACCCTCAATTCTTCTTTAATATAATTATATTATATCATATTTTTTATTGGAAATCAAAAAAGAGTTGCCATATAGACAACTCTTAATTATTTATGCTATTTATTAGCTTCAATGAGCTTTTTAAGGTCTAAAACAATTAAACTCAAAGCTTCTGCCTGATCTCTTGTTGCTTTAGCTACGGTTTTTCCTTTACCAAGATATTTTTCAACAATCTGGCTGATGCGCGGCGCCCAGAAACTTCTAAATTTCTGACCATCATCTGTTTCGCCACTCTGGTCTGAAGAGCCTGGAATATTAGCGACAATACTATTGAACTCTGAATATAATTTATCAAAGTCTAAATCTGCGGAAGCTTGGTTGATATTTACTCTAACATCTGTAAAATATTCTTCACCATCTTCTTCCATCTGCTTATCAATAGCTTCTCCAATAGCTCTTACTAGATTTGGATAACTTAAATCAATATAATCTGGAGTATATTTAAAACGTGAGCCAGCTTCATATCTTGAAGTACCTCTCATAAACATAACGACTTTTTCAGATGAACCATCCTGGGTTGGCACTGAACGAGTATAACCTATGATATCACACATTCTAGCGATAACATTATTTGCTCTCTTATCAAGAGTAGGCACAATCTTATTGTATTGCTGACCACCTTCATTTGTAAAAGTCTTATCTGTTTCATGTGAAATAATTACAAGACCATATCCAAGCTGAACGATCTTTCTTAAACATTCGTCAAATTCCTTTTCAATCATACCATAACCCTTACCGAAAGGAATATCTGAAACTGTATCTGCATCATTGTTGCTGCAAATATATTTTGAACAATAGTCATATGCAATGTCCGCAGTATCTATAATAATAGTCTCAAACCGAGCCTTTGCTTCCTCAGACATTAACTGATTTAATACTTGGCGGAACTCGCTCCAATTATTGATTGGCTGCGCCATTGCACCTGGAATTGCGGAGTAACCTTTCTCAAAAGCTAAAAGTAGGTGATTTGGGAACTTTACAGCTGTTGTTGTCTTTCCTGTTTTCCAACCTCCATAGAGGAACACAGAATAGCCTCTCATGTCTCTACTTACTTGATGTGGTTTAATACCCATAATATCTAACATTTTATTTTCTCCTTTTATTAAAACCAAAATTCCGTTTCAAAAAGTTCTAAAGTGATTTTTGTTTTGCAAATATGGCTGTTTGCGCTCCAAGAATAGATTTAAACCTCCAATAATGGAGGTTTAATCTTTATCTTTTATATTTAATTAGAAGTTAAATCCGCCTGCTGCGGCTGGTGCAGATGCAACTGCAAATCCATTAGCTGGAGCAGCATTCTTTGAAGCAAGATATTCATCATTTCTCTTTTTAACTTCTGCCAGATGTACTTCTCTATCAGCCTGAGCTTTCTTCATCTCATCCGCTGTAATTCCATTATCTGGATCTCCAAGAACATATTCAACAGGTTTCGCGCCTGTAATCTGCCATTCTCTTACATTTCTCTCTTCTCTCTCTATAGAAACTCCGCCAAAAGCATTCTCTTTCTGAACTTCTCTTGTAAGAGTAGCATTTACAATATTTCCCCAAACACCAGTAAACAAAGGATTCTCTTTTGAAATATTCTTACTCAAGAAATACTTAATACCATTTTCATCCTTACAAACGAAATCAACTGGTAAAAGCGCACCCTTAAAGTTGAATACATATCCACTTATCTGAAGATATGGCTTCTCAATACCCTTCTCAGGATTAGCTTCAATATCCTTTACCTTATTGATGTACATATCAACATCAAAGTAATTTCTCTTATCTGGCTCAAACTTAGAAAGAGTTGTAATAAAGCCACCCTCATTTCTCTTGACAGCTACATAAGTTTCATTACCATCGCGGTTTGAAATAAAATCATTAACATCAAGTGAAGTATCACACTTAACGATAGTTGCATTCTCTTTTCCATCACTAAGAACAGTCTTACCGTTTTCAATGATGTTCTTTAATACGCCAAAACTAGCGTTCTTATTACCCTTTGAAGTAAGCTCTTTCACGAAAGTATAATGTACTGTAATAACATTTGTACAATCTTCATCAGTTGCAATGTCAATCGTTCCTGCAATATAAGGCTTACCAAAATTATCAGAATCTTTGTTCTGAACTGTCTTAATAGCTAACTTATGCTCATAAATATAACCTTTAATAATTTCTTGATTCTTTACTTTTCTCATTAACTTTTCTCCTTAATTTTGTTTATTTATTTACTATAATTATATTATACCAAAAATTTTGAAGTTAATCAATTTTATTCTACATCAAATTTAACTTTTTCGCCCACCGTAGAGAGCAAATATGTTACAGGAGAACCTTCAATTTTTTCTACATAACCGTCATTAACTAATTTACGTAACGCGCCAGACGAGCCATGGGAACTTATAGCGAGACCTTCCGCGATAGATTTCGCAGTAAACATGTTACTATAAGTAGCTTTATTCTCTTGCATAAAAGTTAAAACTCGTTTACCATTCTCAGTAAAAGTAGTTTCTTTTACTCCCGCATTTGATGCAACAAGAGCATTAAAAAATTCAAGCGCATCCTGTGATAAAGTAATCTTATTAGAATTTAATTGATTTTGAATTTCGTTAATAAAAATTTCCTTTTTACTCATTTTATTTTCCATCCTTTTTTAGTATATTATAATTATATCATATTTTTAAATTAAAGTCAAATAATTATAATCCCATAATTCTAATTATTTCATCAACAGATACTATGGAGCTACCCACTTCTCTTAATGCGTCCAACAATTTTTTATATTGTTTGCCATAGAATAATAATTGATCATATTCATCCTTTGTAGGGCGGCGGCCGCAACACTTTTTCTCTGTACAGAAACCACATACATCACATTTTGGTACAAAATATTCATCAACAATAGTCTCCCATTCTTCAGAATATTCACAAAGTGCTTTCATAATATCTAACATTAACTGTCTAAATTCCCAATATGCTCTATTACATAATCTCTGATGAGACATGTCAATTAAATGTCTAAGGTTTGTTCTTACTACTACTTTTGTTGTCATGCCTATTGGAAGAATATTTGCAATATCTTCTCTTGGCACGTTTTGTTCCTCTAAATCTTTATAAGTATCTGATACAATAGATATATATTTTGCATATTCATCTTTTGCTTCTTCAGATTTTTCTATTGAAGGTGGAACAATAGCTTCAACATCATTATAATCAATATATCTAGTACTTGCTTGAAGTCGAGTTGGGCCTCCTGCAATATGCGTATAAAATTCTCTAATAACTCTTGCAGAATATCCTTCTAAAATCATATATACTTGCGGATACTCCGCAGTTCGCATATGCCCAGAACTTAAGCAGTCCAGTCCTCTACGATAATTTTTTATTTGGTCTATTGTATCTGCATCCCAACATATACCTGCTTCTTCGCCTATCATTGAGATAGGCGTTTCAGTGGTGTACCTTTGAATAATAACTTTACCCATTAAATTAACTCCTTTAATATTTCATCACAAACACCCAAGTTAAGTGCTTCTGAAGCCAACATCCACCAATCATCACGGCGATGCTTTTCATATAATTCTTCATCAATGTTGGTATTAGAAATAGTAATTTGTTTTAATACCTCTAATTGCTTATCATAAAACTCAGCAAAATTTCTAAACTTACCAGCGTCTCCACCATTTGCAGTTGAACCTTCATGGTACAAGAAAGTTGAATTTGGATAACAATATCTCTTATGACCTGAAATAAAAATAAAGAAACCACCACTATATGCGCAACCAACACAAATAGTATAAACAGGAGTCTTAGAGAGCTTTATTGCATCAATTACCGTTAGAGTGTCTGTTAAACTACCGCCCGGAGAATCTATATAAATTCTAATCGGCTTTCTATCTATAGGTTGAATATTATGTTCTTCATCATATTTATTCCAAAAACGAATTACTGTATCAACTGCAATACCAACGCCTTCTGTAATATCTCCAATATAAAGTTGTCTATCAAGAGAATTGCTATAATCTAATATCTTTTCAAAATCTATTTTTGAACTATCCTCTTGCAAAACTGGGCTGTCACCAAGTAAATCATTTAAGTAATCATTAAAATCCATATTCTAGCCTCCTTATTTATTTCCTTTTGTACTATTGAAACCATAATTATAAGCATCATAAAGATTGATATAATATTTTTCTTTTTCATCAAGTTTTTCTCTTGGACATTCTTCTAATAATTCCCAAGAATAAGAATCTAATCCATATTCAAGCATATCTTTATAAAGTTTGTTTCCTTGCGGAGTGTCGATTCCGAGCCCGCATTTCGCATGTTGTTTCCACCTCGAAGCTAAGTCTACGCTCTGACCAATATAGCACATATCTGTTTTTTGATTTGTGATTTTATAAATACCTGTAACAATAGAAGTACCTAGAACATTGTTACATAATTCATTCATTCTTTTCTGATAAAAGGTTGACCAAATCAACATACTTAATACTCTAGGTTTATTTAATCGAGGTCGAATAGATTCTAATGCTTGAATATCATTTTTTTCTGATTCTGGAATTGATAAACAATAGAAAGAAAGTTTCTCTTTAATCTCTTTTTCTTTAAGCGCGGCCGCGCGTGTGGCGTCCCTAGTTGACTTAATAGATGCTAGTTCATCCTGAACCCGCGACAAATCAGCTAAACATTCTTTCTGTTGTTGTGAATATGATTCTTTTAAGTTTTCAATTCTTTTATCATATTCTATTGTTTTCTTTTCATAATCATTATTAAGCAATTCAAAATATTGCTCAAAAGCTTTTTGAGATAATGCTTTTTGATTTGAAAAGGCTTTGTCTACTTTATCTTTTATATTTTCTAAACGATCTAGCGTTTCTTGCTCTTGTCTTTTAGAAGCAGTATTTAATGTTTCTAAATAATTAGCTTCTTCATTTAAGTTTAATAATTGTTTTTTTAATTCTTCGTTCTTACTTTCAATTATTTTATTTTCATTATCTGTTTTTTCATTTAATATATGTATATTCTTATTATCTTTTTTTATTTTAATATAATTAAATAGAAGAATCAATAAGATAATTATTAAAATAAGAATAATATATATTATAAGTATCAACTCCTATAAAAAAATAGGATTAGGATATTATTATCCTAATCCTTTAAATACATGAATTACTCAGCAGCAACCTCTGCGTCTGGATCGAAAGCGTATCCTTCGTCTGTAAGTTTAATAAACTTAACTGGCTTATGTGAACCATCTGCATTCTCAATCTCAGCTGGAATTCTCTCAGCGAGACCCTTTCTCTGGAGACCTGCTGTTACGATACCGTCAACTGACTTCTTCGGAATATCAAGTGCCTCTGCGATGTCTGCGCTTGTAATATTATCGCTCTTATCCAGTCCCTTCAAATAATCTAATACCTGTCTTGTCTTATCACTCATTGCCATTTTCGTGTACTCCTTTTAAATAATTATTTTTTTTATTTAGTGCATTAACACTTTATATAATGATTATACCAAAAAATTTTTAAGAAATCAAATCTTTGCTCTTATTAGCTCATCTATTTTATAGACATCTTCTTCATCTAAATTATTTACCAAGCTAGCCATCTTAGCTAAATTTTCTGATACATTATTACCTTTTTGACATTCTTGCTCTAATTGAGCAATTTGATTAGCAATTTTTCTTAATTGCTTGTTAGATAACTGTTTCATAATACTCCTTAAAATGATTTATGGTATTTCTTTTTACAAGTATATTATATAAAAAATTTTATATTTTTTCAACTTATAGATACCATAAACCCTGTTGTGCTTTTATTTTTTGGAAGGTATTATTACTTACAAAATTTTTTAATACGATTAACTACTTTTGACCAAAGACGTCTACCAATCTACAATCTTTAGCATCTTTATCTTCTCGCATAAATTTGAAAAAGCCATGTCTAATTGTATGTTCATTCTTATCTAATTCCATACATTGAATTGCACAAACCTTATTAAGATATTTTTCTGGATTCTTAGACATATCTTCTTTCATTTCATCGGATATACCTGAATGAATTGTTCCTATATTAACAATAGAACCATTCTCATTATAAACTCCAATTTTAATTCTTGAATTGCGCCATCCCATATAATATGGTTTTGTTACCGCAATTTCTTCTCCATTATCTCCAATTACCCAATATTGCCAACTCTCAATTTCTTTTCCATAATACTCTTTGGTTGGCTCTTCAAAACCAATAACAACAGCATCTATGAAATCAACTTTCTTTGCTTTAAGCATTGTAGTTGGACGCTTGCCAGGTTCATAAATGCCATTTTTCTTTTTAATTACCATGCCCTCTTCTCCCGCGGCAAGGGCATCTCCAATCTGGCTATAGAGATCTTCTGTTTCGGCTGCCGCGAGTTCCAAAAAATCATACTTATCTAAGCCATGTAAATAATAGATTTTTTTAAGAATATAATACCTTGTCCAATTATCAGTTTTACTTTCTACAAAATCTATATTTTTATACATCAATATATCGTGAATATAGTAATGAATCTTACCATAAGAACCATTCTGTCTTTCAATCGCTTTTGTTGGTAGACAACCCATAATGCTAGTTACATTTTTTGAACTACCATTTGGATAATAAATCTCTCCAACTAGGATTGTTCCATCTGGAAGAGAACTAAGTGCATCTACAATATGTGGAACATTAGCACTCTTCTCAGATTGAAGTCCTGTTACTGTACTTGCACTACGAGAAAAGAGATAAGAATTATGCTCATATTTTTCATATTGATACCAATAACCATCTTTTTTTAATTCGCCAAAATATTCTCCACTATTACAAGCGGATTTCAATAAACTTTCTGTTCCTTTTGAAATTTTTTGAGCTTCGTACATTTTTGCTCCTGGATATAATTCTTGTATTTTCTCTTTATTAAAACTCATTGTGCAAATCCTTTCTATATATTACCAATCAACAGCAATATCAACTTGATTTGGATCGCTTGCCGCGAATCCACCAGTATCTAAAACGATACCTGTACCTAGAGAAGTTTCTACTGTTGAACCTCTTGGGTGTGTATCAAGATTTGCTGCTACAATTACATAATCTCCATACATTTTAACGCCATCTTCTCTAACCCAATATTCTCCTTGAATGCCCTGCGCTTGCGCATTAGAAACAACACCATTCATATTCAAATTATAATAGGTTTCTTTTCCTGTCGGTCCATAATATACACCACCACTTGGTGTTAAACAAGAACCATCATTTTGATAAGAATATGTTTGTGTTGGTTCAGCTTGATAAGATACATTTGAATTTGAAGATGGTGCGGATTCCTGTACCACAGTCTCTTGTTCTTCTTCTTTTTCCAAATTTTCTTTCTCTAATTCATCAAGGTTTTCTTGAAGTTCAGTTATTTTTTCTTCTAACTGCGTTTTTTCTTCACTAAGAGTGTCTAACTGCTTATTCAAATCAGTTAAAGACGCATCTCTAGCTTCGACTGCATCTGTTAATGTTGCAATCTGCTCATTCATTATAGAGTTCTGACCTTCTAACTCTCTTGTTATAGTGATAGTACACATTGCAAATCCAAGACAATACATTGCAAAAAACAGTATAAACATCACTATATTCGATTTAGTAATAATTTTCATAATCTCCTCCTGTTTATGAGCAGGATTAAAAATGTACATTATATATGAAATTAGTTGTTACATCATTTAACAATTTTGTAATTAAAATGTAACAATTTCATTTCATACATATATTATATCAAAAATTTTTTAATTTTTCAATAAATAAAGATAAAGCGCGGCTTCCGCTACGCTATATCTTAAAGTTTAACTACCTTAGAGACATTTCCTTTCATTAGGATATTTCCTACTGCAGTTTTACCCAACATTGGAATATCTTTTGTTGAAATACACAAAGTTTTATTTCCCACTAAAAGAAGATTATCTTCATCAGCAATCATTTCTGAACCAACGATGTCTGCACCTTTATATACTATGATACCTTTTCCGCCACGACCTTGTAATGGAAAATCAGATAATTCCATTTTTTTACCTAAGCCGTCTTTACCAATTATGGCTATTGAATCTGTTGTCTTATGAACTGGAAGAATATTCTCTACTTCATCATTTTCAGAGAGCTTAATTCCCTTAACTCCAGATGTTAATCTTCCAATAGGATTGATAGACTTAGTTTCAAAATGAATTGCATATCCGCCCTTTGTAACAAGAATTACATCCTCTTCATCTAAGAAAGTTACTCCAACAACAGAATCTTTTTCTTTTAATTTGATTGCTGCAATCCCATTATTTCTATTTGTTTTCATATATTCTTCAATATATGTTTTTTTAAACAAACCTTGCTTAGTTACAAAGACTACATATTTTGCATTTGTTTTTCTATACAAAGAACTCATTGCAATAACTCTTTCATCATTTTCAAGATTAACAATGGTATTGATTGCAATTCCTTTTGAAGCATTTGTTCCGGTTGGAATATTATCAACAATAGTTCGATACATTTTTCCCTTATTTGTAAAGAACATCAATGTATCTACTGTATTTGTAGAAATCATTTCCATAATACTCTCGTCCGCGGATTTCACGCCCTTGCCGCCACGTCTCTGAACCTTAAAACTACTCGTAGGTACTTTTTTAATTAACCCATTTTGAGTTAATGTAACTACAACGTTCTCAGGAATTACTTCTGCAATCTCTTTTTCTTCTGGTTTTATAGAAATTTGAGCTAATTCTGTTCTACGATTATCACCATACTTATTAACAATAGTAGATAAATTATCTTTTACCATAGATAACTGTCTTGCATGATTTGTTAAAACGTCCTTAATATCTGCAATTTCATCAATCAACTCTTTCTTTTCATTCTCTAATTCAACTTTTTCCATATGGGCTAAACTAGATAATCTCATAGCAAGAATAGATTTAGCTTGAATTTCACTAAGATTATACTTTATCTTCAATGCTTCTTTAGCTTTTGTTGAATCAGAAGATTTCTTAATTAAAGCAATTACGTTATCAATATCTTCGAGAGCAATCAATAACCCTTCAATAATATGAAGTCGATCTTCTGCTTTATGCAAATCAAAGTTTAATTCTTTTTTAAGACAGTCTATATTATGATCAACATAAATCTTACAACAGTCTTTAAGATTTAATTCAACAGGTGTCTTATCAACAAGAGCAATTTGATTATAACTAATAGAAATTTGAAGTTTTGTTTTTGCAAATAATTTATTTATTAAACTACTTGGCTCAATTCCTTTTTGGCATTCAATAACTACTCTAATACCTTTCTTGTTACTTTCATCTCTAATTTCACTAATTCCTTCAATTTCTTTATTGTTACAAACTTCCGCGATATTTGCTAATAAATCTTCAATAGTAACTCCATATGGAATTTCATAAAAAACAATTTTATTCTTTTCAATATTATATTTTCCACGAAGTTTAATGCTTCCATGTCCAGTTCTCATAATATTTGGAATATCATTTTTGTTAATAACAATTCCACCTGTAGGGAAATCTGGCCCTGGCAACATTGGCTCTTTTCCATCAATATAATCATAAATTGTATTAGCTACTTCTTTAAGATTGTGCGGCAGCCAATTACATGCCATTGCGACACCAATTCCTGTATTTGGATTACACAAAAGATTTGGAAAAACAGCTGGTAATGTGATTGGCTCTTCATCAGCATCATCATATGTTGGAACAAAATCAACATTTTTTTTCTTAATGCCCGCCAACATACCATCTTCTGTGATTTTCGCAAGTCTAGCCTCTGTATAACGCATCGCAGCTGCGCCATCACCATTTTGATTTCCACATGAACCATGAAAATCAATAAGCGGATATCTCATAACCCATGGCTGCGCAAGTCTAACCAAAGCACCGTATATACTAGAATCTCCATGTGGATGGAGTGAACCCATTACATCTCCAACAATTCTAGCGCACTTTACATGCGCTTTGTTGCTTGTTCGTCCGCCTGCATATGAACCCCATAAGATTCTTCTTGCAACTGGCTTAAGCCCAGACTTAGACTCTGGGATTGCTCTATCTGAATTAACTGCTACCGCATATTCAATAAAGTTAGTACCTAATTCATGTAAGATATCATCCTGCATTTCCAACTGCCTCCTGACTGTGCGCCTTAATATACTCTTTTCTTGCTACAATACCCGTTCCCATAAGCTGTTCAAAAAGTACATTCGTTGCTGTTGTATCTTCAATAGTAATCTGTTTAATAATTCTCTTATCTGGATCTGTAAGCGTTTCGGCTGTCTCATCTACATCCATCTCACCAAGACCCTTCATTCTTCCAACTTGATACTTCTTTCCCTTATTCTTTATACGATAGTCATCCAATGCTTCATCATTTTTAAGATAAATATATTTGTCCTTACCTTCTGTAATCTTATAAAGAGGAGGTACACCTGCATAGATATATCCATTTTCAATTAACTGTGGACAGAAATTCCAAATAAAGGTATAGAACAGGTTCTTTATGTGACTTCCATCAACATCAGCATCACTCATTATAATAATCTTGCCATAACGCAAATCAGACTTTGAATACGTTACTTTCATTGTCTTTGGATCAATAGTCAAACCAAAAGCATCAATCATTGTCATAATCTCAGCATTTTTCTGAATCTGTGCGAGAGTAGCTTTCTGACAATTAAGAATTTTACCTCTTACAGGCATTACTGCTTGAAACTCATTATCTCTCGCTGTTTTAAGATTACCTGAAGCTGAATCTCCCTCTACTATATAAATCTCGCATTTACTTCTATCTTTAGAATAACAATCTGCAAGTTTACTGTCAAATTTGAGAACCTTCTCTTTCTTCTTTTTATCTCTATCACGAACTGCGTCTCTAGCTTTTTTCGCGGCTTCCCTTGCTTTGCGCGCGCTAATCGCCTTATCCGCAATTACCTTTATCTCTTTTTCATTTCCCACAAGCCAGGTCTGGAGATTCTCGACGAATGCCGCGACCTCACTTTTACAATCCATAGACACAACTCTTGTTTTTACCTGTGAATCATATGCAACATTAGGACAAGTTGCATTAAATACAACAAATAAGCCTTCTTGAATATCATCACCAGATAAGTTTTCTTCACTTTCCTTTATCCATTTCTTCTCTCTAAAAAACTTATTCATTTCTCTTGTTAATGATGCCTTTAATTGAGTTTGAATTGGACTTTGCTCAACCAAACCCGCGTTTACATAACTAACAAAAGTAGATGAATAATTAGATGTATAAGTTAAAATCAAATCTAATTTATACTTACCATCTACAAACTTCACATTCATTCTATTGTTAATAATCTCTTTGTTGCCAATCATATCATCAGCTAAATCATCAAGACCATTTTTTGAATAAAAAGTTGTTATTGCTCCGTTGTCTTTTAACACAATAGTTAAACCAGGACATAAACAAACAATAGTCTTAAACAAAGATTTCAATTTATTAACTTCCGGTTCTGAATGTGTGAAAAATTCTTTTGAAGCTTTCCATGAAACAACAGTTCCAGACTCTTTTGTCCAAGGACCAGTTGCTCTTTCTGAAAATTCTCCTTCATTAAAGATTATTTTTTCATATTCATTATCTCTATGTGTCTCCACTACCAGCCAGTTACTAAGGAATGTAGTGATTTTAGAACCTATACCAAAGGAACCTAATGAAGTTCCCTCATATGTTCCATCTTCTCTATATTTTCCAGATGTATTTAAAACACAAAAAGCTGCTTCAAGAATAGTCTTTCCATCTTCTCTAAATGAATTAGGAATAAAACCTTGACCAAAATCTCGAACAGTTACAACATCTTTATCAATTTCTACATCAATTTCATTACCATGCCCAAGTCTAAATTCATCAACTGCGTTTGACACAATCTCTACTACTAATTGAGTTGAGTATGTAGTGTCACCAGCATAGACTCCAGGCCGAAGTCGAGTGAACTCTAATGGGGTTAATGACTCTATTGATTCTTTATCATAAAGTTTATTATTTACCATTTAATTATTCTCCCATTTCTTTCTCTAATTCTTCTTGTTTTTGAATAATTGTTTCAAGAACAACTGCCATAGCTGAAATATCAACTATTTCATCTCTAAATTTCTCAACAATATGATTTTTAATATAATCTAAATCTTTTAAAGTTTGTTTTGTAATTTCTATTTCCATTACTTTCTCCTTTCATTATAATTATATCATATTATTATTTATTTGTCAATCTCATAGCATAAAAGAACTCAAAATCTTTCTTATTAAGAAATTCATTTTGATTTAATTTAGCACATTCTCTCATTGCCCTATCAATAAAACCCATTGTTTTTGGTGCAATAACAGCTACTTTCTTCTTATCATTCCACCATTCGAGCTCTTTTTTATAAGAAAAGTTTCTTCCATTGTATGCTCGACCAGCACCCATAAAATCACAAAACATTTCTACCGCATATCTATATGGCATTTCAACAGGCTGAGTTCCTTTTTCAAAATTATCACACCAATACTCCCAATGATGTTTGTTGCGGCCTCGGTGATGGAACCACGCATTTGAATATCCTTTCTTCTTCTTACAAGCATCAATAGGAGAATAAGTTCCTTGATAATATTTTACACTTTCCCAAAACTCTGTTGGAGAGAATTTTGATAAATCATGTAAAATTCCTTGAATCGGTATTCCCGCTTTAAAGCAATAGTAACCTACCCAATACTTATGAATACAAATTTTTTTAAAATGTAAATAAATATTCTTCAATTTCATTTTTGTTTTATTTTTTTCTCCTTTAATAGTATAACTTAAAATTTTTTGGTTGTCAATATTTCTTCACAATTTGAAGTGCCATATCATTCATAGGCATTACTAAAATTTCATTTTTTGGGAAAAACTTTTGTACTGTTTTTGCATATTTTGTCCCATCAACAAAATCAATTTTATCTAAATTAACATGAAGTACAATTACATCTCCCGGATTAACTGATAAAGTATTCAAACTTAGCTTTAGAGAATCGTTGTTGATTACTTCTATACTTTTTACCAAATTTCTTTTCTCCTTTCAGATTTTCTATTTATCAGTAGAACCTTATTTTTTAATTCTATATAAATTATATCATAAATTTTGATAATTTGCAAGGGACTTATTAAAAATTGGAGTTAAAACAAAAAAATAAGGGAGCATAAAGCTCCCATTATTTTATATTAAACTCTTTTTGTATAGTCCAGACAAATCCATCCTGCACCTGACTTGAGTCTTCCCCAAGATCCAGATTGCTCAACAATAGTATAGACACCCTTATCTCTAATCACTGTCGTAACTTTGTAACCTGCACTTGGACCAGAACGAACATTTAATGCACCTGTCGTTACTTGAACTCTGAATTCAGTAGAAGATCTAACCCCTATTAACTCATTTATTTTTGTAATAGTGTGTTTACCGGCTTTACCATCTACACCAAGTCCATATTTCTTTTGGAATGTAATAACAGTATTTTCAGTGGCTCCACCAAAAACACCATCTGTTGCAATATTTGTTCCTAATATTTTATTTAAATCAGCCTGGAGAATCTTTACATTAGATCCTGAAGAACCTCTCTTTAATAAAATATTTGTAGGAAGCGCGGCAACCAAGCTCGATGGAGCAGGAGAAGCTGGCTGTGTAGGTGCTACAGAACCGCCAGCCGCGCCCAACAGCTTATTAACCTCACCTGCAATATATCCTTGCTTATTATATAAATACTCACCTGGACATGCTTTAGCTGCAAACCATCTGTGAACTGTCATATTCTGCTTATCAACCTGTCCAATTAAAGACTTATCACCTTGCCACTTTAATTCTTTAATATTATTTCTTTTACAAATATCAGCACAGAGCTTTATTAAAGAAGCCATTGCGGTATCAGAAACATGATATTCAGGACCCGGGCCATCATTAGCTACTTCTATTGTTATTGCTCTATGGTCGTTTGCTCTATTAGAAGATGCCCAACTTCTATCTTTTTCTTCTACGTACATTCCAATTCTACCGTCTGAACCAATGCCATAGTTAGAACTTGCTTCAGATCTTTGGAACACTCTTCCTATTGTTTCGATACTTAAATTACCATCTACAACATGAATAGTAATAGTATCAATAGCATGGTTTCTAGGTGTTGTACGGTGTGGGCTAATTAAAGTATAAGAAACTAAACTACTATTACTCATCACCTTCATCTCCTTTATCATCTTCAAGATTTTTGAAAAAATCTTCTGGTAAATCATCAATGTTATCAATTACTTGTAATGTTTCATTATCCATAATTCATTTTCCTCCTTATAATTTATTACAATAAAAAAGAAAGTAGATATAACTATATCTACTTTCTTAAATATCTCTTACATATTTTGTGCTAATTCAGCAATTCTTGAACGGTGAATTTTGTTCAATGTTATTTCAGAATAGAAAGGTTGTCCTTTAAATACTTCTGATACCCTTCTCATTCCATTATTAGCACCTGCATATAGTGCAGAATCAACTTGGGCATTAGAATCTCCGTCAAGAATACAAATACTGTCTTCTCCAATTCTTTGGAGTGCGAGTCGCATTAGTTCGATATCAAGATTCTGTGCTTCTGTTATATAAATACCGGCATGCATTCCTGTGGTGTCAAAGCCTCGAATATCAGACATAGGTAACAAAAGAATATCTCCTTCTGCAAGAAGTTTCTCTACATAAACTCTATCTCCTATTTTACTATTTAAAAAGTTACCGATTTGAGAATCCATTAACTTTTCATCTCTCGAGCCTGGATAAAAACCTAATTTAGCTGAACCTTTTGTTGCTACAGTATTACAGAAAATAATTATCTTATCAATAATTCCTCTTTCATATAAATCAAACAAATAAGCAAATGAGAGATATGATTTACCACTTCCTGCGGGACCGCGTAACATACAAAGCTGGCTATGTTGTAGCGCATCCAAAGCCGCGATTTGATATGGATCTTTTCCAGTTACTTTACCAAACTGTCTTGTATTTAAAACTGGAAAATTAAATTTTTGATATTTATTATCTCTATAAACAAAACTATCAATAATTTCATCATTATCATTAGTAATAAATAAATATTCATTTTCTAATAAATTATATTTATTATCTCCTAATGTATAGACTTTACTATAAAATTCTGCTAGTTCTTCTTCGGTCATTTGAATCTTCTCATAGCCGCAATACTCTTCTTCCTCTTCTACGATAGTGCTGACTGTTAAACCTTGGGAACTTGCTAATAAGGAACAGTTTAAATCTTTAGTGGAAAATATTAAAGCTTCGTCTTTTTCAAGATAATGTTCTTTAGCATACCATGCAGAACAAATAATTTTTAAATCATTATTGATTGGAATATCTGTTTTTAACGCCAATTTCTCTATTATGCTATTATAAAGAATTGCAACATATTTATCAGTTTTTTCTGATAAAAGGCGAGTTACTATTCTAGCTTGATACTTTATATCTTCATCCTTATTACTTGAAGTTTTTATATTTTCTAATTCTTCAAGTGTGATAGAGGAAATAAAAAATTTTTCATCTTTATTAAAGATATTTTTTGCATCGTGTAATAATGCACAAGTATCATAAAACATTACTGTGGTCTTAATAATACTCACTCCTTTTGTATAAAATTATTCCTCACGAAATATAAGAAATCGTGAGGAATGATTAACTTACTTTGTTTTATTCTGTCTCTTTTTTCTGTCAATGGCGTTAGTTACAATATCTCTCTGCTTAATAGAGAGATAAATATCGTCTTCAAGTTCAATTTTTTCATTCTGTAAACTATTCAATCTTCTATTAAGAATATTAAACTGTCGATAGAAAATTTTTGCGGATTTCTCTTTAGGATCCCAGCCTTTTGTTGACTGGCAAGCTGTGAGTAAATTCTGATATATCTTAAATAATTTTTTTGTATCTTCAATTTCATAAATTAAAGCTTTGCGAACAGCTCGCTTATAGGCAATGGCTGCTCCAAATAGATAACTTTTTTTCTTATTATCTTCTGGGTGAACGTGACAATTTCCTCTAAAAATCTTATTTTTGTAGCTGATTACAATACACGTTCCATTAAAAAAATCACTCCATCCTTCACTTACAATATGAAATTTTCGTTCAATAAACTTTTTCATTATATTATCTCCTTTATAAATAATTTTCACATTCTTTTGCTTTTGTAAAAATTTCTTCAATAATATCATCCAATAAAATTGGAGTTGAATTATGTGAATCTACTCCTACATGATACATATATGGTCTATCTTCATAGAAGTTAGTTTGCTGGTGCGTATGACCGAACAAATTGATCACACATTGTTTGATGCTTTTGTCATTAAGATTTGCAGTTAGGGTTGGAAAATGAGAAAGATAAAAATTCATTTTTTTATACTTAATCATAGTTGCCCATCCTTCCAAAGTTACATTAGGAAGAGTATCATAAAGTTTCCACCTAGCATCTGTATCATGATTTCCTCTAATAATATGAATATCTCCATTTAGTTTATTAAGACAATCCATACCATTTGTGTTATTTCCAAGCATAACATCACCTAAATGATAAATAGTATCTTCTGAAGAAATCACTTCATTCCATTTCTTGATAATATCTGTATCATTTTCTGCGGCACTTGCATACCCGCGCGGACCCCAAATAAATTCTCTATCATGTCCAAAATGAGTATCGCTCGTAATCCAAATCTTTCCCATTTAATTCCACCCACTTTCTAAAACATATCTCTTAATTTCACCATTTTCCTCAACAACATTTATTGCGTCAAAGCCCTCTTCAAATTTTGGAAAAGTAAAATTATTGAACATACTTTTAATAGCATCTTCTGGAACTAACTCTCTTCCAGTTCTCTGAGAATTTCTTTCCAATGCTGTTTCAAGACTTGTTCTTAAAACAATAGCTTCCACTTTAACGCCTTTAAGGTTTATACCTAAAGAATTAAGTAACTTAAGGCGGCTGCCCTGATTCAGGTGTGTAGCATCTGCAACTGTAATATCGTAGTCTTTAAGTCCTCTTACAATCTCTTCAATAAATGTCTTAAAAACTTTTTTCTCTTTGGAAAAATATTCTTCATCTTCTCTAACAATAGAAAAACGAACCTGATCTCTGGATACGATTTTCCAATCGCTCTGACAATGAGTATTGATAAATGTTGATTTTCCAGATCCTGGGATACCTACCATTACATATAATGTTTTATTTTTTGTCATTATAAATCAACTCCTTTAATTGACCATATGTTCTTATACGATTACCATTTTCATCAAAGTTATGATTTTCAAATTCAAATAGAAAATTATTATAAGTATAAGAACCTTTACACTCTACATGATTAACTTCTTTTTGACACTTTAAGCAGAACAATTTTTTTAAATGTCCACCTTCGCGTTCCGCACCTTTCTTCCTAGGAATGGGAATCCCGCGGCTGCCGCACGCAGTACAATATAAATCTGATACTATTGTTTTTATCATTAAATATCATCAACTCCTTTGTATTTCATATGTTAATCCTTTTATATGTATTACCTTTTTATCTTCTGTATAATGATTCCAAAATTTTGCACCCAAGCTATCTTTTGAAGTAAGAGTATATCTAAGCGGTTTGTCAGGGTAAGTTATTAAAATACCATCGACGATAGATTTTCCATATCCTTCACCTCGATAATCTTTATTAACTTCAAAATATTTGCAATAGATATAATTTTCGTGTTCTACAACAGTAGCATAAGCAGCTATTTTAGTAGAATGCTTACCATTTACAAACTCATAAATATTACAAGTTTTTTCCATATAATTTTATCAACCCTTTCTTTATTCATATTATGTATATATTATATCATAAAATTTATAAAAAATAAAGTGGCAGGAATTTAACCTGCCACTTTAATCTTATCCATGATATTTCAAAAGAAATGAGTTAGATACTGCTTTGAAAGAACGCTTGCCTTCCAAGTCTCTAAATACCAGACCTTCTCTTTCTTTACCATCAAGTTGTGATTCTCCAGTTGCAATTTCAAGAAGTTCGTCTACTGTATCCGGCATAATGAAATGTCTATCAACAATAGGCACCCAAGGAATGCCCTTTTCAAGACAAAGTGCTGCAGCGCGGACGGAATTCAATCTACCTTCATCAGAAAAGATAAGATTAAATCCCATAAAAGCATGTTCAGAAGTAGAATAGTTTCTTTTCTGAATACCATCTCCATATGTTTCACCTTGAAGGGTAATCCATTCAAGATCATATTCATCCATAAATTCTCTTAATTTCTTTTCAATGTCATACTTTTCTGCCATTTCAAGATAAACGTTTGAGCCATAGTAACATGATTTGTCTTCTCTTGTTGAGAAGCAAACATTTCTTGAACAAACATAAAATTTGTACTTGCGATGTTCCTTGCGCATTGTGAAGGTAGTGCTCGTACCATCTATCTTTTCGGTGGATATCCACTCAGATTTATCTTCAAGAATCCAAGGCATGTTCTGCACACGCTCTTCATCTGTCTTTGCTACCCAGCTAGGCCACGCAGTATCCCGATCTTTCTTTTTACCAAAGAAGAAGAATAAGATTTTCTTACCAAATTTTGTTTTGTAAATCTTGCGGATAATTGGATTTTTAAATAACTTTGGACGGCGGCCCGCCATTCTTTTATATTTATCCTGTGAATTAGCTTTTCTCTTGTTATCCGCGGCGTCCGCGTATGTAACTCCCAATTTCTGGGTTAAAAAATCTCCAATATGATAGACTTCATCTGGAACTAATCCAATAAAATCACCTTCAATATCTTTTCCGCTTTTCCAGCCAAAATCTTCAGCCGCCATAAGCAGACCCTGAGAAATCATAAGCCCCTTTCCGCCAAATGTATACTTCTGTGTTTTAATTTTTCCATGCTTCTTTTCAAGGAAGGCAAATTCGGGTTTATTCGTATCAAGTTTTGAATCAATTTCAAAATAAACTGCGAGATCCCCAGCTTTGAAAGTTCCTTTTCTAACCATAACGCGCCACCCGCCTATGACTGCGGCTTCACAATTATCAGAACCCTGAATAGGTTCAATTCGGTCAATAGTCACTACATAAGCCAGCTCTCTAACTCCATCTTTATTCAGCATGTTTGCTCAATCCCCTTTCTTTTAATACTAATAATGTTTTATTATCAATTTCGTCTAAATAAAAAAATTCTGTATGAGAACCCACATCAAACTCTAAACGATCTCCGTCAAATTGCATAATTGTATAATAGCTTTTAAAATTATGTTCTTCAAGAAAATCCCTTATTATTTTGGTTGCTTCAGATAGACAATTTGGTTCTCCAATTATTCTTTCTATTCCACGAGAGTTTGAAAACAATAATTTCATTTTATATAGTCCTTCCATTTTCTACCACAATATAAAGTATCATTCGCAATAGAGTTTTTAATTCTATTACGAATTCTCTTCCTATGCGCGTTCTCCATATTGTGTGTTTTAATAACAAAGTTTACAGCTTCTTCAATATTAGAAAACATTTTTAATTCAGCAGCAGCATACGCTCTAGCTTTATTAACAGGAATAAGAGGAATTTTCTTATCAGATAAAAAATCTTTCTGTGCTCTTTTATGATTCTCCTCTTCAGTTACCCATTCAAGATTAGATAATTCGTTACATCTTTTATTGTGATTTTTATGATCAACAGTGAGCTCTTCTGCATTTGGAATAGGGCAAAAAGTAAGCATAACTAACCTATGAGCTGATTTGTACCCATATGGCGTTTTAATATTCAAGTATCCAGTTGATGTAGTTTTAAACGGAATAGGTTTTTTGTGTTCGTCTTTAAAATTTCCTAAAGAAGAAACATAAACTCTATACTCTTTGTTCCATTTCCATTTTTCAATTTTAAAACAAAATCTAGGTAGAATAATTTTCATCATATACATCACACTCTTTCTTTATATTATATAAATATTATATAATAATTTTATATAAAAATCAAACGTATAAATGAAATTTCTTACTAATAGCATGCGCGGTCTCGTCTGGGAGAGGACGAAATCCAATGCATGTGAGCGTACGACCAACGCCCGCGTCATCAATCTCTTCTGGTTCTAAATCAGTCAGACAATTATCCTTAATTAAAAAGAAATCTTCTCCCTCTTTTAGTCCCAATTCTTCTGCTATTGTTATAGCTTTCATAAGCTGATTTTTATTTTTAGCTTGGCAGACTGTCTTTGTAAAAGGACCGTCAATCCACTGTTCAAAGATATCTTTATCAAGTGTCAAAATACATTCATAATAATAGTCAGAAAATTTCCCATAATTTCTGATATAATTTGTCAAAAAAGCCATACTAGCATGTGAAACTTGAGCAGCCAGTTTACCCGGCCCCATATTCAAATCTTTTCTAGCAATAATAAGTTGTCTATATCCCATAGTTTTTACCTCTTTCTATGATTTTATTGCCAGTTTCTTTAAGAATCCCGCCGCAAAGAATTTTTTCATAAAGATTATAATAACAGATTTTGAAATATTCATTATCCATTTTCTCTTTATAAACCTCTTCTATTGGCAGCAGCGTCCAGTCTGGCTTTAAAACTACTATCTTATCCCAAACCCGCGCCATAGTACGATAGCCTCTTTTAGTCATCTCTTGTCTTATATAATAAGCATAACTAATAAAATTATCATATGAATAGTCAAGAACAAAATTAACTAAAATATGATTAGGAGTTCCATTCTTTTCAATCGCTCCGGCAATAGCAGATAATTCTCTCCATTGCGCAACAAGTTGTTCTCTTGGTAAGACATCAATTAAATCTGTGTGCCATATTCTCATTTTATTACCACCTTACTGTTTTTTTATAAACTTCTCTATCTAACAGAGTTCCTTCTTCTAAATACATGTAATCAGTTTCCCATTCTGCGCCACAAGAAGGGTTTTGACAAGTGCATTTTAATGATTTGCAGTTTTCATAACTATAATTATCCACTATTGATTTAAAAGTTTTTTTACAGCTTTTACATTCTTTATAAAATCCTCGTTGTCCATCTTTTTTCCATAGTTTTTGTATATCATAAGTTATGTGAGTGCTTTTACAAAAAGGACAATATTCAGCCTGTTCTTGTAATATCATTTTATTATATACAGAAACAGGATTTTCATTTATTGGTTTTCTTATAATTTTCATACTTATCAACTCCTTACTTTTATAATTTATTATATCATAAAATTATATAAAAAACAATAGGCAGAGCATAAGCCCTGCCTATATATTTTAAATACTACTCCTCATTCTTCTTTGAGAAATTGTCAATAATTCCTTCAATAGAAGTTCCACGCAGCATCTTATTAGTGAAATCACTGATAGACTCATCCTTAGCGATTGCGTAAGGTGCGACAGCTCCAGTTACATTTTCCAACATAGATGCATTTGCCTGTGCATTGAGTGCTGCGACAAGATCTGGACTAATAGAAGCCATAATCTTCTTAACAGTTTCAGCGTATGCTGCCTGCTTTGCTTTCTCAATATTAGCAATTTCCTTTTCGTGGCGGATCTGCTCTTCGCTTCTTGCCTTGTCTCGAGCAAGTTCTGCATCAAGTACTTCATTAAGAATAGGCTGCAAATCCTTGATAGCGGTCTTCTGAGCCTTAGTTACTTCAGCTCTCTTAGCCTGCTCTGCGGCTTCCGCGTCAATTCTTGCTTGTGTTTCCTTATTCTTCAATTCAATTCTGTACATTTCTTCTTCGTTCTTCAGCTGCGCTTCCTGACGGTCATACTCTGCGAGCTTCTGAACAACAGCTGCTCTGGCTTCTGCGTCTGAAAGTTCAAGATTTTTCTTAATAATTTCAGACTGATGATCATTAAGAATCTTAGCTACTGAAGACTCAACCCCAACACTGAGTACTTCTACATCCTTGATCATCATACCATTTTCCTTAAACAGTCTACCTGTTGTTGAAGGCTTGTCAGCGGCTGACTTAGTTTCAGAAGAAATATTAAGAATAACATTTCTTGTAATATCCGTAGCATTCTGATAAAAGTCCTGAATATTATGCTTCTTAGCTTCTCTCTTCATAAGACTACGACATCTATCTGTAAGGAACTTGATGTAGTTCTCAACATTAAACCACTTATCCTTATAGTCCTTTAAGAAATCTACACAGTAAGATACCTTAATCTGAACATCAACAAAGTCTTTTGTCTGAACATTGATAATGTCAGAAATCTTATTGTTTTCTGTTCTAAGATATACTGTCTTGAGCAGATAATCTGTTGTCTTTGGCTTGCCTGTCGAAAGCTCAAGAACTTCAAGGCTTTCATCATAATCGAGTAACCGAGTAGTTGGTCCGCAAAGAACTTCACGCTTTCCACTCTTAGATACTACATTTACTGCGTATCCTGTCCATACAGAAATGCCTACTGCACCATCATACTTGGTATCAAGGCAAATAGTTCTAGGCTTCGTATATGAAACACCGCGAGAAATGTTTGCATTTGCTTCAAAAATAGCAAGTGTATCTTCCTGATTTGAAGTTGAATATGCCTGATTGATAACATCATTAACATTCTTCAACTCTCCGCGGTTTGCTTTACGAGTCATGTCCTTTTCAGAAAGTCCACGATTGAAAGCAAGAGCCTCATTATTGCCCGGATACCAAAGTCCGCACTGCTGCTCTGTAAGTTTTCTCTTTACTACTACTTCCTTACGAGGATCTGGAAGATACATCTGAGGTCCCTTAACTGTCTTAATGTCACCAGTAAGTCTGTTAAGAATATATCTACCTTCGCCAGCTGGAATAGCAATCGCATGATGCATATACTTTCCATCGTACTGAATCATTGCATGCTCTGGTCTTGGGTAATAAATCATCTGTTCATTACCTGTAATAAACAGCTCTTCACCAATAGGATGCTTTACGCCATTTTCCTCGTATTCTGCAATAACCTTTACATAGATACCGCTAATTGGAGAAAGCTCCAATGCTCTAAAAATTGGGCTACCCTTTGCTGTTGTAACAAAAGTCTCTGTTGGCTTCGGAAATACTACGGCTGGACCATGTACATATCTCTTCTCGCCATCCTCATCTTTGAGAATTGCATACTCAAGGCGCTCAAGTGTGATAGCATCTCTGACATAATCATCGCCATATGCGGTCTGTGGAATAACTTCAATACCGGTTGGTGGCATATAGAAAGATACTTCTGTACCCTTAATTACCAAAAGCTGACCAACAAAGTATTCATTTTCCTTATTCTCAATCTCTTTGCCTTCTGTGTCTACAATAGTAGCTGAAGACATGCCCTCTTTCGCGGCAGCCGCGTCATATACTCTAGCAATAAGGTACTGATTAGAGCGAAGCTTATGTCCTCTAACAACCTTAGCCATCTGTCCCGGATAAAGTGCAAAAGAAGTTGGTCCCGGAATGTTTACTTTAGTACCGATCTTAATATTTTCTGGTGTTGTGTTTGCCTTGTTTGCATCTGGATGCTGTCCATCTGCGGCTGGATTCTTCAGAATTACATACCAACCCTCTGGTGCAGAAATAAACAACTGCTTTGCCTTTTCAAAGTCGCTTGTCTCAACGAATTTCTTTGTTCTTGCATCAAAAGTAACAAGAGCTTCCTGCTGAGAAATTGTCATTGTCAGAGGACCAACATGTGACTTAATTGTACCATTTGTCTTATTCTGCAAAAAGCAAAATTCATTGATAGAAAGAACCAAATCTCTCTGACGTGCAGCTACCGGCGATGAATCATAATCATTATCATATCTACCCATTATCTCTCTCCTTAATACAAATTTGTTTCATTTCTTCTCTTCCATTCTCACTAATCATCCGCTCTCTCTTAAAATAACAGTTCGCGGGATGCATACATATCACTGCGTCTTCGCCTTTAATTTTTACATCTTGTGCGGATTCACATGAATTATATTTTGATGCCAATTTCTTATCTATCTCCTTTCTTTAACTTTCTGTATATATTATACAATAAATTTTATTATTTTTCAAATATTATCTTTTATAAGGAACAATAGATGTTTTATCCATTGGCTTAATTGGCTCACCCATTGGGTTATTTTCTTTATCTACTTCTTGAATTTCAATAATATCGTTGTACTTTAATGAACCAAAAGTAGAACAGAAAATATTAGTCGCGGATTTCGCTACGTACCCGATATCCTCGGCATCTGTCATTACTTTAACCAGATTATGGCGTGTAACGCCCACCCGTGCATTCTTCCATGTAAAAATAAAATATCTGTATTTCATATTACTCTCCTATTGTTATATAAGTTGGTTTAAATGTGTCTAAATCTAATAATACTGTTTTGTTTCTCCAAACTGCTCCAATATCAATATTAAAGCAATGACCATCTGAATACTTTAATATTCCGATATCTCTTTTAATTGGAGTATGACCATGCACCAAATAAGAATTATCCCATTCTGGATTCCAGTTTTCTTCTCTCCAATAGTCCACTTTCCAATTTTGTTTTTCATAGTAGTATCTTCTATTCCAAATGAGATCCCATTCGTTTTTTCCTTCTCTAAACATTGGCGGAATGCCAGCATGATTCATATAAACTGTTTGTCCTTTTTTATTGACATAAACAGCTTCACATGGCAACTTTCGTAGTCTTGCAGCTATTTGCAAAAGCACTTCATCAGATAGTGTTCTAATTGAATCCCAAGTTGCTGAACCGCCATTTGAAACAGTCCATAATCCAAAATCATCATATATATCAGAACAGGAAATATAACTTTCAATTCCTTTAGCCATCATATCTTCATGGTTTCCTTTTAAATATACAACCCTTTCATCTGAAAGAAGTTCAAGAAAAAGAGCATAACCATCTGGACCTCGGTCCATAGCATCACCCAAGAAATAAACTTTATCATTTGATTGGAGAATTTTTTTAACTTCTTTCCATAAGTCTAATCGACCATGTAAATCAGTAATTGCATAAGTTTTTCCATCCATATTCTATCAATCCCTTTCTTTTTCAATTTCTATATTTATTATATAATATTTTTATTATAAAATCAAAAAGAGGTGCGGAAACCGCACCTCATAGTGTCTATAAATCTAGCCTGCAATACATACAATCGAATATCTCTCGCTTGAAAGCTTCTCCAACATCAGGTCATATCCCGTTTTACCTGACAAAATAGCTTCTATCATGTTCATACTGAAACCACTAATATAAGAGAAATTATCTCCCAAAGCTGGGATATTTTGAGTTCTAGCATTGAGATTCCAGAAGATAACCTGTGGCATCTTATAGCCGGCATCCCGCCACTTTTTCTCAATATTCTCAAATAATGTAGCTTTAGATGTATTAGCATACCAAAGACCGACACCGCGATCAAACTCCATATCTGAAAAGATGTAAAATCTATCCGGTATATCTGACTGCGGAGATTTATTATCAACAAGAGTATCTAAGATAAGATCCATCGCAGCTTCAAGGTTAGTGTTCATACCCCAGTCAGCATCTTCACAGAACTGCATCTTTTCAACAATGTTGTTACCTTTAAATTCAACTAACTCTGGATGAGATGAAAAAGTAATAAAATGGTTCGCGAAAGGTCCGTGACCTCGTTCTGCGATATACGCACCCATGGAAACCGCAGCTTCCATAGGGGTTCCACCCATCGAGCCAGAAACATCTACCATGCAAAGACCATTTTCTTCTCTTCCATTGTAATAATCTTTAAGATTATCCCAATATTTTTGAAGAGTTGCAATTTCAAGTTCATCAAACCTATCGCAGCCGTGTCTTAAAACTTTATGAGCAATATCTACCGGATTTAATACATCAGCATTAACTTTTGTATCTTCATCCTTCATAAACTTTTCATATTCCTTTTTAACGTCATGCCGCATGAAAGCTTCTCTGTACTTCATTCCTGCAATAGAAGGAATTTTATCAAACTCAATTTCATCCCATCTACCTTCAGACATAAGCCTTTCAAGAATATTGATTTTCTTTCTAAGAGCAGAAAGTGTCTTTCTGTACTGCTTAGCTGTCCAACCAAATTCCCTAATCAAAGCTCTAGCTACTTCTCTTGTTTTTGCAGAAGAAGCGTTTTCTGATGGCATCCATTTAGCCAAAAGAGTCGGTGTATTTGATTCTGTATCAAGTTCGAGACGATACTTGATAGAGTCCGCGGCAACCTTCCACAGTGGTGTCTTGTAAGTTGAGTAGATAAGATCGTCCCATCTACCAAATTCTGGAACACATGCCATATTATTTCTTGCGAGGTCTAAATGATAGCAACATAACCAGTTATAGCAAACCCGGAAAAAGCGTCTCTCACCCTGACCGCCGCGACAATCCCGCAGATAGAAAAGGCATTTCATAGCTAAACCTTTATCTTCAGCAAGTGCAAGCGAAAATGCTTTAATACAATCTTCATCTGAACGATTTCTATAAGAACCACACAAACTAAACATGTCCAATACATCTGAATGTGTTGTAACATGTTTAATAGCTCCATTCTCTGTTGTTCCAAAATTAGTATCTTTAACAAGATTTTCTAATAATTCCATATTTTAATTCTCCTTTTATCTATTTATTTTCTATAAATATTATAGCAAAAATTTTTTAATAAATCAAAAAAATTCCTATATGCGCATCCGGCATACAGGAATTTTCCAATTCTTCTTTTAACTTTTTCAAGGGGCGATTTGAAGAATTTTCTCTATTATACTTGCATTATAATTATTTGAAGAGTAAAATAAAATGTTATTTCATCATTCTTTTGCTGTTTTCGCCCATATATTTATAGATAGATAAGGAAAGGGATAAAACTAGGCAATAACAAAAATGTTTTTCCTATTAGTTTTAGTTTATTGCTGTATTTGCCTAAATCCCCTATTCAATTATCTATTATGCTTCTGCGGCTGCTTTCTTGAGAGCCTTTGCTCTGCGAATAAGCTGCTTACTCTTTAACTTCTTAGCGTCGTATGCTTCTATAAGCTGCTTATCTTCGGCTTTCTTGACATTATCCATATCCTTACAATGCTTAATTCGCTCCTTAGCGTCTGTGGATACAGATGTATTCTTAATCATATTAGAAGCCTTCTGCATTCTCCTGTTCTTCTCTGCTCCTGTCTCGTTAGAAGCAATACTGTTTGTAAATACTGTTGTCCATGTCTTTCCCATAATAAAATCTCCTTTACTTTCTATCCTTTATCTTATACATATATTATATCAAAAATTTTTTAAGTTTTCAAATTTTTGATAAGAGCCAGAAAAAGGAATTGCACCTTTAAATCTTCATCAATTTAATGATGGTCTTTTACCTTGGATTCGGTTGTTTTGCTTTTTAAACTATTCTGACTTAGCAGCCCCCACGGGACTCGAACCCGCGATGTCGCAGTCAAAGTGCGATGTGTTGCCAACTACACCAAGGGGCAATAAAATAGCGTGGTATGGGAGTCGAACCCACTATTATTAGCCTATGAAACTAATGTGATATTCCGTTTCACTCACCCGCTAGCTGGGATGACCAGACTCGAACTGACGACCTCTCGCTCCCAAAGCGAGCGTTCTAGCCAAACTGAACTACATCCCAATGTATTTCTTTATCTTACATATATATTATATCAAAAATTTTTTAATTTTTCAACTCTTCTCTTACTTCCATTAAAATTTTACCAAGCATATTTGTTCCTTTTATAGAACTACATTTATTGCAACTACAATTTCCCCAAAAGTTATCATGCCAAGTATTACCTTCAACCAACTCTTCATTCTCAGTTGCAAGAAGATGCTTTCTTAATTCACTACTTTGAGTAAACTTTAATCTAACGACATCTTTCATTACATCAATTTTTATTGTTTCCCAATCTGGTCTTATAGGAATGATTCTACCCATCTTTTTAGCTTCAGCAGGTCTGATTATAGAAAAATAACGATAACCAAGCTTTTCCGCATCTAGAGATAATTGATATTTAGCTAAATTTTCTGCTCCAATATATTTAGCTATTTCTTCATTAGATAGATGACTAGATTTTTTTGCTTGGTATGCATTTTCAGAGCAAGGGAACCAAACTCCTTCATATTTAACAGGAGAAAAATAAAAATTACTTAACCAACTATAAGTTTGTTTGAATAAATTTATCATTCTTATCTTTTTCCTTTCTCAACTTTCTGTATATATTATAACAAAAAATTTTAAAAATTTCAAATAAAAAATGCGGCAGCCGATGGTGAGATCCCAAAGCGACTGCCGCGCACTTTAATTCTTATGCTTTAAATCATATAATTTAGCTTGAATAATACTATCAACCCATGCATCAAAATCTGCATTTGCTTTTGTTAGTAATTGATAGCCTTCCATTGTCATAGACGCAATAGCTTTATCTATTGCAATTTTCTTTATTTCTTCTATTTTTTCTGGAGTCCAAGCATCAGTACCCTTAATATCTTTAACCACAGTATCTTGAACATCTTTAACTACATTCTCGATTGCTGTGTAAAGCATTTCTGTGTACTTACTAAGCTTCTTTGTTTCAAGATAACTTTTAATTTGTTTACCTATAAAAGTAAAGAATGGAATTATAATAATTGTCCAAATTGTTTGTAAGACTGTTGCCCAGTCTATTGTTGATAAAAATTGACTCATTTTTAATCCTCCTTATTGCCCCATATTAAAGAATCCAAGTTACGATATCTCTAATGGTATGTCAATTTATTTTGCAATTACTTATGTGAAATAGTATTTTCGTCAGTTTACTCAACTAAATAACATACACATAATGTAAAAGTTGTTGGGTTATTTCGAGAAAACATAACCCTTATATTTGTTGCACTTGTATTATAAAATCTTGTAGCACACAATGGAGCATTACCAGAACATGTGCCAACATATACGCTAATAATTTTAGCATTGTTTGGTATCCCAATATCATTATAAGATATCTCCCAAATATACGTTCCCCCACCATTCTGTAAACGATGTAATTGTATATGTTTTGCTAGAAATTTTGATGTCTGTGTTTGATAATTTAGTACCTATATTCGAGTTTAAAGTACTTAGTACACCTGTCACAGTTCCATCTCCAAGCGAAGAAATATCCGTCGTTCCCATTTTATTATCTATTTCAGCTTTAGTGTAGACTTCTTCCGCACATTTATTTTCTGAATTTATTGCATAAACCATTTTATAGACCTCCTTTATATTTATTATTATGTTACTCTTGTAAGTAACTATTTAATAAATATTGTTTGCCAATTTTGCTCTCCATCTGTGGAGTGAAAATATCCTATGTGTCCATCATTGAGGAATTGTACTAAATAAGCTTCTGTATCTGATATTTTCCATTTAATTTCGGTTCGATTTTCCATTACTAAAAATTCCATATATTTTACATTATATATATAACAATTTTTATCTTGTTTATTATTGATTGCTGCATTAATCACCTTATTTTGAACAGGATTTTCACTTGTAGAACTTAATACAGTATCAATAGGAGGCTGAAATTTAGTCCAATCTTCATCAGTGATGGCTACGGATTGAAAAACATCAAATTCAATTTTAGTATCTTTTTTTAATGCATGTTGAAAAATAATATTGCCTGTTGACATTATATTATAATCAACTCCTTCAATTAAATGAACTCCATTCAAGTATATTGTTATTATAGCTGTATCAGCATAAGGGAATGGAATAACAAGAGTAGATGAACCATCTTTATCAACTGTATGTACATAAGACTTCTTTTGATAATAATTACTTAATTCTGATATTTTATCATTAAGCACTTTACCTTGATTGGCACTTAAAGATGAATCAGTTGCCGTTGATGTTAAACTATCAACAACTGGTCGCCAAGTATCTGTAAACTTAGCATTGCTTGGTACATTAACGCCTACTGTATGTCCACCAACAGTATCAGCATTTCCGCCATTAGCAGGTAATTCAGTTGGAATTTCGCTCTTCTTAGCATAGTCTGTTAAATCAACAGAAGTATCACCAACACAAGCAACTTCCCCATCAATAAGCATGTACTCTTTATACTTATCTGCACCAACAGCAGATTCAACTTTAAGCATATAAATTACATTTTCTGCGGCGGTCTCGGCTGTAGGAACCTCAGTCACGATTTCTCGCTTCAAATGGTCAGCTGTAGCGATCTGTTCACCTACATATGTCTTTGTAGCATAATCTGTTTTAATTGTAGCGATATCTTCTTTGACTACACTATCATCATAGTTTTTAACTGTCGAGAGTCTAATAATCTCGGAATCCGCGATTAAAGACTTACCCTCTTCTTTATCTACTTTTCCGCTAATATCTTGATGTTCAGTTAAATATCCTTTTTCATTTAATTCTGTTCCAGTAACAAAATTACTATCGTTTGTTAATTCTGATACTTTAGTAGGAACATTTTGAACTATAGTGTTTACCCATTTATAGCTACCTTCTACTTGAACACATTCATAGAAATAGTTATGAATATAGTCTTCTGTTGTTGTACCAATAAACTGAACTACTTTACCACTAAAAGCTTCAGTTGGAGTAGGTAAAATATCATACTGTGGGATTCGTTTATTTACTTCTTCAAGAGTAGCAAAGGTTTTTGTAATCTTGTCGCTTGAAAAAGTTTTTGCTAATCCTGCTTCATTGTCATCAATAATTGCATTTACTTTAGCGTCAACTGATGTAATATTACTAACAATAGTATCCGTTGGAGTTGGTAAACTAGTTTTATCACCAACAAGGTCTGATAAATTCTGTAAATTTTTATCTGTTGCAGTCAAAGCTTCTGCACTTGCGATGTTTAGATCTTTAAAAGTCTTATTTCCAGTTAACTCTACTCCTTCAATAGAAGGTTTGTTAGTTATGTTAAGATAATCAGCTGAACCATTGGAAATAGTATATTCAAAAGTTGTATTATCAGAAAAACTAATTTGGTATGTGTCAATTAACCCTTCTGTTTTTATTTTTTCAATTTTTGTGATACTGACTCCTTGCGGTCCTGGGTCACCGGCTGGACCTGGAGCGCCATCCGCGCCTTTCTTAATTTTAACAACTGTTTCTTCAGAAGCTCCGAGACTACTCTCCCATCCTAAAGTAACATAAACATATTCATCATCTTCAGTCTGAGATTTAACAGTACATGGCGCGCCCTTTATTGTTCCAACACCTAAAAGAGCTTTATCAGTATAATTCTTTGCCAATGTATATGTTAAAATATCCATTTATTTTCTCCTTTCTTTAAATCTGTTTCCATTCTCCTTCAGAGTTCAACATATAAACATTAGAAGTAGAAATATCAAAAATTGTACTCCCCGGACTTGCGTAATCATACTCTTCAGCTATACTAGCTATATCAGAAGCGGAATCCGCAACTAAAGAAAGCACATTATATTCAACAGTATTTCCTTGCTGCATTACAGTTATCATATCCAATATCTCCTTTCATTCATTCCTAATTTACATAAAAAAAATAAGGTCAGGATTTTTATATCCTGACCTCATCAATAGTATAAATATAGCCTTCATTACCTAGTACACCAGATTTTTTATCTAATTCATTTACCCAATCTGGAAGTTCTTTTCTAATTGAATCAAATTCTTGTTTTCCTTTGTAATCACTCTTTTTTATTTTATCCATAAAATCAAAGAAAGTAATTTTAGGAATAATGCCTATCATGTCTTGAGCATGAGCTGCATATTGAATAGTGTACATATCTTGGAGAACTTTTTCATCAATTTGATTTTCTATTTCTTTATAACAAGAGAAATAGAATCTTTGTGCGTTAAAGAAATTCTGACGCGCGAAGATCGGTTTGCGCTCCAAACACTGGACATATGTGAAATATTGACCTATCATCATTTCTACAGTAAATCTAGTTATGTTGCCATTAAATGGATTGCGCTTTTTGCAAAATTTAATTGCATTTATAGACGCGGCGGTCGCACCTACTTGGCACAGATCCCAGTTATAGAGTGGCTCACCATCATTTTCTTCTATTCCAATTCTAGTTATAGAATGCTCAGAACCAGTTCTCCAAAAATAAATTGGATCATCTATAATGTTAATCCTAAATGGACTTCCTTCTACGGTCATTCGTATCCTCCAGTTGAACTCTCCATCCTCCATGGCTCTAAGTTCTGAGAACTCAATACCGTGTTCCCGCAAAAATTTGACATTGTATAAACGCCCAAAGACCCACGGGTGCGTAGCATCATTGCGGGGAAGTAATCTAATACCTTGCGGATTTAGATCTCTTATCTCCTGAAAGAAAGGTCCTTGAACCTCAATGCAGTTGGGTGTCACGCTACTAATTAACCGCTCTAGCGCGAGTGGTCCCATGAATACATCATCTGCATCTATAAAGGTAACCCAAGGGGTGCTACATTTCGCAAGTCCTCGCTGCCTTGCAACACCCGGCCCGCAGTTCCTTTCACATTCTACTATTGTTATATCTAAATCTGGATAATTGGAAACAATATCAGAGTAATTATCTCCAGGATTGTCCATAGAAATAATTACTGAAATATTATCTTTAATAGTTTGAATTTGAATAGATGCAAGACAATCTGCTATATGTTTTTCTGCTTTATAAGCTGGAATTACAACAGTTATATCTTTCATTTATTTAAGCTCCTATTGTTTTTCTTTTATTATAGCAAATTTTTATAAAATTGTCAATTAAACAGTGCAGTATAAGTAAACATTATGTTCTAAGTTATAACAATATCTAACTACACTGATATCTTCTCCTTCAACTTCTATTGTTGAATAATCTGGAGTTGTGCTTTCATTTCCAAAGATAGAATTACAAACTATATTTCCATAATTTTTATAAGTATTATAGCTATATAGTGAATTAACAATAATATTTTGTCGTATATCATAATTTATTCTATAAAAAGCATTATAAGAATAAGTATAATGAGCTGAAATGTTTGGAATATAAATTGTTTGTAATTTATCACATCCATAAAAACATCCATTCATTTTATTATAAATATTTGGACCTAGTTTAATAGAACCTGTTATATTATTACACCCATTATAAGCATTTCTAAAAGTTCTAACATTTTGACCACATACAGCTTTAGTTAGATTAGTACATCCTGCATAAGCATTTTCCATATCTGCTACGTTAGGCCCACATATGGCAGTTATTAAATTAAAACAATTTCTATATGTATTATCTAATGAATATACATTATTTTCACATACTGCATTTTTTAGATTATAACAATTTTCATATGTATGGTTTAAATATTGAACATTATTTCCACAAGCAGCATTTTTTAAATTATGGCATCCTAAATATGCATATGCCATTGAAGTTACGCCAGGTCCAGACGCAGCTTCTTCAAGAGAAAAACAATTTGTATAAGCATAGTCCATGTTTTGTACAAGATTACCACAAGCTGCTCTACCTGTTATATTAGAACACCCATAATAAGATTGATACATATAATCTACACTGTCTGGACAAAAAGGTTCTCCATAAACATTTTGACAATTTTTAAAAGCATTCCAAAATCTATTTACCCTTGTCCAAGCAAAACCATCTCCATAAAATTCTGAAAGATTTAATGCTAAGTTATAACAATTTAAAAACATGTTATTACACAAATAAGACCATTTATATTGTTTAGCATACATATCTATATAATAATTAGTATTATCCCATCCACCAACTGCTGGCTCATATGAATCATTTGCAATGTTTGTTCTACTTGGTAAGTTTCCTCGAATTCCATTATTTATTATTATTGAAGTAGTATTTGAATTTGCCCAAGACAAACTTCTCATATTTACAATACCTGCAGCTTGATAGATATATATGTTATATAGACTATTATAATAACCACTTGTAATTGGACAATTAGAATTATCTTCTATTGTTTCTGGCAATTCTTCATCTGAAATATTTTGATAAGTGATTGTTTTACCTATTATAGAATAAGAACCCGTATTTCTTTTGAATGTATTATCCCATATTCTATTTCTTAACACAAAGAAATTTAATCTATTATTTGTATTAAAATTATATAGTGCATTACTAAAAGACCAATATGATCCTATTTGTTGCTGCATTAAATAAATATTTCCGCCAGATAACTTTTGACAATTATAATAGCAATTTTCTATTTGACTTAAATCATTATTATTGCTAAAAACTGGAGTTCCAGTTAAGTTAACACAATTATAATATGTTCCATACATATAGTTAATTTTTGATGAACTTACAGGTTCACCAGTTAAGTTAGTACAATTATAATATGTTTGATATAATTGAGATACATTTGGGCCTACTTTTGGGTTACCAGATATTTTTTGACAATTATAATATGTTTGATACATATTAAGAACTTTATCTTCGCATACTGGCTCACCAGTTAAATTATAACAAGCATAGTATGTTTGATACATATTATTGACTTCAGGTCCACATACAGGATTCCCTGTAATATTATAACATCCCAAATATGTTCCCATCATATTAACAACTTTATCTCCACATACAGGGATACCAGTTAAATTAGAACAGTTTTGATAACAATTTTCAAAATACAAAACTTCTGATCCACATACAGGATTACCGGATAATTTAGTACAATTATCGTAAGTACCAAAAAAATGAGTAGTATTTGGTCCACACACAGGTTCGCTATTTAAGTTAGAGCAATAATTATAAGCATATTGCATCATTAAAACATTATTATTAACAACAGCATTCTTAATATTTCTACAATATGAGAAAGCATATCCCATATATTTTACATTTGGTCCTACATAAGCTTCACTAAGATTATAACAATCTGAATATGTATTATCATAATAAATAACTTTATTGCCACAAGCAGCAATGCCATTTATACTATAACATAAATTATATGCATCTGTCATATCAACAATAGTATCACTACATTGCGGCTGTCCTTTTAAAACACTACATGATCGGTAAGCATTTCTCATATTTGTAATTGCATTACTTGTATAAATTCCTTGTCTTAAATTTCCACAATAACTAAAAGCATTATCCATACTACCATAGAAAGAATAATTGCAATTTTTATCTGGATATATATAAAAATTATTTCCATTTTGATATGACCAAGCTCTTTCTCCACCCGGTAAACTGAATAATGTTTTTGAATTTTTTAATTCGTTTGTAGGTTCTTCTGTAAGGAAAAATATGTTTTCTATTTTATTTCCCATATTAAAACCTGAAGCTGGAAGTATTGCATAATCAATAGCAGAAGAGCCTCCTTGAATACTATTTATTGCATTTGGCATATCTGCTAATTTATATTTATTATCTGTAGATAGTTTATATCTAATTGCATCAGCAATATTTGTTAGTAAATGAGGATTTACTAAACCTCTATCTGTTGGCATTTAAAATTCCTCCTCATCTAATACAATTAAATTATTTAAAGCATTATAAACCGCGGAAGCTGCTATGGGATTCTTAGACCCCGCTGAGAGTTCCTCGTCAACAGCCGCGCTCAATACTCCTTCATTGGTAATATTAAGATAATTTCCAACTTTAATCCCACCTAAAATTTCATTTGTCGCTATTGGTATCTCAGCTACTCCTCCACCGCCTGATTGATTTTGATTAATCCATTTCTGGTTTATATCATCCCAAACAAGAGTCTGATTTTTTTTCAAATTTACTAATTTAACATCTTTTAAGTTAGAAATCGCGGATGCTTGATCTGCCCAGATCCAGCCTCCTTCACCATTTGCAGTTGGAACCTGATCGATTGTTGCAGCAGAGGCATCTAAATCAGCTTTTATAGTTTTTGAATCATAAACTAGGTTTCCTGTATCTGGATCTTCTCCTAATTTTTCAAGCACATTTTGATTTTCAAAAACATGACCAACTTGAGCATTTTTATATAAGAGTTCACCCGCGGTTCCCTCGCTTAGTTCCTCTAGCACTCCAGAGTTTGAGAACGTTTGACCGACGTCTGCGCCTTTATAAGTAAGCCCGCCATCTACATTTTCGCTTATTCCATCAAGGATTGTTTTGTTAGAAAACTTTTCACCACTAACTTTAACTGTATTGTAATATAAGTTGTTATCATTATCAGCAGATATCTTTGTTAATACATCTTTATTACTAATATCATTATCATACATAAGTTTATTATTATTATAAACTAAGTGTCCGTCCAATGATTCTGATAATTGTAATAAAACATTTTGATTCATAAATATAAAATCAACAACTTGTCCATTATAAGCTAACTTTCCATCAACAACAGAAAGTAATTTTAATACATCTGCATTATCAAATGTTAATATTTTTTTATCATAATATATATTTCCAGATGCATCAGAAGCAAATTTATCTAATACATCCTTATTACTAAACTCCTGTCCTTTGACTACTCTACCATTATATACTAAATCATCATTAGCATCTGCTGATAGTTTTTTAAGGACATTAGCATTATCAAATCCTTCAGCTTTACCGTCTTTAAGAATTGCAGTATGCTTACCATTTTTATCTTGAATAACAATAGTAACAATACCTTGTTCCTCATCTCTAACCATCGCGGCAGTCGGTGAGTAACCCTCAGGACCTGGATCTCCTTGAGCACCTGGATTACCTTGTTCTCCATCTTCGACCTGCATCTCTGACGTCATCACAGTGCCATCCCGCATCTGCCACTCAAAAGTTACTGTATTAGTAGTTCCTTCTTTTGTTATACTTTTTATAGTACAAGGCGCGCCCGCAACAGAACCAGTTCCAGATATAGATTGCTCTGTAAATTTTTTGGCTAAATTAAGAGTATCTAAATCCATTCCTTTACCTCCTTTATTTCAAATTCTTCTAAGTAAATATGAAAATTAGGGACATAAAAATATAGGTAATTACCCAAACCTATTTTTGGATTAAAAAAGTTCAAACATCCATTTTGGTTCAGGTATACGAGTGTCTGCGCTCCGAGCAGATTCTGCACTCTTATTATCTAAATAAAAAAAAATGGAGTCTCTTAGTCAAGGAGACTCCATAATAACAAAACAGCTTGTTCAAGAAATTGAGGAGGAGAGACTCGAACTCTCGGTCTTTCGCGTATCAGACGAATGCTTTAACCATCTAAACTACTCCTCAGCGCTGCACACAGGATTCGAACCTGCAAAGCCTTTCAGCTCAACTGATTTCAAGTCAGCTCCCTCACCACCCGGACATACAGCATACATTTTAGAATCAAAAATTTTATTTTAATTTCCTTACTTAACGCCTAGACATTGTTAAGGGGTCTGCGTTGCCACACCATCTTCCTTTATTTCCTCATTCCATAAAAATAAAATTTTAATTCTTCAACTCGGTACTTTTCATCTTAACTCTTGATTACCCAAGTAGTAACCGATTTTAATTATATCGCCTAAGATAGCGGACACAATATTTTGTTCTCAATCGTTGGTAATGGCGTATTGAGGCAGAGGTGACGAAATCTCCGCATCTGCATGTAGTCATCATAGCAGATTAAATATTACACTTATATTTTAGCAGTAATCGCATAGCACTCTTTTATAGTCTGTTTGGCTGCCGACTTTCTATCGCGTTTTTGTTCGCATCACCCTGGGTACTGATAGATATTTCGCGCTCCCATTGAACCAGCTTTGAATTTAAGACCTACACTGTGTGGCGAGGATAGAAACTAAATCTATGGTCTTTAGTTTATTTAACTAATGAGTGTTATGCACTCCGCTCTCGCTTTTCAGTCTTATCTATATCCAATCTTATCATACATTGGAGCATAGCTCTTAATATGATTTTGAGTAACGATACCCAATAACTTTTCACTATCATCTTCTTGTACAATGTAAATACGAGCAGTATCAGTAGTAACTGCAGCTCTCCCCTTTGGAGAGGCTAAACATTTTGCACAATCCTCAATATATTTCATATCGGTAGAATTAACTTCCATTCTACCTTTTCCACCTACAATAGCAAAAATAGGTTTGTTATTTTTAAACTTAGGCTTTGTATCCAAGATTTTTCCGCACCATTTAATACTGTATTCGTCATGAATATCAGTTACTATTAAATGCGTTTTTACTAAAACTTCTTCCATACTTATCCCTCCAAAGAATTAAAGAAATTAGCTATATCATCATTAACTTCTCTTGTTTCTATATCTGCACTTCGTGGAGCAGCTTTAGATTTGTGATAAGGATGTTGTTCCTTCCAACAAGATAAGAAATGTTTTGTAAGTTTTTCTTCTTCAATAAATTCTTTTTTACAGGTAGGACATATGTACATTTTCTATCAACCCCTTTTCAATTTCTATATATATTATAATATATATTTTTGAAAATATCAAATAGAAAACGCCAGCACTAGGATTCGAACCTAGATATCCAGATGGATAGAAAGCTTGCTCTTAAAAGATTTTATTCCTCTTCTTTTTCTACTTTCCATACAAAACCATATGCGGTTTTGCGTTTTCCATTAGCTGCTTGGCTAATATGAGAACCACCACGTTCAACATTTATTGCTCTTGAGGCATCAGCATAACTAGAATATGTATTTAAATACTCACCATTTAAAGAATATTGTTTTATTTTAATCACTTCTTTCTTAAAAAGAATTTTGTTTAAATTTTCTTTTTGTTCTTTTTGCTCTCTTTCATCATAAGAGATTTTTGAAAGAGTTTTTAAAAGCGTGTAATCAGATAATAAATCTCCAGTTTGATTACAAGAATTTTTTTTAAACAACAATTTTTTAGAGCTAATTCCACATTGACCAACAGGAATTAAATAACATTGATTATTGTAATAAGTAGCAAAAACATCTATATCTTTTTCTGAATAAGAATGTTGGACACTACCTTGAGCAGATAAATGAGTACTTTTTGTATTAAATACAATTCCATTATTTTCCTCTCTGCAAGTTTTTACTTGCACTCTTAATAATTTACCTTCAATATCAGCAATAAAATCATATCGACAATCTTCAGATAAAGGAACCGATACATTATATCCTAATTGCGTAAAACTTATTTGACATTGAAGTTCTGTGGTAAGTCCTTTAATTTTTGTTTCTTGTAGCATAGAATGTATATAATATCTTTATTAGAGCAAGCTTCTGCGATACCCTTACGCCATACTGGCTTAATGCGCCGCACGGGAGTTGAACCCGCCTAGACACGATTAAAAGTCGTGTGCACAACCGATATGCCAACGGCGCTAATAATTAAAGTAATCTACTACTGAGCTACAGACGCTTAATTCTTCAGGTGGGATTTGAACCCAACAGTTTTGGTTCCGTAGACCAATGTTTTATCCATTAAACTACTGAAGAATATGTGTATTAGGATTCGAACCTAAACTTAAAGTTTAAAACTCTTTTGTGCTACCTTTACACTATACACATCCTCAATTATGACTTTTTCTGTATAATTGAATAAATTTAATTTAATACGCGCGTTCTGTCTATTAGGTCATTACATTAAAGCAGTTCTATGGTTGAACTTTTACCAGAATGGGATTCCAAACCCTCGACTTTTTTGTAATGAAGCATGAAGTTGGAGTCGAACCAACCTATGAGGTTTTGCAGACCTCCTCCTAACCGCCCGGACCTCCATGCAAAATATAAACTAGACACTGACATTTAATAATTGACTTCACTTTCAATTCTTTAATAATTATTGCTGTGTGTGTCTAAACACTCCCGACAGGACTCGAACCTGCAACAAAAGTCTTAGAAGGACCTTGCTCTGATTCCATTTGAGCTACGAGAGTAAAGTACGGGTAGTGAGATTCGAACTCACACGGTATTTCTACCCTAGGATTTTAAGTCCTATGTGTCTACCATTCCACCATACCCGCTTATTAGGCTAGCTGCAGTGGTATCGGGGAATTGCACCCCGGTTTCCTCTTTATAAGGAAGGCGACTTATCTAGTTAGTCGAATACCCTAGCCTATAAAAATGGCAGTCCACTCTTCTGCCGACTTAATCAGTTTCTTGCTTGTCCTGTGCAAGGCTTAATTAAATGCTTTATTCTAGGTATTGTCGCGACACGTCACTAGAAAGAGTGTTATAATAAAGTTAAGCACATAAAATTTTAAAGTTACAATCTAAATCATCTTCTTTAAAATTGCAAAATTGCTGTTTGTGCTCAAATGGGCGGAGAGGGAATCGAACCCACTCGGGACATGAAGCCTCCAGTTTTACAGACTGGTGTGTCTACCTTATCACGCTACCCGCCCTTAATTTTTACTTATTTGCCCAATTAACAATAACCTCATGATTATTGCACAAATCTTCAAAAACTTTATCACTTACAAGAAAATTTCCTTGTGAAAATCCAGCTTCATCCAATCCAAGATTTGTATAAAATCCATCAACATAAATACCAAACAAAATACCATCATTATCAGTGATACATCCGTTACGAACATCTTTAAGAAATTCTTTACCAGAGAATAAGTCATACCCTGGATGTACAAAAGTATTTACAATAGCTTCTTGAGCAATAGGTGAAAGACCTTTAGTTATATCTTCTATTGTAGATACTCGATATACAAGTTTATAATCATTATTTAATTTAAAATGCATAAAACCTTTACTTTTATATTTAATAATCATATTATCAATTCCTTTCTTAACTTTCTATAAATATTATATCAAAAATATTTATGAAAATCAATTTGATATTTAAAGCGGCAACCGGTTTGAGATCTCAAACCGGGCAACCGCGTTGCAAAGAAAGGTTTTATATGAACCAAGTTTTTTAACAGAACTTGGAAACTGGGAAAGGAAGGAAGGTCAATCATGAATCTGACCTAATGGCGGAAGCAGGACTCGAACCTGCGTCTCTAGCCTATGAAGCTAGCAAGGAGCCACTCCTCTATTCCGCGATATTTAATATTCTCAATAAAAACAAAATAGAATAGTCCTTCGACTTACTATAACATATCTTCAAAATTATTACTCTACATAGGAGATAGAGGCTGAGCAAGGCTAGCTAATTCCTTACTTCTCTACCCCAGCATAATTGCCATATCTATGACAGGATTGACTACCTGCACCTTTCACTTAAACCATTCAGCATATACTTTTATAATTAAGAATTTTCCTCATTCTTTAATTCAAATTATCAACTGCTTTGCATTAAGCTACTTAGAGTTGCATACAGTTCTTATATCAACATTTCTGTTGTTTCATTGCAAAACGGATTATTGGTATTTCCTAGGATTGCTACTGGGTACCACCCCGATTTAGCCTAACTAGGAGAGGGAGTGATTAAACTCCTTTTTATTATTCCGCCGAACCGCATCCTGAGCTATTTTGCGATATATCTAGTGCCATGACTTTACTTTGGGTTTCCAACCTCTTCATTTCAGTATCACTACTTTCAATGCGGACCACTATCCACAAGTATCCTTGTTTCGTTCGTGCCGAGCTCTTTTCGCCATGCCTTAGCTGTGTGGTTAGTACATCTGCACTAAGATATTCATTTTTGTTTTTACTGAGAATATTAAATTTTTAAATGCTGCCCCTAGGAGTCGAACCCAGTGTCATCGGATATAAGCCGATTCCCCAAAACCGTCGAGGACAAGCAGCTAGTTGCATTACTGCTCCATTACGCGCACCTGTCTACGCAACTTCCGCAGTACACCTGGACACTTGATATTCTTAGGATTTTCCTCAAGTGTTGCCAATCTATTCTTTAAAATTGCTAATTTCTGTTCTCTTGTCATAATACTCAATCCCTTTCTATTGTTATATAATAGATCCAATCCTGCTGGTTATTAGCAAGTAAACCTCGTTTACAAACCAGCTGGATCTATACCACATTTTAGACAGTAGCCGACTGTACGCTTTACCACTCACGTATCTAGGAGAATTTTGTCTTTTGCTTTCAATCTAACAAAACAATTCTAAAACCAAAACAACTTTGCTTACTGTTTAAGTTGAATCAGAGGCTAATTTGATTAACTTGCATATAAGTAGCGGTCCCAGCGAGGCTCGAACTCGCGTTTATTCTCGTGTGACAGACGAGTGCCATATCCAGCTAGGCGATGGAACCATAATAACAATGCATTGTTAAAATTCATCTATTGTACAAATAGATATAATCCGTGTACTTAGGACTGCCATTTACTTCACACTCTAAATGGTCAAAACGTAATCGAGGCTAACTGGCGCTACCAGCGCTGTCGACTAATAGCTATAATTGGATTTGAACCAATGACCTTGTTCATATGAAGAACTTGCTCTACCAACTGAGCTATATAGCTAAAATTAAAGGTTTGGCGGAATATATTTTTCAATACCACTTTAAATGCGAAGACCTTTTACAACCAGTAGGAATATGTCCCCAAGTACATAAAGTCTTGGGTAAGCTGGAAACCAACCTCACTTTCCTCACATACCAAACCGGGCGATTGGACCTGACCCGTTTCAATTTAATTAGGTTATTTCATTGCCATTTGAGGTTACCATCCTAGAATGTTACGTTATACAACGTTTCATCTATCTACGATTAAGGTATCTACCACATTCCATTCGCAGTCATGTCTCTCTCTCGTTTTACGCAAGCTATTACAACTCACAACAATCATATTCACTATCGCTCTTTAAACTCGCCTTTTAGTCAAAAGGTAACAGTCAATGTTTTTGGCTACAGCATTGACACTGTAAGGTGACGTGTGGGATTTGAACCCACGACGTTCGGATCCACAATCCGACGTTCTACCAACTGAACTAACGCCACAGTAACCCCAGCGGGACTTGAACCCTGCATCTCAGCCGTGAAAGGGCTGGATCCTAGCCTTTAGAAGATGGGGCTATATGACTCCAGATAGATTCGAACTATCATCCCCTGACTGAGAATCAGGAATCCTGAACCATTAGACGATGGAGCCTTGAAGTAGGAATTTTGACAAGATTCCTTTAACTTGGAGTCCTTATCATCCTCGAACTCTAGGAGGTTTTTGTTACTTTTTATTAACGAGAGTTAGAACAAATTTTCCTTTCGCAGTTTCTCTCAAATGGATTGTATTGGTGTCGAACCAATTCCTCTTGGGCTTCAACCAAGCGCTTCTACCGAGTTAGCTTACAATCCTTTCTAAAGTGACTAAAATCACTTTTCATAAAATGCATCTCCTTTTCATTTACTATAATAATTATATCAAAATTTTTTATAAAAATCAATTAAATTGCTTTTTCTATGTATCCAAGAAGCATAACTTGGAACACATAAGGTGAGCTAGTCACGTCAACTCCACATATCTCAATCTAACGGCATATCTTAGACATCTTTATTCATCATTTTCGTATGATAGGAGTGAGGAAAAGCTATGCTCAGCAATCTCTCCTATGACGTCTTGATACTCAACCCTCAAGCTAGGGCAAAGCGGCATCGAAAGACTCGAACTTTCAACCTTCCTTTCATACGGTTATGCTACCATTACACCAATGCCGCAAATGTACTTATTGCAGTAAGTACACCGAGTTATTTTGGCTTTTTCGTATAATATACTGCAATATACCATTGACTAATATCAACCAAACAAGTCCTTCAGTTGGCACGCCATGTGCCATACTTTCTCTTATAACTCTACCAAACTCCTCGTCGTTGGCAGACCACACTTACTTTTACACCAGAGGTTTAGTGATGCCCCTCTATCATCAATGGCTAACTTTGTTTTTACATCGGAAGGTTCCGCCGCACCCACCATCAATACTCATTAACAGTAAAACCTGTTTAGAGTAAGCTCCCACAGCAGGGCTCGAACCTGCGACAGGCAGATTAACAATCTGCAACTCTACCAACTGAGCTATGTGGGAATATTAAAGAGAGCAACCTCGAAGGGAAAATCTAGGAAGATTTCACACTCTCACGCGATAATTATTTCTCAGATTTTTTATATAGGCGATCACTGAGAAAAGAACAAATTATCAACGATTTTTATTTTTCGCCCTTTAAAAGACCGCGATTTGTTACTACAACTTATTGTCGCTTTTGCCCAGATAGGTTAGTAAGTTGCCACTACGCACATCCTATCAAACGTTAATTCCGATTATGTGAATCGAACACATATTACCGGGTTACAAAGCCGGGGTTCTAGCCTTTGAACTAAATCGGATTATTTTCTCTATAAATATTATATCATAAATTTTTTATTTTTTCAAGTAGGTATTTTATTATCAAAAAACTTTTATTTTCTTTAATAACTCCTTACCAACTTTCTATAATAATTATATCAAAAATTTTATTATTTTTCAAATGATTTTATTTTGCTCCAATAGAACCATCTCTATACAAACGATATGTTAAAACATCTCCGCCTATACAACCTACAATTTCAATGTAGTCTGGAGCAAGATGCCTTTCAATCTCATAATCAAAACGATTAAGAGAAAATTCGTTTGCATGAACCCTTAACTCTGCATCTGTCATACTTGATAGTTAACCTCCCTTGCTTTAGCATTGATAAAATTTTTATATAATCTCATTTTTGCTTGAGATTTCCATGCCCAACCAACAAAAGAACCATCTTCTTTACCGTAAACTTTATCTGGCTTAAATTCTGCAATCAAAAACTTAATAAACTCTGCTGGTGTCATGTTTAGTATGCGGGCTGGCACTACCCAGAGCTGAGTATCCCAATTATGTGAACCTGAATGTTCACAATACCACATGATACCATTTGTCCATTCTTCACATCTGTATAGTGCCATACCTTTCACTCCTTACTACATTGTAATAGTAATTCCTAATTCACCAAGCAAATTTGCCACATCCTTCTGCTCTGTCGCGGAAGCCTGCGTTACTGGCACATCTGCCTTAGATACACTTCCACTACTAGGCTGCGTTGCCGCGATCGTATCAAAAGCATTTGTTGGAAGAGCATCTTCATCACCACTTGTAACCGCAGTCTTTGCACATGTTAATGTCAACTTAATCTGTACCGGCTCGCCATTCTCTACTGTATTTACTCTAACCTCTTTACCATCATTATAGAGAAATGCATTATCGCCAAATGCTTCAATAATCTTTGCTGCTACTTCCAGCTTTGCAACTTGTCCCTTTGCCATTTTCTTTCCACCTTTCTTAACTTTCTATAATAATTATATCAAAAATTATTATTAAAATCAATATGTTATTTTTCTTCTAGTGTGTCGTTTCTCTGCATTCTATCAAAGCAATTTCTACATACCAAATAGGTACCTTTTACTGTGAAAACTCGATATCTACAATCGCGCCCTTTCCATCTACGGATATCAATTCTTCTGCCACACCATTCACAATAAACAGTTTTAATTATGTCCGTTGAACGCTTCATAAATATCTTCCTTTCTTAACTTTCTATAAATATTATATCAAAAATATTTATGAAAATCAATTTAACAAATATGATTTAACTTATAAAATCTCATAATTGCTTTCTGAAGTTCCTCCCAAAACTTTGCTAAAATAGCAGTATGGGATTCTGCATACTGCACCGCCCAACCGGTTGCCGCGCGTTCATCTGGACACTCATAATAAAGCTCTTCAGATACGCCGCCATTAGAAACAAAAAGTTTAATAATTTCAGAATCAGCTAAATCAGTATCAGAGAGTTCGTCTATTGTTTCATGATGCCCAATTTCATGCAAAATACTCCACAAAAAGATATCACACTTAACCCTAGGTTTGAAAAACTCAACCGACCGCATAAAATCAGCATTGCTCTTTTCTGAAACAACAAGAGAATAAGTAATTTTATTACTCAAGGGATAATATGCAAAATCACCATCTTCTTCAATAAACAATTCTTCATCTATTGTTCTAACAAAATCATTTAATAATTTAGTTATCTTTGATAAACCTTCCATATTTATTCCTTCCTCTCTTAACTTTCTATATATATTATATCAAAAAAATTAAAAATAATCAATTTAATCAATATCTTCTTCGTGAAGTTTTTTACAAAAATGGCATACATTATATGTAAAAGGTATCTTTGTTGGTCCATATATTGAAGTAATTTGATCATATTCTCCAGGATAGCATAATCTTCCGCAAGAGCATCTAATTATTCTATTATCTTTTGTTGCTGGAACATATATATAAGTATTGCTGTTTTTTGAACGTAAGATATTTATAACTTTAGTTATAGTATCATCTGCTTCAAAGAGATCCCAATATTCAGCTTTTGTATGCTCATTGTAATAACCAATAGATAGATTTACTGCGGCAATATTCCAATTTTGACCTAAGATACAAATATCTGTAAAGCTGCCTTCTTCAAAAGTAAAACCAAAACTGCAAATATAATCAATAAAAGAAAGATTCATACAATTATAGAATACTGCGTCTTCACTTCCGCACCTATCTAATTCAATCATAAAATCAATATTAAAAGGTACTTCGTTATAATCTTTTACTAATTTATTTGCTCCAATGCCACCATGTTCTTCTCCTGTTGTAAAGATGAGATGTGGTCTGTACCCCTCTGACAAAATTGATAAAATAAGAATTACGCCAGCTCGATCGTCTGCGCCTAAACCTTGCGGCGACCACATAACCATTTCTTTTTCATCATAAAAAAACTGGAAAGGCTCTATTGCATGAACAGTATCTAAGTGGGCAACAAGAGCAATAGGAATATCACCCTCCGCAATAAGATAATTTTTGTTATCCGTTATTTGGTTTTCATAACCAAATTGTGATAATAGCAATTTCAGATAAGCGAGTAAAGAGCTACCTTTTACAGGATAACTAAAAATATATTGCATAAAACCTTTATTTACCATCAGGTGACACCTCCTTTGTTGTAACCTTGATCCCAGATTTTTCTAACGCTTTAGCTATAGTCATATGATGCTCACAAGAGTCACACAAGCCTAAGTCGCAGCGTCTTTGACAATCAATTCTAAATTTTGCAAATGATGGGATGATAGTAATATTGGAAACATCTTCTGTATATCCATCAATAATATCACTTAATTTACCTTCCCATTTACCACTATTATAAATCTTATAAAGAACATTCTGTTTTTCTAATAATTCATAATAATCATTTTTATAAAACTCAATGGTATCAATATAATCTTCATAGAATGAAACATCTTCTGGTCTAATGAAGAACTTCTCATATGGCGGGATTGTACTAAGCCTATCATTATCAATATAGTTAGCGACACATCTAATTTTAATATTCTTTTTATCACAATAAGTCTTTAATTTTTTAAGATTAAAACATAAAGAGTCTTTAATAAGAATTTCTGAAACTCCTATATTTGATAGATCTCTTACATAGAACCAGCCGGCTACAGGGTTTGCGTATAAAAAGTTTAATTCATTACTATTCTTATAAATATAATCTACATTAGTTGTTTTAAAAAGAATATTTGGATGTATCGCGGCTGCCGCCTTAAAAATCTCTATCTCGTTATCTGAGATCCCTCCATCAAGAATGTTTACAACTAATTTCTGAGATTTCTTTAATACGTTTTTACAAAAATCCAACAACCTGTTGCCTGATGTATACATAATTTCAATTTCAACATTATCTTTATCAAAATAACGAAACTTATTTGTATATTTGATACAATAATTCATAATTTAACAACTCCTTTTCTATTTTTCTATTGTTATTATATCATAAAAAAAATAGGAAGTCAATTCGACTTCCTATTTTAGTCTAATTACTCTGGTGAGCCATCCTCTGAAGACTCATTCTCATCCACCGTAGCCAAACGGTATCCCTTAACCTTACGCTTACCATCTTCAACATCATCCTTAATAGTAATTCCAGCCTTTACAAGCTGTGATAATCTAGCCTGCACCTTTGCTCTTGTAATCTCCTCGCCCTCAATCTGAGAAGTGATTGCATCAATAGTCTGAAGTTCATCAGTAAGAACAGCCTCTACCTGAGCTCTGAGCTCATCACCAGCCGCACGCTTCTTTGCTGCGCTCTTCTTCGCGGACTCCGCCTTCTTATCCAGCTCTGCGATTCTTGCGTCAATAAACGCCTGAACATCAGCAACTGCAACCCCATCAACGGACTCCATTGATGCGATAGCGTTTGAAATTGCGTTAAAATAATCTCTCTTAGTCATCTTTTCCATAGTATTTTCTCCTTTTTCTTTTGTTTTTTTATTTTTATCTCTTTTGTATGTATATATTATACTACTATTTTTTTAGAAAATCAATTATGTATCAACTAGAACCAAATAGGTTTTCTTAAAACTTTTGTTTGTTTTCCAAAAATGTCGGTAAATGTAGCTGCTTTATAGAGCTCTTCTTTTCCCGGATACACCTCACTAAATTGAGATTCTGTTGTAAAAATAGTTAATGGTATATTATAAAGAACTGACTTTTTTTCAACAATGATAAATTTTTTATTTTTAAGAGCTTCTTCATAACAACTCTTACAACAAGGAACAAAATGAACATCGTCCTCATGAAGTTTATTATTAATCAAAAGACTATTAACATTAGAAGAGTCATCTTTTTCAAATTTATCTTTTTCTTCTTCAAACGTTTTTATCTTATCATCTTTAATTACGAAGATTTTTAAACGATAGTATTTCCTTTTACTTTTGTTATAATAGTAATCACATACTTGAAGCCCTTCTTTTCTTACGTAATTTTTATTACAAATAGGACAAGAAATAATAGAAGAACCACAAACTTTACAAAAAGTCCGTTCCTTCCCATCAAATGTGATTTTTACGATATTTGTTCCTGCTAAAGAGCCACAACGAGGACAAGTAGCCAAATCTTCACATTCTTTACAAAGAGTAGAGCTTACATTTCTATAATTATGAAATCCTTCATCATGTCCTGCATATCTTAAAATATTTGTTTTTCCACAACATATACATTCAGATTTACCTGAATAAGAAATAAGCTTTTTAGTTTTAACTCTATTTCTATAACACCAATACTCATAATTTTCTGTATTATGAAGCATATCATTGTACATACCTGTTGATTTAAAATAGATATTTTTTCTTAAGCCTTCACTCTTGTTTGCAATGCTATTAGATACATCATCTAAATAAAAATCTGTCATTATATGGTCCATATCTTTATAAAGCTCTGGTCCAAATTCATATGTATATCCCATATTTTCTTTTGCTAACTCTTTAATCTTATCAATAATTGCAATATTAGTTTCTTTACTGCAATATGGATAAGCCTTGTTTGCTACAATAATGTCTTTAGTTGCCATAACAAGTCCACGCCATTTCTTATCATTCCATTCATAATCGCCAAATGAAAAACCTGTATCTTCCTTTTTTGAAGTATAGTAAACACAAAATACATTATTTGAGTTCATCATTTCAATAGTACCAATTCGATAGCACCCTTGTTCTTTCCAAGACATACAACTCTTCCACTTCGAGGCATTATCACTCATAGTCATAAAATCAAGAGGATGGATAGAAATAGTTAAATAACCTTTCTTCTTATCGTTTAACCAAGTAGAATATAAAATACGGGCATCTTCAAACTCTTTATCTGTGACTGCATTTGGAAAAATCTGATGAAGCTTTTTTAAAGTTTTCCAAATTTTTTCTCCATTTTGAAACTGATACTTTTTGCCATCCGCTGTAATAGTAATTTTTTTGCAATAATCTATATCAAGAATCCCATTTACAAAATGGTGTTCTGAAAAGATCAAGTCAATAAAACTTCTTAATTTATCTCTAACTTTTATTTCTTCAGTTGCTCTTGCACCGCTAAAACAATAACACCAAGAAGGTAAAGTAGATAAAGACTCTTTATTTTCTTCTGCGACCTTTTGAAAATATTTATCTTTTCCATTAGATTCTTTATAGTATTCTCTAAATTTGTTATAGATATTGCGAAGAGCATTGTCATACTTAGGGTCATAAGTGTTATAACCACTAAAAGTTCTATATATTTTTTCTGAGACTTCTTTTCTAAGAATATCCTCATTTACAAAAGGAAACTGAACTCGCAAAGAGTTACCTAGCCAATGATACAACTTAGTCTTATTCTTTGCCCAAACTGAGAGTAGCTCATCAACAGACTTTCTTTCCAAACCAAATGAACCATATAAATCAATATATGCGCCAATCTTTTCTTTATCTTCAGTTGTAAGTTCATCTAATAAATTCAACATTAAAATTCCCTCCATTTGATTCTTCTACCGCAATAAGGACAAATTGTTGGATTAGTCTTAATCACACGTGCGGAACGGCATCCTGGTTCATACATATCTCCCCAGCTAGATCGCCATTCACACAAATCTTTTTCCTTATCTTCTTCAGTCTGCATAATCATCGCATCCAAACCATTCAATCTACCATCATACTTTGGACTGGTGATAAATGAACTACCAATATTCGTATCAAACATTATCATCAACTTCCTTTCCTTTTCATTTACTATAATAATTATATCAAAAATTTATATAAAAATAAAGCAATGAATCTTAATTCATTGCTTTAAGAATCAATAGTTTCTTTTTTATTTCTGCTTCATCAATAAAAGATAAAGTAATTTTAATTAACTCTTTATCTAAGGCTGCTTTTTTAACCACATCAACATGATAATTTTGATCTTTAATCATGTCAAACCAATTTACCAAAGCTTTTCTTTCTGATTCCAATCCTATTGTTTTATCAAGTTTCAATTCAATAAGATATTCATTTAATGGATTTGAAACTTTGATACATTTTAAATAATCTACTCCTTTAAGTTTATTATATAAAAAGTATCTAAATCTATAGCCATTCGCTAAAGATTTTCCGGTATCATATCGAGATAGAGTGTTAATAGCTTGATGACAAATAGATTTAACCATTCTGTCTTTATCATAATTGGCAATATCTTCTCTTTTTTCTAAAAAAGTTTCTTTCCATTTATTAAGATAAAATGGATTTATCCACCTATATTGAGTAAAAAGAGTTTCCACAAAATTAACATTTTGCTTTTTTAAATTCTCAACCCAATGTACAATAGACATTATCTCACAATGTCCACCATCACTAAATTCAATAGTTCCAACCCGCACCGGACTAAAAGCAAGCTGTTCTACTGTTGGGATAATAATTGCTTTTATATCTACATCAGATTTTTCTGTTGCAATATTATAGTTTTGAGAACCATAAAGAAAAATACCTAAAATTTGATATTCAGGGTACTTTTTTAAAACAGCTTCTTTATGGTTCATAATTTTAGTCATCAATTCAAATTCAATATCATCTTTTTCCATATTAAACCTCTTTTACAATGCATCTTGTTAAAAGTACCTGACAATTTCCATTGTATTCATTATGTTCTTTAACCGTACCCATTAAAATAACATAATCACTTTTGATATCCAGCTTTTTAGATGTAAACCAAGTAAACAAATACTTATTGTCTGCAACAAAAGAATAAACATATGAAGTACCATATCTACCATTAAATGAATTGGACTTTTCAAGCTTACACTTAATTTCAACGCGGTCGCCGCATTCGCAATCGTAAAACTGGGTATATGTCTTAATATACTTTGACTTCAATTCCTTCATAAAGTCAACGCAACCTGCCTTAAAACCATATCTAAGCTGCTGATAGTTCTTTGGTATTGTGCCACCACAGGCAGCCCGCAGCTCATCCAAAGTAGTCTCAACTGCGACATCATTAAATTCAATCTTGCAACAATGATACTCTTCCGGAAGTTCGACTAAAGTTGGTCCATGCCAACCAAGAACTTTATTGTATTTATATCCCTGCGCTTTAAGTTCATCCTTGATTGAATAGGTGTTTTCTCCAATTACTACATATGTTTCTCTTGTTTTTGGATCAAAACCATTCTTTTCAAACCAGTTATTCTCCATACTATCTGACCTCCTCATCGCAGCTATCTGCATCATAATATTCAACTTCTTCGTTAATTATTACGCCAGGTCCATATCCTTCTACTGCAATGCAAGATCCAACCTCTCCAAGCATTGCTTCTGTGGTAATTTTCTTCATCATTTTGAAATCTGAAAGATAAACTGAATAAGTAAATATAAACATAATTATCAACTTCCTTTCCTTATTTTCTATATATATTATATAATAATTTTTATAAAAAATAAAGAGAGTTATTACAACTCTCTCTATTGTTTATTATCAATCTTTATTATTTCACATGCTTCATATAAAAGATAACCAGTAAACAGCACAAATAAAGGATGCTCTAATGGCATAATAAAAAGAATATATAGTAAAGTTACTATCATACCAAGATTATCATATTTGTGCATCATATCAAGTTTTCTATTTTTACAATGTTCTGATGAAACGATGAAGCAAATAGAAACAAAAGCTCCCACCAAGAGCATCAGAAAAAAATGGATTGATAAATACATGTTATACACCTACCAATTCTGTTTAATTTTTACTATTGCATCACAACATCTTGTTGTATAAAACTGTGGCTGTTTAACAACTTTGCCAGCTCTCGTGAATCCCTGAATAAACTTTCCGCACTTACTGCAATAAGCTGTATATTTATATGCTTTATCTATATCTTCTCCAAAGAACTCCTTTTGAGAGAAATGAACCTTGCCTGAACCACCAAGAGATAAGAAGATATTCTTCCAAGTATTATCATGCCCATGATTTTGTCCATCAAAAAGAAAAGCTAAGACATGCGCGAGTTCATGCTTGATGGTGTCTATAATTTCAGCATCGTTGTCACTATTAAGCAAGACTGCCGCGAACTCAACTTTCTCTACCTTATTACTTAAATAGTTAACAGTTACCCGTCCAAAGGTATTCTTGAACCTGCCATTAATAGAGATAGGAAGATCAACATCATATCCCTGTGAAACCATAATCTTTTTACAAATATCTTTTACTTCAACTAAAGTTTTCATAGTATTAGTCCTCCCACCATCCAGAATAGTCAATAATACAAGGTGTACCATCTGATACTCGATATCCAATATTCTCATTATGTAAATCCATAGAGATGCTTTTAGCAATATCGGAATCGCTATCTAAAAAATCTAAAAAGCTAAATGTTCTATCTTCGCCATAAGATTTAATTAAATCTAAGATAAAACGACTTGGAAAAAAATATTTTCCTTCAAGTCTATTCTTATATTTTTCAATATCTTTAGCAGTTTTCTCTTGGAAATTATCATCACAAGTATCATACTTATCCTCATAGGTTTCGCATTTTTCTTGTACATAGTGTAGATTATCAATTTCCTTAGTTTTAGCTAAGAAAATCTCATATCCGTTTCCTTCATTTATACACTCTTGATAGATATCTGCTTCAATCTGACAGAAATTATTTAAGATATCTTCTTTTATATCCGGTAAATCTGGATCGTATGTAAGATCATCACCATTATTTGCGTTATAATAAAAACATGTATTGAAAGGAACCTTGATTACAACATCAAGGTCAGGATCAATAATCACTGCTTTTGAAACTCCATGATTAACAACAGCTTCCTTATTGATGTTATATACTTCGTTTGTAAAATTGTAAAGTTCATTTGAATCTTCCCCATCTTCCCAGTAATATCCAAACTCATCTGGAACACTAATAGTCTTATAAATATTAAGTCTTTCTTCCTTCGATAGCATATAACATCAATTCCTTTCTTTTTTCATTTTCTATAATTATTATAACAAAAAAATTATAAAAAAACAATATAAATAAACCAAAGCAGACTTTAACTCTGCTTTGGTTTATTTATATTTTACATACATCTGTTATTATGTATGGCAAACATCCAGCTAAATTCTTTGATATCATCTGCACAATGAATTCCATTTGGACATATTTCATCAATGTTATCTTCATCCAAATTGATGCCATCAAACTCATCATAAAATTCTTTTCTCCCATTATCATAAGATACATGATATTTAGGATATCTTACTTGTGCCATCAATCCAAGAATAAACTCATCTGCTTCTTTCTCGCCCAAAGCTGCTTCATCAGCAGCCTTTTTATTTTCCTTAATAAACCTCCATGCATCATAGCTACTTTCAGAACTTTCATATTTAATATCAAGCATATCGCATATCCATTTAATGCATTTTTTCTGTTTTTCAGACATTACTTTCATTTATTTCTCCTTTTTAAGGTATTTAATTAAAGCATAGCAAATAAAAGCTATGCTTTAATAATTTTAATTCCAGCGCTCTGCATCCTCTATTTTAATTAAACAAATTTGACCATCTGGAGTATCTGAATATTTAACAACATAATAATCTTTTAATAATTCAGTCTTTGCTTTATTATCATTTAAAATAGATTCATTCACAGTATAAGTTTGAACTTGACAAATTTTCCAATATGCGATTGAAAAAATTAAACTACAAATAAAAATAACTCCAGTAATAACAATAGGGACGATATCAGCAGCATCGTCATAATCACTTACCATAATAAAGCTAAAAAAACAAGCAAAAGAAATAATTGCTAATACTATTGTCAAAGGTAAAATTACTGAATTTGCACAATCTACTTTATCTGATAATGTTAAAACATAATTGCTCATTAGTAAACACCTCTCATTTCTTTTTTATTTATTTTTGCCAACTTCTGTGCGCGGTTGTCGGTTCTGCGAGGACGAGATCCCGGTTTAGGATTGTATTTATTACAGGTCTGACAGGCTTTATTAAACGTACCTTCTCTGCCTTTAAGACACTGTCCTTCGCATACATAATATGAACATACTCTTTCCCTATCCTTTGCCATTTTTTTACTCCTCCTTTACATAGATAGTGATTTTACCATTTTCAAGCATACAGGCTTCACAATCATCATCATTATCAAGTTTAAAATTAGAAAGCCAATATGGAGTATCCCATACTCTACCTTCAAAAAGAATTTCTTCATCTTCTTTTATAACAACTTTTTCATCAAAGTAAAAATTCTTAATAAATTTTCCAAGCTTCATAGGCTATTCTCTCTTATAAATTCGCATCATGTCATACTCTTCTCCAACTGCTTTAGGCTCCTGCCACTGAGCGCCGCACTTAACGCACTTTACTGTATAGTGCTTATCCTTTGGATCACATGCAATAACACGGTATTCTTTATGTTTGCACTTAAATATTCCCATTTTGATGTTCTCCTTTCAATAAAATCTTATAGGCTTCAGCCTCCATATCACAAATTCCTTTAACATAACCAGCGATTTCATCGTTATTTTCTGAAGCATCCCAACGATGAATTTTATTCCGAATCTGTCTAAAAGCCTCTGATTGAAGAATAGTAGCAAAATCTATTGCGGGTTGCAGTAACTCATCATTTTGATTTTTTTTATCTGTAATATTAAACTTCTTATCCATAATATTCATAATATTGCACTTCCTTTCATGTTTTCTATAATTATTATATCAAAAAAATTATAAAAAAACAACAGGTGATATTTATTCACCTGTTGAGCTTATATAGTTCTTTGTTTTTTGATAATCTTCTTCTGAAATTGTTTTTAAAACATTTCCTTCTTGTGATAATATATGATTATTTTGTAGATAATTTGCTTCTATTGTGTTTGCATTAACCGCGGTTGCCGTCACTTTGATACTATTGCAGCCAATTATAATGATGCCAGCAATTGAGGCTGCCGCGAGTATACCTGTAATTAACTGAACAGCGCTAAAAGAACAATATTCAATTAAACTAAAAATAAAAGTAACTATAAAACAAAAGGCAAGTACAATAAATAAAAACATAGATGCATGTACATAGGTTATTTGTGTAGTGTATAAAACTTCCATTATTGATATTTCTCCTTTAATAAATCTGTTTCATTAAGTTGATATAAAGCAGTTAACTCATCTATCTCTCTTGTTATATCGACTGTAGATTCATCTGCTTGAATCTGTTTTAACATTTTGATACTTTTAGACACTGACTTTAATTGAATCTGTTTTTCAAGTTTCTTCTTGGTCTTAGATAGTAAATCGAGTAACTGCTTTGTTTGATCATCTGGATTAGGTATATCTGACAATTCCCAGATACTTTCTCTAATCTTTTCCAATTTTCTCTCTAGTTTATTCATATCAAACTCTATCAAAACCATAATTAAATAGAATACAATAATTATTAAATAGCCGATATTTCTCACGTAATTACCAAATTTCCATTGTAATTCAACAAAATTAACAAAATCATCATGTGTTTCAATATTAGCATTATAATTTTTATTGTATTTTTTAACTTCTTTTTCATATGTTTCTTTAGAGGAGTACCCACCATACCCATATTCTTCACTAAAATCGCTTCTATTCATATAAGGAAATGCAGAAAGAAGCCAAGCACAGAGAGTCAAAAAACAAATAATTAAAAGGGTTGATTCAATAGTGTCCGCTGATTTATCTTTTTTATATATTTTTTTTAAAAGGCTAAGTTTATTTTCTCCTAATAAAGATATTACTATAAACGATGAAGCAAAAAACATAATGATAGAATAAATTCCATGTAAAGCATATATTGTCATATAACTCACCTCTTTCTTACATAAAATAACTTTTCATATATACAGTTGTTTTTGTATTACCATTCTTATCTGGCAAAGTTTCCCACCAAAAACAATAGGAAGTAATTTTGACTACTTTACCCTTGCCGCGGTTTTGCTTTGTGAACTTTACAGCTAGATCATTCATCTACATCAAACCTTTCATCAATAATTCTTTCTAATTTTTCTAATGGTATGTTAATAGTCATATCTTTTAAGTTTAAATATTCGTCCCAAAGTATGTATACTAAATCTTTTGCTCCCCTCGCATAAGCTTCTTTTCTAATAGCTTGTCTATTCATAAGACCCTTCCTTTCTAATTATCTGTGACAATGGATGTACATAATCTGGTTCTCTTGTTTCTATATTTATGCAATTATATGGTGTCGCGTCATCCCAGTACATAGGTATCTTTATAAAGGGGACGCCGCCACAAATAAAAAAATCTGCAAGCCGCAAATCACGAAAAACCATAGATTATCTCCTTTCTTATTTTTCATAGGGCGACATATCTCTTCTGGTTACAGTCATTTCTGCATCCAAGAAGTAAATTTGATTATCTGATAAAAAACGGGCTAATTGTCCATTTTTAAGATTAACTGCATTAACTTGAATAGAGTAACTACCTCTCGCGTAATCTGCAGTTGCAGTTTCAATTTTCATATAACAATCATTGTTATATGAAAATATATCTCCTATATTAACAGATTTAAAAGGGTATGCTTTATTAGTTGGCATTTTTATTTTTAACATTATTATCCCTCCATTATAACTAATTGTGTTTTAAGTGGCATTACCATAGTATTATCTGAAAAATGTTGAATATTTTTATCATAGAATGATACTGCATTACCCTCTATGCAAGATTTGTTGTTTATATAATATTTTACATTGTCAGCTATCATGTCATCTACTATAACTTCATGAGGATTTATACGCATATAAAAATCTTTCCATTTAGTAATTGGATCACAATATTCAAAACATTCTCCTATTTTAATTTTTGAAAAAGGAATTTTTTCCTTTTCTTTTTTATTTACGATTTGCATTTTATTTCTCCTCTAATTTTTATACTGAAATTGACAATGTTGCTTTTATTGGAAATACTGCCGCATTAGAGCTAATTTCGATTAGCATATTAGTAGTTAAATTTACAGCATTTTTACGACTATTGTTACTATTAACTTTTAAAAAAACAGAAGCATCTGCATTGCAACTTAGCATAAAACATCTTCCGGTTTCAAGTTCTGAAAAACTAACACATTTTGGAAAAATAAGTTTTTCAATTACCATATTTATACCCTCTTTCTTTATTTTCTATATTTATTATATCAAAAATATTAAAGTTTTTCAAATTGATATTGCTTGGGCGGCCGTAACTTGACAAACAAAAATAAGTTTGTTATAATATTATTAGAAAATAAATAAAAATAAAACAAAAGCAGTTAATAAAAGGTTTGAAGAAGGACATGACGGATCGAATCTTTTCGGATTGCGGAGGGAGATTAAATGGATTATTTTAATAGATGTAATGATGAAGAGATGGGTGGGATCAGCTATTGTAGCTGTGATTTGACCTCAACCGGTATTACTACTAATCGAATATCGAATATTAAGTTTGGCGATTTAGCACTGGATAGAGGCAATATAACAATAGACAAATATGATACAGCAATAAGTGACTTGTCTGAACGGTTAAAAAAGGTATCTGGTGATTATTATATTTTAACAGAAAAAATAAAAAACCTATTTAAACAAGAGAAAAGCAGTAGTAGATTAAGTGAGTGGCGGGAGTTTGACTTAGAGGCTGCTACAGGGAGAGAGTTTGAGACACGATGAGTTGGGTTATTATTTTGATTTATATAGCGATAGCTATTGTTAGTTTGTATTTTGGATTCCGCGCGGGAGTTGAATTGATTGTCACGGCGATCCGCAAGAATCCAAATAAAATGTTGACAGCAATGGGAATAAGAGTAGTAAGGAGAGTTGAACATGAAGATACCACAAAGCGTGGCTCGCGCGATAATAAGAATACATGATTTCATTATTTATAGAATTTGGACAAAATTCTAAACTATGTGTTGGGCAAAAGCCGATAATTTGTTTGTAATTGTTTACAAATATAGTATAATAAAAGAGAAAGGAGGATTACGGAATTGAATCTTCAAGAAACATGTCAGCGATTAAGGCTGAGTGAGTCGACTCTACGAGAGGCGTTTCCGCGCACTGTTAGAACTTTAGAAAAGCAAGGTATTAAATTGACTAAGGTTGGCAGAGGGCAAAATGCAGATTATACTATTGAATATGTAAACAAGGAGTGATTTAAGTGCCAATAAGAACCAAATATAAAACTATTTATTCTTTAAGAGTAAGGATGCTTTTAAGGGATATGGGTTTTGAGCCTCTATTAGAGAAAGATAATATATATAGATCTGGATTGAAGTGCTGGATATATGAAGTTACAGATAATTTTAATAAAGCTCTTGATAAAATATTAGGGGGTAATTAAAATGAAAGCTGTAACCACAGATAGACCAGTTAAGTATGAGCCGGGAGAATTTTTTCAAATTTCAAATAAAGGTTTGAAGGCAGCAGCTAGTCTTAATAATAATGGATTATTATTGTGGTTATATTTGTGTAAATTTAAGAATGGTACTAAGTGGAAGATAAGCCCGCAGGCTATCAGTAATGAACTGGGGATAACTTTAGATAAAGCTAAGAAGGTTTCAACTATTGGATACCAAGAATTAGTTGCAGCAAATTTTATTAGGGATGATGTGTTCTACGCGGACGGTTAAATAAAAGTGCTAAAATGGCACTTTTTAGATACAAGGAGTCTATTAAAAAGTGCTTAATCGGCACTTTTATATACAAGAAAAAGTGCTTAATAAGCACTTTTTAATGAGCAGAAAGTGCTTAATTGGCACTTTTTTCTAAGGAAAAGTGCTTAATCGGCACTCTAATATATAAATAGAGAATAAATACTAAATAAATAAATAGACGGTATAAATAATCTTTACGTAGTTCGCTTCGCTCACTACTCCAAGATTATTTATACCTTTAGGCGCGGCGTAGTGATGTAATGTTGAAAGAGGGGCCGGTGTAAAGAGATTAAAACCTTGTCCCTATATTTATAATTAAAAGGAGAGAAAAGAATGGATAATTATGGTTTTTGGTGTGATGGAATTAGTGCAGAAGATATGTGCAATAAAGTATATGATGCACTGAGAAAAAATGTTATTGCTTTAAAAACTAATACTATGATAGTTTTTACTTATGGTGATTGTTGGTCTTTTTTAGATTTAAACATGGATAGTCTACTGCGTATAAAAAACTTTTTTGATGCTAGTTTTGTTGAAGCAGGGTATAAAGATAAAGAGAAGATTGAAATGATTAAGAATACTAATAAAGACCCTGAAGATATTTATATATTAGATTTGGATAATATTGAAAGAAGCACTATTTATAATCCACAAAAGTATGTTATGGAGGAGAATGAATAATAGATGGATATTGGAAAGAATTATGCCTTTTGGTGTAACAAAGATGATGTAAAAGATGTGTGTAATAGGGTATATGATTTGTTAGATAAAGATGTCGTTGATGCAAAAAGCAATACTATGATAGTATTTAAGAATAATGATTGTTGGTTCTTTTTAGATGTTGGGTTTAATTGTATGGATGGACTCTTTGATGCTAGTTTTGTTGAAGTTGGGTGTGAGAATAGAAAACAGCTTAGAATGATTAAGCGTAGTAATAAAAAATATCCTGTTGCACAAAAAGCTGTTTATAAGTTAGATTATAGTAATGATGATAAGTTAAAGAAAAGTATATTGATGCCTGAATATTATTTTAGAGATAGTTTATTAAGCAGGAATATTGGTATAGGATGTATTAGTAAAGAAAATATGGATATAGTGAGAGAAGAGTTAGTTAGTAACTTAGATGTAGAATATTATTCAGAAGATGTTATTGTAACAACAGATGGATCTTTTATAAAAATTTTTCAATTAGGTAATGAGAATATTAGAGGGTATAGGTTTGGAGAAGTATATATTGAAGAGGGGTACAATAATATGGATTTTATAATTGCTTGTGTGAGACCTAAGTTAATATATAATCCATATAATATTTATATATTAGATATTGATGATGTGCGGGTAGCATTATGAGACCGCGGCGGTTCGGTGGAAGATTTTAGGGCTGGGTTAAAAGGGGTCTGGGGCAATGCCGCGTATACAGACATTAGTTTTGAAAAATGATCTGAAAATTCGAGGCTCTGCCTCGAGCTCCCTTTTACTATTGTTTTATATTAGAGAGGAGAAATAGTTATGTTTAATACAGAGATTGTTGCTAAGGATATTGATGGTATAAAGATGCAGTTGAGGAAGGCATATGATGGCGATGTGCCGGCGGGTTTAGCTGTTTTTTATTGGTTAAAGAATAATGGTATAGGGATTAGAGATAGGAATGGTGAGATTGTTAGGGATGAGGATTTATATAGTTTTTGTATAAAGTATGGTGCAAGTGTTGATAGGGCTATTGTTACAGCGAAATATGAAGGTGTTAGTAATGAAGCTGATAGGGTGTTTAGAGAGCAGGTAAGGAATTGGAGTTGGAATGAATATGCTAAGTCTGGTAATAAATAGAGCATTAGACAGTGTTTTATCTTTGAATAGTGTTGGATAGCATTTTGTCTCTGGATAATATTTTGAATAGTGTTAAATAGAGTTTTTATTTTTGAATAGTGCTAGATAGTGCTAGATAGTGTTTTTGTCTCTGGATAATGTTTTTGTCTGGCCGCGCATACCCTGGACCATGTTCCCGTCACCGTTATCGTTTTAGTCTTTTTATTCTTCATTAAAGAGATCCCTAGACGAGAACCCGCGCAAAAAGTCCCTGTACATGTAATGTGTACAGGGACTAATTACTTTAGACTAAAAGAGTCTGAAAAGATTAAACAAATCCGCCATAGAATCTGACTCCGGCTCCTTCTTTACCTTAGGCTTAGGCTTGCTCTCAGTCAAATCCATTGCCTGAATGAAAAGCTCGATAACCTTCATCTTATCAGTCAGGTCCTTCGTAATCTCAGCTGCGTCTTCATCTGAAATATCAATTCCAGTAATAGCTTCCATATAATCCAACACATCAGCAATCAGATATTCTCTTACGGCATTCACTTCTTCAGTATCAATCTTTCTCTTATCCTTGGCTGCGGCAACTGCATCGGCTTCCGCCTGCGCCATCTTGCTAATCTCTTCAACTGACTTGCCTTCTGCAATAAGCTCTGCTATTGTTTTACCCATAGTCTTATAACCTCTTCTTTCTATTTCATTTTCTATATATATTATATAATAATTTTTCAGAAGTGTCAAAGGCACGAAAGCATATACCAGTAGTAAAACTGTAATTAGCTGTAACTATGTTTTTTCTATTGTTGCGAGTATTTGTTCGTTTTTATATGAGAATAAGAAAAAACGAAGCTAATTTACTTCCCCTATATAATTATATCAAAAATACGAAAAAATGTCAAGAGAGATGCGCTGAGGCATTTATCAATAGAATCACTGTAATTCGATACAGTAAGCCATTTTTTATTCTGACGGATATTTTTACGTTTCAGATAGAAAACGAGCAAATTCACAACAAAAGTAAGTCAAACATCTAATTTCGGGAACCGTATGGCGGTTTTCAGATTTCAAACAACCAGGAAAAAAAGCCATATAGGGTCTGGTCGTGGGAACTCGGCGTTGCCCGGTGGTCAACGCCGCGACATTATACCACATTTTATGTGCTTTGTCAAGTAAAAAAATAAAAAAATAGAGGAAAATTCCTCATTTTTTAAGGAATTTTCCTCTAAAAACCTTTATTTCTTAGGTTTTCTCTGCTCAATTAAGTCGATTTTGAACTTGCGACCATTGATTTCTAAAGAAATCAGCTTGTTTTCCTTAAGAATCTCAACCTTTTCGCCATAAATACTTTGCAAATTGGTTAAAATATCATGGAAAACTGCTTTTTTTTCATCAGAAATCTTCACTGTCCTAGGCTTTGAATCCTTGCGCTTTTCCTGGGCAATCCCGTGGTCAACTCTCTGTCCTTTGGTTTTCTCTTCCAACTCGACAACCTCTTCCATTGTGAATCCTTCGGGACATTCTTCCAACTCTTCACAAGGTTTATCCCACATCTCATGGCAAAGCATTTTGCCATTCTTACAGATAAGGTTTTCGCAATCTTCACACAACTTGATATTCATATTCACAACCCCTTTCCTTTACTGTACTTATATTATATCACAAGAGGTTGAGAATGTCAACCTTTAATTGCGGTTTTCGGTGGGAGAACCCCACCGACCGCACATTGTTTTTACTAACCCTCGATACCCTCGGTATTAAGGGCGAAAGTCATCTTCTTACCATCTGGAATACGGCGAACAAGATATACCTTAGTAGCATCTCTGTTTTCATCCTTTGCTGGACCAGCAAGCTGAGTCATCAGTGCTACAATCTTATTGAGTGAATACTCGCCATTAAAGGCGGTCATAATCTCTGTACAGGTCATAGGCTTAGAGTCCTCAAGTACATCAAGAATCTTCGCCTTGATTTCCTCGTTTGCGGTCTGATTCTTAGACGGCTTACGGTTGGCGTTCTTCTTCTCAAGGGTTGCAATCTCTCTTGCACAGAAGTCCTTAATATCCTCGGACACGCCCTCAATAGCCATAATCATTTCAAAGTACTGCTTCTTTGTTGTCTTGTTTGTTGTTGTCATAAAACATACCCCTTTTCTTAATAAATTCTTAACTCTTTGTTACATATATATTATAACATATTTTGTAAGGTTTGTCAAGCATTTTTTTTTATTATTTTCTTTTCGGTTTAGAACCTTTAATCTTCCTTGACCTTACATGCTTATTATAACATATTTTTTAATGTTTGTCAATAGGTTTTTGAAAGTTTCAAAATTTGTTTTCCTCACGACCGAGGTTGCTATTTTGTTTTCTTTCCTTACCTTGTAAATACATTATAACAAAATATTTATAGAAAATCAATATCGGAAAAATGCACAAAATTCGGGATGCACAAGGTTAAAAAATTTGTGCAATTTTCCTATTGACAAATGCCAGAGCTATGTGGTATAATATCTCGGCGTGCGAGGAGCGTGCACGCCGCGCCATTATAGCATACTTTCTATTGTTTGTCAAGAGTTTTAAGTAAAAAAAATAGGCATTTTGCCTATTTTGTTAATGCATTAAAAGTAATTGACATTCGATCAAGTATGCTTGGATAATTAAAATCATTAAGATGCTTTTCTCCTAATGCCAATGTTATTGAAGTTAAAATATCATCTGCTTTTTCAAGAATTTCTTTTTCTTCTTTTGTTATCTCAATTACTTCTTTAATTTTTGCCATTTTATTTTACCTCTCTTTCATTTTCTATAATAATTATAGCATAACCATAAATATTTGTCAAGTGTTTTTTCATTATTTCAATCCCTCTCTTTTAATAAAATCTTCTGACCAAGCGGTATACTCAACAAACCAAGGTTTTTTTAGTGTTTTATCTCTTTTACACCCAACTTTTATATTACCCATTCTTTGAGAACAAATTACTGATACATACTCAATAGCTTGCTTATAGGTTGGGAAAAAAGATTTCTTCATTCCTATTACCATTCTTATCTACCTCACTTTCTATACCTATTATACCACCGCTGACCTACTCTGTCAAGAGTAAATCAGCTAAAAAGTCAATAATATTTTCTGCGGTCGGGTCGATTGTTTCTCCCAAGCTCCAACCCTTGCGAACCTTTGCGTTATCATCAAAAAGAATCTGATTGCCACCATGCTTGCGTGTACAGTTTGCTTTTGTTGTGCCATACTTCACAAGGTGGATTTCATCAAAAGGGAAGTTATATCTAGTAAGCCAATCTCTTTTTGCAGTTCTCACAACTTCGTCAAAGTCTTTTGTAGAATCCTTAGACAACCAAGATGTGACAACGATTCTGTAACCAACGCTCTTCAAACAACAGAGAAGAGAACCAAGCAAAGCCATATCCCAAAGTGGTTCAGCCATAATGTAAGGGCGCGGATTCTCGTTGTGTAAATCCTTAAGCCAGCCCTCTACTCCGTAGAAATTTGCGATTGTTCCATCCATGTCAAATACTAATGTTTTCATATCTTTTTTACCTCTTTCCTTATCTTTTCTTTATTATATCATGTTTAATATTATTTGTCAAGTATTTTTTTATTTTATTACCATATTATAATATTAGAATTATCATAATCTATCTCAGGTTCATGGGCGTTATCCGCGACACCGCCGTCATAATAGACAGAAACTTCTGTATCTGATGGATACTGTTCTAATATTCTAATTAAATCTTTAACTGTCATATTTTTTACCTCTTTCCTTATCTTTTCTTTATTATATCATGTTTAATATTATTTGTCAATAGTTTTATAAAAATTTTTCTAAAGAAATTTCTCTATCTTTTAGATACTCCACAAAATCATCAGCAGGAAGCATTCCTGAAAGAGTTTTTAATGAAGTGTTTTTATCTTCTATATACTCAATTTTGATTTCTAATGGTGCAAAATTTTTTTCTGTGATAGAAAAATAATTATTAAACAAATCCGCAGTATGAAGTACCACCTTTGGACGATGTTTAAAAAATGTTTCGTCCATTTCTGCATTACAGATTACCCCATTCTGTACTTTTGTTACCAACTCTTTAAAATCTCTAATATAGAATAACTTTTCAGTTGCTTTTTCTTCTGGTAAAAACTGCAAATCTTTAAAAATAGATGTATCTTTAAAACATTCCCAACCATTAAACTTAATATAAGTTCTTCTATCAAATACATGCTTCATACTTATTACCCCTTTCCTTTACCTTACATACTTATTATACAGGATAGATTTTAATTTGTCAAGCATTTTGGGATAAAAAAAATAAAAAAAATTTTTCAAAAAACCCTTGACAAAAAGCCGGGATTATGGTATACTGGAAGTTCGGCGCGCCGCGACCTATGGCGCGCCGCCCATTATAACACAAAAATCAATTTTTGTCAAGCACTTTTTCAAAAAAATAGGGTGCGATTTCTCGCACCCAAGGAAAGGAGGTAACAATCTTTTACTGTATTAGCAGGCGCGACAGGATTTGAACCTGTAAATCGCGGTTTTGGAGACCGTTGCTTTTCCATTGAGCCACACGCCTATTTTTAATTGGGAATGGAGAGAATCGAACTCTCGCCCCGTCTCTAACGCCCACCCTTGGTTGATTAAGTCAAAAGTGCTTTTAGAGGGGTATCATCAATGTGACGTGGCTTAACGAGCCACCGCTCTACCACTGAGCTACATCCCCATGTCTTAATTATATTTTATCATATAGGGGCTTGTTTGTCAAGCCCCTTTATGAAATTTTTTACTGCTTAGGCAAGGCGGAACTTAACCACCTTACCCTCAGCAAATCTAACCACTGGATACTCAACACCATCCTTTGGCTTTGCACCGCCTGACAACTGCGTCATCAGTGCTACAATCTTATTGAGTGAGTAGTCACCGGAAAGACCATCTTTGATTTCGGTACAAGTATTTCCGTCCGAACCCTCAAGGAACTCCAGGATTTTAGCCTTGATTTCCTCGTTTGCAGTCTGATTCTTCGATGGCTTACGGTTTGCGGACTTCTTATCGAGTGCCGCGATTCTTTCCTCGGCAAACTTCACAATGTCCTCTCTACCGTTTGCAGTAGCAAGTGCGATAACCTCATTGAACATTTCCTTCTGTGTAATCTTCTTTTCCATAACTATCTACCTCTTTCTTTCTTTATTATATATTTATTATATCATACTTTTTTTATTTTGTCAACTATTTTTTTTATTTTCTTTTCGGCGGACTTCTCATTTTTCCTTCCCTCACTTTCTATAATTATTATATCACATTTTTTATTGTTTGTCAACTACTTTTTTTATGTCTAATGAGTTTCAACTCATAGTTTCCAAAATGTAGCGCAACCTCTCGCTCCCTTTTCACTGTAAATCCGTATTCCTCAAGGGTAGCTTGGATTTGTTCTAAAATTTTTAATTTTTCTACGTCTATTTTTCTCTCTTTTGTTGGCTTGTCTCGTGGCTTTATGCTACGCTCATAGTGTTTAACATTGTTTTCCTTGGCTTTGATTTCTAAATCAGCAATTTTACCAGCTTCTTCTTCGCTTACTGGTTCGCCGTCTTTTTCAAACTCAGCCATGATTTCTTCTATCAACTGCGCTCTTGTTTTCATACCTTTTCTTCTCCTTTCTTTCTTCTATTATATATTACCACACTTTAGGCGGTTTGTCAAGTGGGAATTTTAATTTTCCCACAAGAGCCGACGCATTTTTTTATGTTGCTTGAAACAATAGGCAAGAATCTCTTTCTCGATTAGCACATCTTCAAGTGCGGTGTGGCTTTCTATAAAATCATTATCTTTTTTGATGAATCTGTAAAGAATTTCAGCGGTTGCTCTTGGCTGCCCATTCTTTGTAACATAGCCATTTTCAGCACAAAATCTTTTGTATGTTGACATTTTTAGAATAACATCCCTTGCCATCTTCAAAGTATCACAAATAATATATTGTGATGGGAAAAAATAGCGGTATTTTGATTTTGTCAACCATCTTTCTGTTGTATTCAATGTTCCATGATCGAATCGCATATTGTGGGCGTAAACTTCTTCTACTCCGTATTCTTCGCACACTTCAAAGAATTTCTTTCTAATATTGTAAAATGTTGCAAGTGTGCGCTTGCCTGCTTTGATATCTTCCCAATACTGCGGAATCTTGTTGGCATAATAGGCAGACTTCATCAACTCACGCTCTCCGATAAAGATATCCGCATTGACAAAGCTATATGCTTCATATACGTTGCCATTCTTATCTACGATTGCGAAACCAAAATCATACGTCCACATATTACTAGGAATTACATCTTTCAAGTCTTTGTCAACAGGGCAAGTTTCTGTATCAACAACTGCTCTGTACTTAATTCTTCTATCAATCTTTTTTTCCATTTTTTTACCTCTTTCCTTTACCTTATGTACTAAGTATAACATATTCAAGGGAGTTTGTCAAGACCTTTTTCAAATTTTTTCAACCTTTACTGTACCTTGACTTCCTTACGCACTCGACAGGGTTTTGTTTCAAGCTTTATCAGCTCCCTTGTATGTATTTATTATAGCACATTTAGTTTGCTTTGTCAAGCATTTTTTTATTTTCTTTAGGAAGTTTGTTTTCAACTATCATGTTGTTATCTCTTCCTTACAAGTATTATAATACTACTTTTAAGCATGGATTGATACAAAATTCTTGCGTTTTTTATCAGATTCTTTTCGTAAAAATTGCACAATTCGGGAGAAAAATTTTTGTGCAATTTTTTCAAAAATTAGTCTTGACAAACTGCGGGTACATGTGGTATAATATTGCGGCGCGCCCCAACCGCAAGCGCGCCGCCATTATATCATATCAAAGGAACTTTGTCAAGTTTAATTTCAAAAAAAATAATGGTTAAAAACCATTATTTTTTAAGTCAATGATAAATTTTCTCAACTCGGCTACTGTTATGCAAGGATTTCTATTGATGTGGCTAAGAATCTTGTCACATGTTGCATCTTTTGATTTTTGGTTAGCCTGCTCTTTAAGATAATCAAAAGTATAATCATGACTCCAACCCATCGTTGGCAAGCACCTCCTCAATTTTATTACGTGCATCTGTTATGAGATTAGCCTCTTCAATCTCAAAATCTCCATCAAAGAAATCATTAAACTTGCTAATATTCCATGCTTTAATGTCTTCTGGCTTGATTTCAAAAGTATAAAGAGGACGGCTGTAATTGTTTTCTCTATTCCAAATTTCAAAATCTTCTGTTATCCACTCTTTATCAATAAGAAATTGAACTGCACTTTCATAACTATCTGCTACTCCAATAACACCATCATTATCTTCATGAATAATATAAATTTTCATTTTGTTTACCTCACTTTCTATATCTATTATACCATAGGGTTGACTACTTGTCAACCCTATTTTTCAAACTAGGGTGCACTCTTCCAAACTGTGCAATCATACGCTGACGCATAGGCGAACTTGCAATCAAAGTCTTTGTTGCAATTTCGGGGTCTACAAGAATCGCCTTGTATTCTCCGTGGATATTCTGTGCAGTTCTCTGTGCATGTTCGAGGGTTTTGCGTTTTGCAAAACCTACACGTCCTGGCTTTGTTACCTTATAAATAACTTCTCTCATAACTATTACCCCTCTTTCTAATGAATAAATATTCCAATAATAATACAAATGAGTGTGATGCCCAATGGAATCCACAAAGGAGCAAAAACCCAAACCCATGATATTGAAATTACTTTTACCAACTTCAAAACCAAAAGAGTAATAAACAATAAACCACTAAAACTAATTCCACCTTTTTCCATAATCTCTTACCTCTCTTTCATTTTCTATATTTATTATATCATATTTAAAGATATTTGTCAATACTTTAATTAAAAAGACTAGCAATAGCAACAATAAGCCAAAGAATGATACCTAAACACATAGTACCCAGCCAAAAATACAGATTGATTTTACAAATCAAATAATCTTCATCAAAAGGCATCGGAAGTCCTGCACACTCAGCAAAAATAGCATATGCTACCATCAAAAAGAACCATCCACAAGAGAAAGCAATAACACATGCTCCACCAATTCCACAAAAACCTAAAAATGTCATATCTAACAACTTCCTTTCTTTATTTTCTATAATGATTATACCATGTTTAGGGGTATTTGTCAACCCCTTATTTGATTTTTTTCAAAATAATTGCATTTCTGATATTTACCCATGTATCAGAATATGTACCAACGTGTACACCATTGCGGGTGACTGTCCAGCGATACCCATATCCAACTATCGTGTACCCCATAACTTCAAATACCATCATATTATCAACCGCCCTTCCTTTACCTTATGTATGTATTATACCGCATAGAATCCTATTTGTCAATAGGAGTTATCCACAAAGTTATCCACAATTTCGGGATAGTAAATTGTGGATAACTTTTTTGAAAATTAGTCTTGACAAACCTGAGTCATGTGTGGTATAATATTTCGGCCCGCTGCGATGGTGCGCGGGCCGCCCAGTATATCATATTTCATTTAATTTGTCAAGAGAAAAATGAAAAATTTTTTCTAGGGTATTTTCATCTCAAAATTCCATTATATCACAACTGCCGCGATATGTCAAGCTTTTGTTGTAAAAAAATTAGGGGCTATATAGCCCCTAAGCTAAGTACTCAATATCATATGTAATCCCTGCCCAGTCAAATTCTGAATCTTTATTAGAAATTGCATTAAGCAAATCAACAAGCTCATCAGTTTCTAATCCTATTTCATTACACATATCAAGAAATTTATCGAGAACCTCATATTCTTTTTTTGGAACAGTAATCTTTCTTGCAACTTTCATACTCTTTACTCCCTTTCCTTTATTATGTATTTATTATACCATGCCTTGACTAATTTGTCAAGGCTTAATTCCAAAATTTTTCAAAATTTCGTTGCGTTTTTTCTTGCGCTGAACTGCATCGCTGACACTTGCCGCGATCAATGGCGGTATAATAAACACGCATCCGCAACCAAAAGCAATTATAATTTCCATCTGCTACACCTCTTCCCTAATAGCATATCCTTCAATATTACGAAAAAAGAAACAAAGCATATCTTTGTTATTATTCTTCTTAAATCTGATAAAACCCTCTGTTACCTCAATGTCAGTACACTTATAAAACCAATCAACATGCCCATTTTTAAAAATTCCTATTGTCATATTCTTTACCTCTTTTCCTTAACTTTTTTTTATTATAACATACTTTCTATTGTTTGTCAATACTTATTTTAATAAACTGTAATAGTTGATACTATAAAATAATTATTGTGCGTATCAAAAAACATCCAATTAAACAAATCTTTTTTATTTAAGTGTTTGTTTTCATAATCCCATTTATCAGATTTTATATCACAAGCTTTTTTACAATCCTCTATTTTTCCAAGAATAAAGCCGATACATTTATCTTTGCTTGTAAAATATGCTTTTTCTTTTACCCCATAGCAGTTCTTTTTCTTTAACTACATAGATTTTCTTCATATTTTTTACCTCTTTCCTTTATTTATCCTAGCTATTCTATTTGCAAAAGGTCATTCCTAGGTTCGCCTTGCTTGAGATAGAAGAGAATCGAACTCTTGTTTCTATGCGCATTAGCGGTTTGCCATTTAGCCTACTATCCCTTATTTCTATATTTATTATATCATATTTATTATTATTTGTCAACAACTATTTTTTAAATCCATATGGAAGGCTTCGGCTCCTCAGTCAACCGACCACCTATTAGATAACCTGTCAACTGAGTGGTGAGCCTCTATCTCTTCCTATCTTTTGTTTGTACCTATATTGTATCATATGCTCTTACTTTTGTCAACCCCTTTCTAAATTCTTTTGATATGAATATTGTTTGTATATTCTGTAACATCAGACATTGCAATCATACGAAGCAAACCCCAGCAAGTAAACTCATCATGCGTTCCAATAACTTCAGCAATAAAATCAACGATATGCTTGATATTAGCCTGAACACTATCTCCAACAAGGAAGAAATCATCGCCATATGAGAACTCATGCGGATTGCTTGAAGTTTTCACAGTTTCGCCCATATCGAGATAGCCAGCGATCATCTCCATTGTTCCCCAGAAGTCAATCTCATTGCCATTACTATCCCAGAAGTCTGACTCATCGCTCTCCCAAAGTCCCTCGATAAAGTCAATATAGCTATAAATATTAAAGCCCTCAATACTTGTTACTACAATCGTCTTACAACCATTTTCCAAAACCATAAACATAATTTTTACCTCTTTCCTTTCAAACAACCAAATCTTCAAACCCTATGGAGAGTGCCTACTTGACACTCTCAACCGTGAATCCAGCTTTCTCAATCTCACGAATCTTCGCAAGTGAGTAGCAATCCTTGTCAACAACAACTCCGCCAAGTTTAACAACAACCATCTTCATAATTTTTTACCTCTTTCCTTTTCTTTATTATGTATTTATTATACCATACCTTGTGGGGTTTGTCAACCCCTTTTTACTACTTTTTTGTTTTCTTCTCAAGCCAAGCCTGGAACTCAATCTCACTGCCGCAGAAGTGACGAACCGCGCCACCCTCGAAACCAACAATATAATTGCAACCATGCTTCTCAATTTTAACAACTTTCATACTCAACTACCTCTTTCCTTAATTTCTGTACTTATTATAGCACATCTTATTGAGTTTGTCAACACCTTTTTTGTAAGTTTCTGTTTTCAGCTATCGTGTTGTTTCTGTTCCTTACAAGTATTATAATACTACTTTAGGTAACAAAAGTCAATAGTTTTTTATAAAAAAATTGCACAATTTCGGGATTGAAAAAACTTGTAAATTTGTGCAAATTTTCTCTTGACAAAGTGCGGTCACCTGTGGTATAATTTTTCGGGCAGCAGACCAGGTGTTCGATGGTTGCGGAAGTCGCTTTAGTGCAGTGAACTGTAACGCTTTAACGCGCTAAAGTATTATGCCCATTAAAAAAGAGAAGATTTTTATATCTTCTCTACAATGTCAAGAAATACGCATTTAATATAATGAGTGCAATCTGTGTCACATAACTATTCACATGCGCTTTTGCTTTTACATTCAACACAAGCCAAACACTGCAATTCACAATGCCAAGCCAAGGTGCCCACGCGAAACCGCACACCACAAACAAGACATTTAAAATTGTTATAATTGTAGTCAAGTCCGCAACCTCAAAAACATACTTCTTTTCTGTGATACTGAAAAATTCTTTCATTTTTAACCTCTTTCTAATTTGTCAATCTATTGTTATCCCAATCTACAAGCAGTAATTCAAGTGCGTTTGTGTCTTTGTTCTCGATAGCTTCCTCAATTCTTTCAATCAAACTCATGTTCTCTTGTTTCCTTTCCTTGTGTTCCTTACAAGTATTATAATACTACTTTATTCAATAGATTGATACAATTTGCTTGCGTTTTTTATTAAATCCTTTACCTGTTTTAGGAAAGATATTTTTTTATTTTTTTACATTTTTCCTCTTGACAAGTTGGCTAGTAGTGTGCTATAATAGTTCGGACACCAGACCATTTGTTCGATTCAGAACGAACAAAAAAAGAAGGCTTTTGCCTTCTTCCTACATTGTGATGCAATCGTAACGTGTAACAATCTTCAGATGTCTGTCCTTGTTGATTGCCTGAAGTCTTGCAAGTTCCTTTTCAGCCTTTGCTCTCTCGATCGACTTTGTGTTATCATCAAAATAGTTTGTTCTTGTGAATACAAAATAGTTATCCTCGATTGTGAAGTATGCAAGTGTTGTCTTATTCATAGTTATTTACCTTTAAGCCTTTGGCTTTCCTTTCCTTATCTTTATACTAAGTATAACAGATTGTGCTTTGTTTGTCAAGCACTTTTTTCTATTTTTCTAAACTTTTGTTAATGTACTCCATTGTGCTATCATCAACAGGTCTTACAAGTTCGCTTGCTTCTGTTGGTCTTTTGCCTAATGCTTCTACATCAATAGTATTTTCGAGCTGTGCTGTTGGTGTCAACTCCAAATCAATGTCGTCATGCGCTCTGAACACCTTAAAGCCTACAATGCACATTACAAAGCTAACAAGCAGCACACCAACAAAAATAGACAATGTAATCAATGCCGTTTCTACGTTTATTCTCAATGCTGACTTTCTCTTATTATTCATAGTTGTTTACCTCTTTCCTTTATCTTTATCTTTATTATAAGCCTTTTGTTATTGATTGTCAAGCTTTTTTTATAAATAAATTGTACTCTTTTAAATACAATACTTTAGTGCTTTAACACTTTAACGCACTAAAGCGTTAAGCACTATTAAAGGCAAGAGCTTGCGCCCTTGCCTTGTTTTTACTTCTACAAGTTGTTATTGATTGTCATTCTACCCAAACCGCAAACGAAGTAGAAAAGTGAAGTTGTATCACCAAAAACCTCTGTCCAGCCATCCTCACGGACTTCGATCGACACATTGTGCTTTTCTGCGAAATACTCAAGTCCTGTGACCTGTGCCTCGTCCTCTGTGTGAAAGAGAACCTTGTCACCCATAACCTCAAATTCAACGCCCTCAATATTCTGATACATTCTGAACTCCATAACTTTTTACCTTTAGCCTTTTGGCTTCCTTTCCTTTACCTTATGTACACATTATAAGCCTTTTTGATTCATTTGTCAAGTGTTTTTGTAAAAAAATTTTTATCATTTTCTTTACTTCTTTTTATCATTTTCTTGCGCGCTTCAATGCTTTAACGCACTAAAGTGTTTGCCCCGCCTAACCAATGATTATGTAAAAATTAGTGCTTGACAAACTACACATAGTATGGTATAATGAATCTGAGGTATCATGGGCGGGCATATTTCGGGGTCAAATTTGGCGAGTTAGTCTAGCCTAACTTTCCTCGACAATTCCCTCTCCAAAAGTTATTTTGATTTCAAAAGACGGAATCTCACCATTGTAATCTTTGACCGCAATTCCAACAATACATTGTTTCCTGACGTTCATTCATCCATTTTTCCACATGTAGGACAAGCATAAGCATAAATCTTGTTTATTATTCCTCTATATGAGTCAGTTTTTATAGGCTTTTTCGGTATTTGTTTTTAACTGATCCAAAATTATTACCTTTCTGTAATAGTTGCTGAATCAATACAACAATCTAGCAATCTTCCCAATACTAATTCCAACTCATCGACACATACAATACTAGGCTTTTTCTTTAATTTTAAAAATTCTTTTACTGTATATACTTCTTTAGCACCCTGTAACTCAGTTTCATTTTTCATTGCTTTAGTAGATACAATAATGGGCATATTTAGGCTTGCTAAATATCTCGTCTTTCCAGATCCTCTAGGCATATTGTAAATTTTCATATTATTCCTCCTCAATAAAAATTAAATCTTCAATATACTTTCTATCTTTTCCTTTAAATATAGGGATTTCTTTATCTATAATCCAAGCTTTTTCTGGCTTGGATGTATCTCTAAGTTCTATAATAGATCTAATCATCTTTTTCCCACTAGGGAAAATAACTTGTTCTTTTTTTATGGCAACAGCATTTCTTACACAACAAGAGCCTCTTTGAAACTCTAAAGGAAGACTATTCCAATCAACGCCTTTTTCTTTAAGCATTTCTTTTATGTCTGCGCAAGATTTGCCTTGTAGCTCTTTATGGCTAAAGTTTGCTTGTCCGGTTGCCTGGACTGAATTCCGTATAGCATCCAACTGCCGCCAATAAATTAAATTAGCTACTTCTTCTTTTGGTATATTAAAGCATCTTGCGTCAAACATTGCACCTTTATTTACTGCTTTAGAATATACTTCTTTAAATGGATATTTTTTATTGGATAAATCAACAGCAGCAGTCGCATTGTACATAAATACATTATCATAAAAATACTTGTTAAATATCATCGTAGCCATACTTGCAGCAATACTACATACTTTCTGTACGTCATAATCAAACCACGCAGTGCTGGTTAAATTTTTATAATCTACTAATATAAGAGTAATCTCATCTGACTGAGTATATCCAAAAACGCATCCTTGGATATTCTTACAAAGATACTGCATAGTTTTTTGCATTGACTTCATCAATATTTCATCAAAAGGTTTCTGAAATCCTTTTGTAAAAGTATGGAAAGCGCGGCCATCTAGCCTAATGGCAACAGGACATCTGTGCATAAGGTAAGTTTTAGATGCGTTTTCATAGAAAGTTTTCATTCTAGTTCCTAAATCATCATGTGCTGGCATTGCTATACCTCCTCATAATTTACTTCATATATATCTCCACAATCTTCGATTTCAACATCAACTTTAAAATCTAATGACTCTACCAAATCATTATTGTTTAAATAATCTAAAGGAGACTTTAAAAAATTTTCTTCATCTTCCTCTGGAATTTCAACTTCTCCTTCATAATGTCCATATTTTAAATGTCCCATTACATAGTCAACAGGAGCATCAATCTTAAACTTTTTCATGCGGCAATCGCGCTTGATGGCTGCCACTAAGACAGCTTAGCGCACTCCTTTCTTATCCTTTTTATAACCAAAATATTTTTCTCCACATCTATCTAAATCATGTCCTCCCATATGGCTTGATGGATACCTTTCTTAATTATTGTACTAGGTTTAGGCATGAAATTTTTCCTTAATCTCATTAAAAGTCCTCCATTTTTTTCCATTTTATTAAAAGGTATTCTCCAGAATAACCCTTATTATATTTTTCAACCTTAAAACCTAGCCCTTCATATAATTTTATAATTTTATTTATAAAATTTGGATTAACAATAATAAAAGGTTCTGATAAAGATACTTCTATGTAACTTTTACCATGTTTGGTATTGTACTTTATTGCTTTGTTTATAATTTTAATATACTTCTTTTGTTGCCTAAGAAATCTTTTTTTAGTGCGTTTTTGTATACGCGCTATTTTATCAATATCAATCATATTTTTACTCTCCTTATTCTATTTATTATAATTATTATAACATAAAATTTTTAATAATTCCAATTAAATATTGACAAGGCTGAAAAATTTTGGTATAATGTGATTAAGAACAGAAAGGAGAAGTGACATGGAACAAAATTACATAAAAATGGACTTTTCGCTTGAATCATCACAAGAGCGAACAGAGCATGTCAAAAAAATAATAGCCAATACTCCTCCTGAAAGATTGAACTCAACATATCTAGAAAAATTAGCAGATTATATAATATTAGCAGCAAATAAAGAAGATAGAAAGCAAAATAAACAAGGTGAAAAAAGTTCATTATTAACAGATAACAGAATGAAAACAGTTAATGATAGAGAGACATCTTTTGAAGGACTTATTGGAAAACTTGAAAATGGCGAAGATGGCATCTATAATATGATTGCTAATGATAAGAATATTATTTATAGACCTAAATATGAAATTACTGAGCAAGATATTGCGGAAGTGCCCGGTTTGAGAGAACTTCGCGAGAGTATAGAGCGAATAGAGAAGCAGGCTAGTACAGCTACTGGCAAGCGCGCGTATCTCTTAAAAAAACAACTCATTGAAATGAGAAAAGACCAATATGTTTTAAAAGAGGTCTATCGCAGACCAATGTATAGCACAAATTTAGTTAAATCAATATCCCGGGTAAATTTACAGGAAAAAATCCAGATTGACCCAGATACAGGTGAGATTTATAGCGATGGTCTAATTACTTTAATCAATCCTTTTCATGTTTCTCTCTTGTTATGCAATTACTCAAAAATAAAAGAGGAAACATATGAAAATTTTGGAAGTGATTTAAGATGGATGATGGTTGATTTAGATGATTTAGTAGAAAGAACTTTTAAAGAAAAATTCCCTTTATATTATAAATTAGTAATATATAAAATAGATGGTAAACAAAACGCAGAAATTCAAGATCTATTATACGAAGAATTTGAAATTAAACATTCTGTTGAATATATTTCTTCCCTTTGGCGAAATAAAATCCCTAAAATGTTATCTGAACAAGCTAAAATGGATTGGCTCATTTGGCACTATACCGAAGAAGAAAAAGGATATTGGAAAAGATGTTCAAGATGCGGTCAAATTAAATTAGGTCACAGCTACTTTTTTGCAAAGAATAAGACAAGTAGAGATGGATGGTATTCTATTTGTAAATCTTGTAGAAACAAAAAGTAAAAAAGAAGGTGAATATAAATGGCGGTATCGGAAAAATGTACATGTATAAAATGCAAAAGAACACTTGCTGATACAAAATTTTATACTTATAAAGATGGTGCGAAATGCGAACTTTGTAAAAATTGCTTAACAATGCACATTGATAACTGGGATCCAGAAACATTCTTATGGATTCTTGAAAAATTTGATCTTCCTTATATTGAATCTGAATGGAATATTTTAAGAGATAGAGCTTATGCTAAAGATCCTCATAAGATGACTGGTTTGAGTGTAATTGGTAAATATATTTCTAAAATGAAATTGAAACAGTTTAAGAATTACACCTGGGCGGATTCAGATAGGTTGAATCAAGAAGCTAACGTGCGGCTTCAGATGATGGGCGGTTCAGCTGGAACTGAAGAGGAACAAGAGCATATCAAAGAAGCTTATGAAAATGGAGAGATTTCAGAAGCTCAATATAAAACATATATTCAAACTACTGCGCCAGAACCTAGGTTTGAGCAAATCAGTGGCCAGATTAAAGAAGTCGGAGGCGGCTTCCCGCAAGATGTAGAGTTAATAGATGTAGGTGCTGATTTAACAGCAGAGGATAAAGTTTATCTTGCTATGAAGTGGGGTAAAATGTACTCTGCTGCGGATTGGGTCGCACTTGAAAAGATGTATAATGATTTTCAAAATTCATTTGATATTCAAGATGCGGCAACTGATAAGACTTTAATGTTTATTTGTAAGACTTCGCTTAAAATGGATCAGGCTCTTGATATTGGAGATTTTGATACTTATCAGAAATTAAGTAAAGTTTATGATGCGCAAATGAAGTCTAGTAAATTTACTGCTGCTCAGAATAAAGATGAAAAGACTAAACAGTTTGATGCTATTGGTGAATTAGTAGCTTATTGTGAAAAAACAAAAGGCGCAATTCCAGAGTATGTTATTGATACGCCTCTAGATATTGTAGATAAGGTAATTGATGATTTACAGGCTTATACAAGAAATCTTATCACTTCAGACTCTGGTCTTGCTCAACAGATTGAAGAGTATATTAAGAAAAGAGAGCGTGCGGACGAACAGCGTGCTGCTAAAGAGGCCGCTAAAGCCAAAGGGCTTGATCATATTGAGCTTGATGATGATGCTACTGTTGAATATAAAGAAAGTATTGCACAGCAAATTGAAGAAGATAGAGTTCTTTTAGATTCTGACCTAGGAGAGGAGGATGAGTAATGAGTTTACAAAGCTTATTAGACCTCTCTGGTTCAAAAAATAAAAAAATAGGAATGTCAGAAGAACGAATCAATGAACACATTGATGAAATTAGATATACTATATCTTTTTATAGAAAGTACCCTGACCTCTTTGTAGATTTTATAAAGGGGCCGGACAGTACTTTCCATTTCTATTTTTATCAGAGAGTTTTTATTAGAGTTGTAATGCGGCATCGCAAGGTGTATGCTACATTCCCCAGAGCTTACTCGAAATCATTTCTTTCGATGATGGTTCTCATGCTTAGATGTATATTATATCCTGGTTCAGAGCTGTTTGTTACTACAGGCGGTAAAGAGCAAGCTGCTAGTATTACAGTAGCTAAAATAGAAGAAATATGTAGGCTAATTCCCGCGCTTAACAATGAAATTAACTGGGATAGAGGTGTGTCTACTAAAACCAAAGATAACGTAAAATATATTTTTAAAAATGGATCTAAGATAGATATACTTGCAGCAAGAGAAAGTTCCAGAGGACAGCGTCGAACAGGTGGACTTATGGAGGAGTGCGTTCTTATTGATCAGACTGCACTTAATGAAATTATTATTCCTACTACAAATGTAGATAGGCGGCTTCCGGATGGTTCTCGTGTACCTGGAGAGGTTGTTAACAAGAGCCAGATTTATATTACAACTGCTGGATATAAAAACTCATTTGCTTATGATAAATTATGTGAGCTTTTAGTAGAATCAATTATTGAACCTGATAAGACAATGATTATGGGCGGAACTTATGAGACTCCTGTTACAGAAGGACTCTTAAATGAAGACTTTGTAGAAGAATTAAAAATGTCAGGTACATTTAACGAAGCGTCATTTGAAAGAGAATATTGTTCTGTTTGGAGCGGTGATGCAGAAAATGCTTACTTTAGTGCGCAGATATTTGATAAACACAGAGAACTTAATCAACCAGAATATGAATGGAGCGGACGTAGCTCTAAATCAGCTTATTATGTATTAGGTATAGACGTTGGTCGTATAGGATGTACAACTGAGGTTATGATATTTAAGGTCACGCCGCAAGTTCAAGGTTCAGCAATTAAGAGTTTGGTAAATATTTATACTTATGAAGCAGAACATTTTGAAACACAAGCGATTTATATTAAACGATTGTTTTATAGATATAAAGCTAGATGTTGTGCTATTGATGCGAATGGTCTTGGTGTTGGTCTTATTGATTATATGGTTAAGAGTCAAATAGATCCAGAAACTGGTGAAACATTACCTCCTTTTGGTGTTGAAGGTGGAACATATGAAGAAGCTGGACAAGAATATAAGAAGTTTAGAACTGATGATATGGAACGTGATGCCATGTATCTTATTAAGGCTAATGCTCCTGTTAATACAGAAGCTCATACTTATGCTCAAACTCAATTAAGTAGTGGTAGAGTAAAACTTTTAATTGATGAACGTGAAGCTAAAATGAAGTTAATGGAAACTAAAATGGGTCAAAATATGTCAATAGATCAAAGAAATGAAAAGCTAAAACCTTTTGTTTTAACTTCTGTTTTAAGAGACCAAATGATGAATTTGGTTGAGGAAAATGAAGGCGTTAATACAATTCTTAAACAAAGCACAAAAACAATTAAAAAAGATAAATTCTCTGCTTTTGAATATGGTTTACTATATATTAAAAAAGAAGAAGCGAAAAGAAAAAAACGTGGTTCTAGAAATTTTGCTAATATGATGTTTTATAGTTAGGTCAAGAATTATTAAAATGAAAAGATTGGATTTAAAATATATAAGTAAAGGATGTGAAATTTATGAAGAGTTCAAGAGGAGAAATTAAAATTTGTGAAATTTTAGATGCTGCGGGATTGGACTATCAGGAGGAATATACTTTCCCTGATTTGGTAAGTTCAAGCGGGAGGCCGCTTCGTTTTGATTTTGCAGTTTTTGATGACAATGGAGACCTTGACTTTTTAATTGAATTTCAAGGAATCCAACATTATGAACCAAAAAGTAAATTTGGTGGAGTGTCAGGTTTAAATAAACAAAAGTATAATGATGCACAAAAAAGGAAATATTGTAAATTACATAATATTACTTTAATTGCAATACCATATTGGGATGAATATATTATGAATTATGATTATATAATGAAAGCAGCCAATGGATGGTAGATTTATTTTAGATAAATTTGACAAAAGCCGAAATTTTTAGTATAATTATTTTAGATAAAGGAGGTATCTTATGGTTTTTGCGATACCAAATGATTCAAATAAAAGATTTGATATGGATACCGACCAAAAAATTAGTTATTCTAATAGACCAGTTATTAAAGAAACTCCAGTAGTAGATTTTAATTCTATTAGAGTTGGAGTTAAGACATTGGATGATGCAGTTTTTAAATTAGGAGATTTAAGAAAAACTAACCCAAGATTAGCAGATAAGTGTTCAGTACTTAGAGCTATTGATAATTATGACCTAAGAACTATGAGAGAAATTTCTAATTTCTTTTATCGTACAAGTGGTATCTATGCAAGAATAGTCAGATATATGGCATTCTTGTATAGATATGATTGGTATGTAACTCCATATGTTAAAGATAAAAAATATAAGAATGAAAAGTTAATTACTAATTTTGATAATGCTTTATCTATGTTAGACGATTTTGGAGTTAAAAAAACTTTAGGCGAAATTGCATTAAAAACTTTATTAAATGGTTGCTATTATGGGTATAAAGTTCCAACAGCTAAAAAAATAGTTTTACAAGAGTTACCTCAAGATTATTGTCGTTCAAGATTCAACTATGGAGATCAACCTGCGGTTGAGTTTAATATGAGATATTTTGATGATAAATTTGGAACTGTTGCGCAAAGAATGGCTATTTTAAAATTATTTCCAAAAGAATTTCAAAAAGGATATGTTCTTTATAAAAAAGGAAAGCTTCCTCCGCAGTTCTCTGGAGATACTAGTGGTTGGTATTTGTTAGATCCCAAAATGACAGTTAAATTTACTGTAAATGGAGAAGATTATCCACCTTTTATTGCAGTAATTCCGTTGCTTATAGATTTAGATGAAGCACAAGCTATTGATAAGCAAAGAACTTTACAAAAGTTATTAAAAATTGTTATTCAAAAAATGCCATTTGATAAAAATGGAGATTTAATATTTGATATGGATGAAGCACAACAGCTTCATAATAATGCAGTAAAAATGTTAGCTGATGCAGTTGGTATTAAAGTATTAACTACATTCGCGGATGTCGAAGTGGCGGACATGGCTGAGGATAGTGCGACTAAGACTGATGACTTAGAGCGTATTGAAAGACAGGTATATAATGAAGCTGGTATGTCATTAAACTTGTTTAATACAACAGGTAATACAGCTTTGGAAAAATCTATTATGAATGATGAAGCTACAATGTACAATTTATTGCTTCAATTTGAAGATTTCTTAAATAGCTTACTTGATCCTTTTAATACAACGCCTAAAAAAGTTGTCTATAAAGTACAGTTATTAACTACAACAATTTATAATTATAAAGAGTTGTCTAAGCTTTATAAAGAACAAACTCAGCTTGGTTATTCTAAGATGCTTCCGCAAATTGCATTGGGCCAGAGTCAGAGTAGCATACTCGCAACCGCGCATTTTGAAACAGAAGTATTAGATTTGGTTAACTTGTTTATCCCACCTATGATGTCTTCTACAATGAATGCAGATGCATTAAGTCAGGTTAATAATTCTAAAAGTGCAGCACCTAAAATAGAAGAAAAGCAAGTAGGTAGAAAAGAATTAGATGATGATAAAAAATCTGATAAGACTTTACAGAATAGAGAAAGTATGTCTTAATACTTTCTCTATCTCTTGGTCAGATTTTTCAAAATGCATAACTGTTCTTTTAATATAATATAGAAGATTTATAGAAAGGAGAAATATAGTAATATGTACCAATCTGTTGCTACTATTGATGCTCCAGAATTTATAAATTTGAAACCATTAGATATTAACCCTTTAATATCTAAATGTGAAATAAAAGTTCTTTACGTAGGAGAAAATAGAAATAAAACTTATTTTTCAAAAGAAGTCTTACAGGAAATGTCTACCACACTTCGTGGAACTCCTATTGTTGGAACTTATAAAGCAGAAAAGCAAGATTTTGGAGATCATGGCAAAAAAGTTATTATTGACCATGATGGTATTAAAAAAGAATGCACTACTAGACCTTATGGTTTTATTCCTACGGATGCAAGGGTCTGGTTTCAAAAGTTTGAAGATTATGATGCAATAAATGGTTCAATAATTAGAGAATATCTAATGACAGAAGGTTATCTTTGGACATCTCAATATCCTGAATGTCAAAGTGCTATTGATGAAGGTAAAGGTCATTCAATGGAAGTCGATGATAAGACAATGACAGGAAATTGGGTAAAAGATTATAATTCTGGTAATGATTTTTTCTTAGTTGATGGAGCTATTTTTTATAAGCTTTGCATACTTGGTGACGATGTAGAACCTTGTTTTGAGGGATCTAGCATAACCGCACCAAAAGTTAGTGCTTCTTTTAGTAAAGAAGATAGTGAAGAATTTATGACTACCTTATACAGTATGATGGAAGAAGTCCAAAGTGCTTTAAAAATATCTGAAGGAGGTAAAAAAACAGTGGTCAAAACAGATGAAACTTTAATCACTGATAGTGAAGATGTAATGAAGGATTTTTCTAAGCAGCCAGAAGATAAGAAGGAAAAGGGCGAGCCGGCTAAAGATGAGCCGAAAGAGGGCGAAAAGAAAGAAGAAGAGCCAGCTGAGGATCCTAAAAAGAAACCTGCTACTGACAGTGCTTTAGAAAAAGATAAAAAAGAAGAAGAGCCAGCTAAGGCAGAAGAACCTAAGAAAGAGGAAGAAGAACCTAAGCAGGATGATGACGATTCTAAGAAAAAGAAAGAAAAGGATTACGCTCTTCTTGAGCAGCAATATACAGAACTTCAATCACAGTATAATTCATTAAAAGAAACTTGTGATGCTCTTACTGATTTCAAGAACAAAGTTGAAGATAAAGAGAAAGATGACCTTATTGCTAGTTTCTATATGCTTGATGATGAAGATAAGAAAGATGTTATTGCTAACAAAACTCAGTATTCATTAGATGATATTGAGTCTAAACTTTCTGTTATTTGTGTAAGAAAGAAAGTTAATTTTAATTTAGAAGAAGATTCCCAGCAACCTGCTCCAACCACATACAATTTGAATTCTGATCTTGAATCAGATGTTCCAGAGTGGTTACGTGCAGTAGATGCAGTTAAGAGTCGTAAATAAATATTACAGGAGGAATACAATAATGGCAAATTTTACTAGAGTTGGTTATGGTCAAGTAGAACCTAATCAGTTATCAGCTCAAAAAACAGGTCAAATTTATGCAAGTTTACCTCTTGATCCTAAAGTAGAAGTACTTCAGAATGGTGAATTCATGTTCTATGATTACGCTACAGGAAGAGTAACTGCTGAGGGTAAGGGAGAGCCAATGCTCGTATTTAACGAAATTAAGTTATATGAGGATTTCTGGAGAACTTCATATAAAGATTTCGCTATGATTAGAGTAGGCGATAATTATGTAACATCAAAGCTGGCAACAGCAGGGTATGGCGACGGCGCACTTACAAAAGGTGCATCAATTACTCCGGGTCATACAGAGTATCCATATCGTATGGATGGAATCGCTCCAAGATTATTTAAGACAAATATTGGAGATATTTATACAACAAACATGGTTGAAACAGGTAAGGAGTATGCAGTTGGCGACGAACTTCAACTTAAGAAAGTTGAAAACACTGGCGCAGATGGTGTATCAACATATAATACTTTAGTATTAACTAAAGAAGCTGATACAGTAGTTGGTACTATTAAGTTTGTAGTAGCTAAGGTATATACGATGCCTGATGGACAGCCTGGACTTAAGATTCAGAGAATTGCGTAAGGAGGATTTAGAAGATGAAATTTGAACAGCTTTTACAGCTTGCTAAGACAGTCGCTAAGGCTAAGCCTTCTGCTCCTGTTGCTTATAGCTTTGGCGAAAAGCAATACAGCTACGCAGATTTGAATGACACTCTTAGAGAAGAGTTCAATGGTCTTGCAGGTACATATAGAGATTATCAAATCAATAAAAATACAATTTTTGCTTTAATGGAGCAGACAATTAACGATGTTGTTCCGGAGAAAGTAATGCAACAATATTCACAGTTTGCTGAAGTTAGAATGTTTGCACAGGGTCAAAAACCTATCTTTACACAGAAAACGACTCTTGCTTCTAGAAGAAGAGCTAAGACATTTATTGGTAAAGTTGGTTTGGCTGGTCTGTACGAAGTATTCAAACTTGATGGTAGAAGTTTTGAAGTAACAACAAATGCTTTTGGTGGTGCTGCTCAGATCGGATTTGAGGAGTTCCTTGATGGTAGAGTTGATTTTGCTGAAGTGCTTGATATTCTTATGGAAGGCATTGATGAGTGTATCTATGTTGAAATTGAGAAGCAGCTGATTGGTGCTGTAGCTTCAATTCAGGCAGCTAACAAGACACAGCAAAATAGCTTTGTAGAGAAGAAAATGGATGAACTGCTTTCTATTGCAGATTCTTATGGTAGTCGTTCAACGATTTATTGTACATTTGAATTTGCTGCAACAATGATTCCTTCAGATGCTAGAATGTCTGATGCAATGAAGAACACTTTGTGGTCAAATGGTTATATTGGTAATTACAAGGGTCACCAAGTAGTAGTTCTGCCACAGTCATTCGAGGATGAAACAAATGCTGTTAAGGTTATTGATCCTTCATATGCTTGGATTATTCCAACAGGTGCAGAAAAGCCTGTAAAGATTGCATTTGAGGGTGGCGCAATCGCAGAAGAATATACAAACTATGACCATTCAAAAGAAATTCAGGTTTACAAGAAAGTCGGAGTAAGAGCAATCTTCTCTAATGCTATCTGTGTATATCAGAATACATCTTTAACAAGAGCGTAGTTTTATAATACAAGAGAATAGGGGAGATTGAATTATCTCCCCAATTTTCTGCTATTAAGAGATAAAGGAGAATTTAATAATGGATAGAATTTCTGTAACAAACAATAGCACAAATAGTGTCGGATATCAGATCCCAGAAGATGGAATTGATAGACAATTTAATATTGGAGAAACAAAACAAATTTCTTTAGATGAATTACAAAAAGTTCAATATGTTCCAGGCGGAGACTATATTTTAAAGAATTGTTTAACTATAAATGATAAAGATGCACTTGCATTTTTAAACATGGAAGTAGAACCAGAATATTTTTATAGTACAGAAGATATTAAGAATATTCTGTTAAATGGCACAATAGATGAATTTGAAGATTTTATCAATTTTGCAACAGAAGGCGGTCTTGATACTGCTAAGAAACTCGCGGTTGATCTTCAAATTCCAGATATGAGAAAAAGAAAAATGCTGGGCGAAAAGCTTAATTTTAATGTAAATACAGCGATTGAGATTAACGAAATGATGGCTGATGAAGATGCCCCAGTAGAGGAAACTAAGCCAACTAGAAAGGTAGCACCAAAGGCGGAAACCGCAGCTGCACCTGCTAGAAAAACTACTCCTAAATATAATGTAACAAAGATGGGATAATAAAGAGAAAAGGAGGATACTCTATGGATAATAAAGTAACCTCATTCTCAGCTATATATGATAGATTTCTTGAAAAGGTAACTGATGATATGTATATGGAAATTTCAGAAGTAGAAACGTTACCTTTGCTTCAAGAAATGCTTATTGCTGCAATTTCTTTTGTTGAGTTTCCAAGATTTGATATTTATGACTATGTAGAAGGTTATTATGATGACTTGGGCGACTATTGTGGAGTTGAAAGTGATAATGTAAAAGTGCCGGCTATCGGATGGATAGGCGGCTACTTTAATGCAGAATTAACTCCAGAAGAAAAGGAGATTATTGCTATGTATATGGTTGTAGAATGGTTGGGTCAACAATTAGCTCATGTAGATAATACACGAATGAAATATAGTGGATCTGATTTTAAATTTACTTCTCAAGCTAATCACATGGCTAAATTAAAAGTTTTAAAAGAAAGCTATACACAACAAGGTTTTCATTTACAAAGACTTTATAAGAGAAGAAAAAGAGGAAAGAATGGTCTTATGTTATCTACTATGGGGCAGATAATGGAGGAACCATCCTATGGTTATAAAATATAATTGCAATGTAACAAAAGAAGCAGTTAAAAATACAATAACCAGATTAACAAATCAAATTTATAAAGTTCTTCCATTGAAAGAAGAAAACAAAGATTGGAAAACTTCTTTAAATAATACAATCTTTGAATTAGTAGGTTTAGATAGTTTATTATCTGATTATTTTAGTTTTTTTAAAATTTTATGCAAATTAGAGAGTCTATTGTTCTTAGATAATGAGGATGATGAACAAGAATTTTTTTATTTTAGGAAAACTATTTTTGAATGCTTGAGTTTAATGAATGAGGTGAAGCGATGTCTGGATTCGATAGAATGTCCACAAGAATAAACTATTTAGGTGGCAAATCAGCAGATTGTCGCTTAAACAAAGGTAAATTAAAATCTATGCTTTCTTCTCAGCAAAATTCATATCAAGCTGAATGGATAACATTAAATAATAATGAAAAATGGCGTTGTTTAATAAATCCAGATAAGCTGAAAGAAGATTATGATCAAAAAGAAATTTCTATTGAGTTTGAAGCTGGATTACAAGAAGGGGATACTTTTTATTGGGATAGAACTAAAACATATTGGATTACATATTTACAAGATTATGCAGAAGAAGCTTATTTTAGAGCAGCAATTAGAAGATGTAATTATTCAATAGATATAAATAAAAACAAGTATTGGGTTTATTTGCGGGGACCGGTTGAGACTTCCTTAATCTGGAGACAGAAGCACTCAATCGAAAGTAATGACTTAAATTATACTTTAATTGTTTATATTACTAAAAACGAAGAAACAGAAGCTTTCTTTAAAAGATTCCAAATTGTAAAATTTGATAATCATAATTGGAGAGTTGCAGCGGTTGATAGATACAGTCAAAGAGGTATTATTGAAGTTTATTTAGATGAATACTTTGATAATATTGATGAAAATAATATGATTATTCCTGAGATCCAAGAGTTTGAACGAAGAGATCCTCATATCGACGGCCCGCAAATTGTAGAAGTTTTTGGAGAAGAAATTGAATATTCTATAAAAAATGCTAGTAATGGTAAATTTGTAGTTAATTCTAATAAGGTTAAAATTGTAAAATCAGACGAAAATACGTTAGTGTTAAATATATTAACAGGAAAAGCTGATTCTTTTATAATTTCTTATATTAGAGAGGGAGAAGAAGATATTACACTAAAAGTAAATATTGATTCTTTCTAGAGTTAAAGGAGATTCTTAATGAGAGCTGGAAAAATAAATGGATACAATGGAGAAATAAAATCCACTTTTCTCTCTTGTGAAAAAGATACAGAAGCAATATTAAAAAAGCTATTTGTAGATAGTAAGCCTTATAGTGATATGCTTAAAAGATTGCTTATTATAAATACTAAAGATTGTCTTTTTGATATGACAAATCCTGAGTATAATAAGAGAATAAAAGAAAAAAGCGTAGCTAAAATGTATGATGAAGGGTATATTAGATTAAATCCTAATCTCCTTATGGGCGAAAATGAGCAAGTAAAAAGCTATATCTTAATAACCTTTGATAATTTTGCTCCTTGTGAAAGAAATCCTCATTTTAGAGATTGTACTGTTATGATAGATATAATCTGTCACACTCAATACTGGGATGTGGGAAACTATAGGCAGCGACCGCTTAAGATTGCTGGTTATATTGATGGTATTTTAAATGAATGTAGACTTTCGGGTTTGGGAACACTAAACTTTATGGGATGTAATGAAATTGTCATTTCAGAAGAATTATCTGGCTATTGTTTAACATATGCCGCAGTTCATGGTTCTGATGATTTTATTCCAGAGGCGGGTGACCCTGATAATGGTGAATAATTTATTACTTTTATCGGGGTTAGATATCCCCTTTTTAGAAGCTCAGGTCAATATTCATCAACCCACTATTAAAGAAATTTCACTTATTAGTGAAGAAAGTTTTCATTCAGGTTGCTCATTCTTAAATTTTTCAAAAGATTTGTTACCTGAAGAGGACAAAATAGGTTTAGAGAATAAGAGTGATTTTGAAATATTTATGTCAATGATGAATACAAAAGAAAAAGCACAGTTTAAAACAGATACTTTGCTATTGTTAACTCTGCTTTTTCCAAATCATTCAATAAAATTTGAACCTAATAGGATTATTTTAACAAATTTAAGTTTAGAAAATAATCCAAAATCTTTTATTCATTTAGGCAATTATGATGCTTTTAAAAGTATTATAATAGATATGTTCTGTTTAACACCGCCCGGTAAAGGAGAAGGAGAATACAATCCAGCTGATGGCTTTGCCGCAAAGATTGCTGAAAAATTAAAAGCAAGACATGATAAGCTTAAAAAACAGCATAAAGAAAAAGATGCTCCAAAAGAGATATTTAATCTTTATATTTCAATTCTTGCTGTTGGTGAGCAAAAAGACATTAACAGTTTAATGAATTATACTGTATATCAGCTTACTGATGAATTCACTCGTTATCAAAAGAAACTTGCTTATGATATGCATATGCAAGCTATAATGGCTGGTGCAACAGATTTAGATGAAGTAGAGTATTGGATGGAAGATATCCATTCCAAATAATTAAAATTAAGGAGGAAATAGACATGAAGTTCGGTGTCCGCGAGATTTGCGATGTAGTATTTAAGGCTACAGCGAACAATCAAAAGATTGGTCAAAAGACATTCAAAAAGGGTCAGCCTTGTTTCATGATTGATACAGCTAAGACTTCTAGTCTTGAGCAGGCTACAACAACAGTTTATGCTCAAGGTGGTAAAGGTAATAACCGTCTGATCGCTTGGGAAGGTGAAAAGACAATGACCTTCACAGTTGAGGATGCACTTATCTCTCCTATGGGATTAGCAGTACTTTCAGGTGCAGGACTTATTAACCCAGATAAAAAGAACGTAAGCCACGTTCACATCACAGTAAATAAGATGACAAGTAATGCTGGTGTAGCAGAAGTTGATCTTGACGATTTAAGAGAAGAGACTGGATTAAATGCAGCAACATCTTTTATTGTTTGTGGTGTTATTCCAGCTTATGCTACTGTTCTTGATGGATCTGGTGCAGGTATTGACTGGATTAGCGATGTAGCTGTTTCTGGTACAAAGGCTGTTGAAGATGCAACTGAGGGACATGAAGATTATAAGGTAGACAAAGATACTGTAGCTACGTTTACTCTTAAAGATGCTACTGGTCAAACTGTTAATAGCAAGACTGTACAGTTAGACTTCTACTTAATTATGAGTACAGGTGTAACAGAAGTAGAAATTAAGCCAGAAGACTTTGGTGGTTACTTCTATGTTGAAGCTCAGACTCTGTTTAGACGTGAAGATGATGGTCAGGATATGGCAGCTGAAATTATTTTACCTCGTGTAAAGGTTCAGTCTGGATTCACATTCTCAATGGCTTCATCTGGTGATCCTTCAACATTTACATTTACTATGGATGCTTTCCCTGGTTATACACAGTTTGATTCTACAAAGAAAGTAATGTGTGTAATGCAGGTTATTGGTACAGATAATCTTGGAAGTGATTCTGAGTCTGTTCATGCTACACAGCATGGTACATTAACAAAGGACACTCCTGATTATACTGTAGCAGCAGCAGAACAGGTAGGACCATAATATAAAAAGATGCGGGAGCGCGGTGCGCTCCCAATTTTTTTATACCTAAAAGGAAGTGAATAAGATATGTCAAAAATTCAAAGATCTGGTTATTATATACACCATTCTATTAAAGGTTATAATAAAAATGGTGTATTTTTAGATAGTTCATATGAGTATAATGCATGGCACAGTCGCCACACTGAAATATTAAACAGTTTAAAATTAACAAAACTTAATGGACAAGAAAAAGATTTTGCTAAAACACTAGAGCAATTTTTAAATGCAGCAAGAGATAGTCAAAAGGATAAAAATGATACTTTTAATTTTCCAGAAGATGAAAAACAAAAAATGTATAATTTAATCAGTGAAGAAGTTAATGAAAAATATAATAACATAAAATTTGATGATAATGGTAACTTGATTTCTGGAGGTAGTAATTCTAGTATAACCGTTTCTCAATATAGAAATAAACCAGGATATTTAGACTTAGACGCGATTAGAGAAAGATTAAATAAAATGAATGATTTAGCAAAAAACTCTCAAGATTTTCTTGATTCATTACAAAAAAAGAATAAAAATATAGATACTTTAAATGTAAAATTAAAAGAATTAAATAATAAAATTGCAAATATGACTAAAAATAGTGGCGTTGTCCCTATTAGTAGAAAATATGGTACTTTTGGTTTTATAACCCAATTTAATGATGTAATTAGAGAATATTATGGTCAAGTTCCAAAAGCTTTAATTGAAGGTTTACATTTTGAATACTTTGTAGAAGAAACAGTAAAAAATTTTATGGATCAACTTAATACTGAATTAAAAAGCACAGGAGTTCAAGTTAGAGGTGCAATAAATGCGGGTGGTACTTCAAGAAATATTAACGAACATTTGGTTTTTAGCGCACAAGGAAGTGATAAAATCACTATTGATACTGAATATAATATGCGTTCAAAAGTAGACTCTTATTTAACAATTACGGTTAATGGGAAACCAAAATATCTTGGTTTATCAGAAAAATCTGAAACCTTTGGACAATATGGTTCTTGGATTACATTAGTTTCGGGAACACCTCTTTATAGATTGCTTATGGATACGGATAAAAATTATCAAATGCATTTTACAAATATCGCTGCATTAGGTCCAAAAGCAAAGAATGCAAAAGCTTTAGTAAATGATGCTGGAATTATTATGTTGGCAAGAGCAATAAAAGGCTATGATATAAATAAAAAATTAGGAGATTTCTTAATTGTTAATGATAAAACAACAGGACAAATAAAAGTTAAATTAGTTGATGAATTATTGCAAGATGTGATTCAAAAAGTTGAACAAAATGGTAATTTTAAAAATTTAGTTATAATCAACGTTAATGGTAAAAATATTCTTATCAATAGTGGCATGAGATTTTTAGGAAAAGAAAATAGAAAAATAGGAAGAAAAGGTAACGATATAGAACTTGCTTATCAAAGAAGTAAAAAAGTTATTTCAGGTTATTTAGCATCAAGAGCAGTAGTAAATCTGCGATTTTTAATGAACTAAAACTTGACAAGACAAAAATTTTTTGCTATAATTATTATAGAAAGAAAAACAAAAGGAGAAAAAGGAATGGCAAAAGTTAGTTTCTCTTCTTTAAAATTAAAGGTTAAAGAAGATATAGAAGAAATTTATTTTGGAGATAAAAAAGTAGAAGTAAAAACTTATATTTCTACAGAAGAATTAAATGATATGATCCAGGCGGTTGTGGAACAAGCTACCACATCAACAATTTATAATGATTTCCTTGGAAATTGTATATTAGCAGATTATATTGTTATGACGCACACAAATCTTTCTTTTACAGATGCTCAGAAATCAGATTTGCTTAAGTTATTTGATATTCTTAAAACAAATGGCGTTATGAACGTAATACTTGATGCTATTGGTTCAGAAGAAATGGATCGAATTCTTAAAGCTTATGAGTGGGTTGTAACAGAATATAAGAAATATACATATTCGGTTAAAGGATTCACAGACCAGATTTTGCAGTTCGCGCCAAAGTCCGCAAATGATATTGTAGAACAATTAAAAGATTTTGACGTTGATAAGTATTCACAGATAATGGAGATGGCTAAAGGAACTGGCATTCAGTTTGAACGGTCATAATAAGTTAATTTTAAAGACCTTACTATTATAATTTAATAGTAAGGTCTTATTTTTTGCAATTAAATAAGAAAAGGAGGAAACGGAATGGCTAACACAATAGATTTTAAACTGCGGACAATAGCAGATTTAAAAGGTGTTAATGAATTAAAGCAAAGTTTAAATGAAGTTAGAAAAGAATTTACTGTTTTTGAACATCCATTAAATATGGATACTTCAGAAATATTAAAATCCATAGATCAAATTGAACTTGCACTTGAAAAGGCTTATAATCCAAATATCAATACAGTTAATTTTGAAAAGTTTAATAAAGTATTAAAACAAAATGGTACTGATATTCAAACAATAAGCAAAAATTTATTAAATGCAGGGACTTCAGGTCAAAAAGCTTTCTTAAATTTAACCAATACATTTACTCAGATGGGTAGTGTAGTTAAAAGAACTAATAAACTAGTTGACGAAATGGCTCAAACCATGAAAAATACTGTTAAGTGGGGATTGAGCTCTGGTTTATGGAATCAAATGCTTAGTAGCACTCAACAAGCTTATGGTTATATTAAAAATCTTGATACTGCTTTAAATGATATTAGAATTGTAACTGGACAGTCGGCTGATCAAATGAGAGATTTCTCAAAAGACGCGAATGAAGCCGCAAAAGCGCTTGCTGTTTCAACAAGAGATTACACTGAAGGAGCTTTGATTTATTACCAACAGGGTCTTGATGATGATACAGTTAAAGCTTTAACTGATATTACTGCAAAGACAGCTAATGTAACAGGTCAATCTATGGCGGAAGTGTCTGAGCAACTCACAGCTGTATGGAATGGTTACAACGTAGCAAACGAAGCCGCAGAAAAGGGCTTCGGTATATATGAAGAATATGTAGATAAGTTGGCGGCAGTAGGTGCGGCAACTGCATCAGATCTGGAAGAGCTGGCTACAGCTATGTCTAAAGTAGCGTCATCCGCGTCTATGATGGGTGTTAATATTGATCAGTTATCTGCCCAAGTTGCTACTATTGTTTCTGTAACAAGACAAGCACCAGAATCTGTTGGTACTGCTCTTAAAACAATTTATGCTCGTATGGGCGACTTACAAGTTGATGGCGTTGATGAATTTGGTACTACTCTTGGTGAAGTATCCGGTACTCTTGAGTCTGTTGGTATTAGAGTTCTGGATGAAACAGGCAACTTAAGAGAAATGGGTACTGTAATGGAAGAGGTTGCTGAGAAATGGCAAGGATGGACGGAAGCTCAGCGTCAAGCTATTGCAGTAGCTATGGCAGGTAAAAGACAGTATAATAATTTAACTGCATTATTTAATAACTGGAGTATGTATCAAGATACTCTAGCTGTATCTCAAAATGCTGCTGGTACGTTGCAAGAACAGCAAGATATTGCTTTGGAGTCTTTAAATAAAAAGCTTGAAATATTAAGAGCAACTGCTGAAACAATTTATCAAGATTTATTTGATACAGAAGGTATTAAAGACTTAACTGAAGATGCTACTAAGTTATTAGAAGTTGTAGATAATTTTGTTAAAACAGCAGGTGGTTTAAAGGGTATACTGTCTTTTGTTGCTCCTTTAATGCTGAAGACTTTTAGTGGGAAAATTAGTGAAAGTATTCTTAATATTGCAAATAATATTAAAGATACAAGAACTAATTTAGAAGCATTAAAGAATTCTATGCCTGCTTTAGATCAATTTAATGAAATTGCTCAAAATGCATATATTCAAAATCCAGAAAGCATGGGCGGGAAAGCCGTTGCAGATGCTACTGCTCAATTAAAAGCTAATAATCAATATTTAATTGAAAATAATAAATACTTAACAGCAGAAGACGAAAAACAAATAAATTTATTAAATAAAAAAATTGTTGCTCAAGCTGAAATGACTGTTAAATATAGTGAACAAGTTGAAGCTATTACTAAACAAAAAAATAATTTAATAGGTTTATTAGATATAGATACATCATTAGAAGCTTCTACTGAAAGAAGATCTAAAGATTTAGAAAAAATAAACACCTTTTTAAAAATAGCTAATACAATAGAGGGTGAAAATCTCGGCACTTCAATGACTACTGATGCTTTTGGAAATAATCAGATAGAAGATGCAATGAGCAATTTAATAAAAACTGATGAACGAGTATTACCAAGTATTAAAGAAATTATGAAATCAGGAGATGCTTTTAAAGATAAGTGGTCTCAAATTTCAACTATAATTAAAGAAGTTGATGATAAAATTACCACTATTGATTTAAAAGCTTTAAAAGAAGATTTTAAAGAATTAGATACTCAAGCTAAAGAATCAGCTATTGACGCTAAAATTTCTAAAATAAAACAAGATAAAGATTTTATATCTAATATTCAAGAATTAGATTTACCTCAAGCAGAGGTTGATAATTTTTTTAATAATTTAGCAGAAAGAGCTAAAGAAGCAGCACGACAAGGAAAAGCTCTTGATGATGTACTAGAAAATGTTTTTAAAGAAGCAAGAACACAAGCTGGAAACTTAGCTGGTCTTGAACAAATGCAAGGGCAAATTCAAAAAACTGAAAAAGGATTGATTTCTTTTCGAGAAGAATTGGTTAAAGCTTTTAATCAAAAAACCACGATGCAACAAATTGGACAGGTTGTAGGTTCTCTTGGTCAATTAGCAATGGCAATAAATCAAATTAGAAATTTAGGAAATATTTTTTCAAATGATGATTTAACTTTAACAGAAAAAGTGGAACAATCTTTTATGTCATTAGCCATGATAATTCCTTCATTGATTAGCGTTTATGAGACTTTTATTGCTGTAAAAGAATCAAATAGAATTGCAACTTTGGCTGAAACAGCAGCTGAAAAAGTAAAAAATGCGGTTTTAAGTTTATCTGCAAGAATTGAAGCAAAAGCAACAGTAGCTACAACAGCTAATACTGCTGTAACAAAATTAAATACAATAGAAAAAATTAAAAATCAAGCAGCAACACATTCTTTAGGACTTGCTATAGGCATAGTTAGTGGAGCTATGGCTCTCGTAACCGCAGCAGTAATTGGAGGTATTGCACTTTACAAAGCTCACAAAAAAGCAGTTGAAGAAGATGCAAAGGCAGCAGAAAATGCAGCAAATGCAGCTCATGAAGTTACATTAGCAACGGAAGAACAAAAAGAATCTGTTAATGAATTAGTTTCTAGTTACGAATCATTAAAAGAGCAATATAAGAAAAATAACTTAGAAGCTTTTAGACAACAAGTTTATTTACTTTGTCAGCAACACGGTATTCAGAGTGCGGCAGTACAAGCGCTTACCGCGGATTATGAAGAATTAGATAATATTATAAAGCAAGTTCAAACTGATAGCAATGTAGATATACAAGAAGCTACTTCTGAAGAAAAAGAAAAACAGACTGCTTCTATTAGTGCCAATATAGTTAAAGAAGCTGGTGCTAGAATTGATAGAGTTGGTCAAGGTCAAGATACTTTAGATCTACAAGGTATGATGAGTAGAAATGATAGCGAAAAGAAATTGGCTCAAGAATTAGATAAATTAGGTATCAGATTTACTGATAGTAATCATATTACTGTAGAAAGTTTAACTAAAGTTGCAACAGAAAATAATGCAGAATTAGTAAAAATTCTGAATGAAAATCCTTCAATGGCTTCTAAGCAAATTTCAGAATTGTTAAATTCAGAAACCATTTCAACTGCTATTACGAATTGGGAAGACGCAGAGACAAAAGGAAAAACAGCAGAAAGAGAAAATTCTGCAAATGAAGTTTTTAATAATAAGAATTTAGGTTCTAAAGATGTTTCATATACAGATTATCAAAAAGGTATTTCTGCTATTGTAGAAAAAACAAGATCAACTTATGGGTGGAAAAAAGAAGAAGGCGTCGAAGGAGAAGATTACAGCAAAGAAGAAAATAAAAAAGCTATAGAAGATGCAAGACAGTATGCCATTACATATTTGACAGCTAGAAATGATGCTTTATTACAATATTCTTCTAAATATGAAGCATCTAGAGCATTGATAGAAAAAGGATATGCAGAAAAAACTGTTCAAGATATAATGGCAAGCATATCTGATTCAGATGCAAAAGCTATTCTTGATAATATTGATTTAGTTTTACCAGAAGATGCAGGAGAAAATCTTCAGAAACAAATAGATGGTTTAGGTGATTTTTCTGTACTAGCCGAGGTTAGAAGTTCTGCTACTGTTGCGGGTGGCGTTCTTGAGAATTTAGAAGATGGCGAGTTAACTCAAGAACAAATTGATAGTTTATTCGCCGATCAAGGTATTCAAGATTATTTTGGCACTCAAGAAGATTTTGAAAAATTAGATTCATCAGAACAAATTGCTCAATTAAAAATTTTTTATGATATAAGAATAGAAAAAGAAAAAGAGTTAACTCAAGCTATTGAAGATAGAGTTAATGCAGAAGCTAAAGCTAATAATGAATCATTAACTACTCAAAGTCAAGTTGAAGGAATGACGAGTTATAGCTATACTGGCTATGAAAAAACCCAAGAAGGTACTATCAAAAGGGGAGAAGGTTCTTCTGTAGATTACTCTGGCTCTGTTGACAAAACTTATTCAACTGCAATAGAAAATTTTAAAACATTAGAAGGTGCCCTTGGAAACATAAAAGAAGAAATAGAAAGTTTTCCTGGATTAGATTCTTTTTTAAATGTTGATGATATTGAAAAAGCTACTTCAGCAATAGAAAAATTAAAAGAAGATGGATTTGATAGTTTAACAGATGAAGAAAAAAATGCAATAGATATTGTTTCAGAAACAATAGGTGTTAATAAAGATCAAATTAAAGCATGGAAAGATGCTATTGATGAAGGAGAAGACTTAACTAATGTTTCAAACGGTTTAAATAAAGCACAAAATGATTTAAACAATTCTACTGAAGACAATGTTGATCAAGTAGAAGTTTGGACTGCTGTGCATGAAAAAGCTAAAGAAGAAATGAGTGATATCACAGGAGAATTAAGTAGCATTCAAGGTGCATATAATTCTCTTAATAGCATAATGGATTCATATAATGAAAATGGATTCTTAACTATTGATAATCTTAATACTCTTCTAAATATGGATGACCAGTATTTAGCTGCTTTACAGATTCAAAATGGACAAATGTCTATGAATCAAAGCCAATTAGAAACATTGGCAAATGCGCAATTAGATTTAGCAGAGGTTAAAGCTGTTGATGAAGCTATGTCTCAATTAGCAAGATTGGCTAATGATGATTTGGCTTTAGCAGAAGAATTAACTGGAAATGCAGCTACTTCCAGCGCGCAAAAAATGAGTGCTGCACAAACAGCTGTATATAATTTAGCTATGCAAATGCAAAGTGCTACAGTTGATGCAGCTAATTTAGCTAATCAATTAGCTGAAATTCCAGGATTAGATGGTATCTTTAAGCATAAAGATGCAGCTAAAGTTGTTATGCAAAGTTTATCTACTAAACTTGCTGCTATTGGCAATGTTAGAGCAAATCTTGGTAAGAGTATGTCAGCAGGCGCATCTAAAGGTGGAGGCGGAGGAAGCTCTTCTTCTAAAAAAGAAGAAGAATTTACTGACGACAAAGTAGATAGATATTGGTCTGTTAATAAAGCTCTTGAAGCTATTAATGATGAACTTGATAAACTTGAAGATAAGCAAAGCACAATGTCCGGAAAACAGCTTATTGAAAGTTTACAAGAAGAGAATAAATTATTAGACCAACAGATTGATAAACAAAAGGAAAAACAAAAACTTCAAATTCAAGAAGCACAAGAAGTACAAGGCAGACTTAAATCTTTTGGAGTTGCATTTAAAGATACTGGTGAGATCACTAACTATGAAGCAGCATATCAAGCTCAAATAAATGCTTATAATGCAGCTGTTAGTGCATATAATGCAGGCTCTTTAGATGAAGCTGGTATGGATATAGCCAAACAAAAATATGAAGATTTTAAGAAACAAATTGAAAGATATGATACTTTATTATATGATGAAATGAAAGATGTCGCTGATGCGATTGCAGAAGAAGAAAAGAAACAAAGAGAAAATACTTTAGCTATATTTGAAGAAGATTATAAAATTAAACTTGATTTTTCTGAAGCTGAAAGAGATATGCAAGACTTCTTGGCGGAAATGGAAGAAGATTTCACTAAGGTATATGAAGATCTTGGTAAAAAGAGCAAAAACATAGTAGCTTCATTTAGTACATATCAAGGTGATAATGGTACGATTGCCGCGGATCTAGCTGCTATAGGAGTAGTTGAAAGAGAAATTATGAATTTACATACTACGGGTTATTCTGGTATGTTTGAAACAATTTCTCAGGCTCAAGACAGACTTAAAGAACTTCAAAGCGATTTGATGGATCATGCTAAAGATATGAAAGATTTGTTCCAAGATGCTTGGGATGCTTATATGGATGGTATTGATCAAGCTGCAGATAAGTTTGAAGACTTAATGGATGAATTTGATAGAATAAATGACAATCTTGAATATCAAGCTGAACTTATAGAGTTAATCTATGGAGAAGAAGCATATGATATGATGGACCAATTATATTCTGCTCAAATCAATAATAGCGGCGCTCAAATCGAATCTTTGAGACAGCAGAAGGAGTTCTGGGCAGAACAAGCTGAAGCCGCGAAACAATCTTATGGAGAAGAAAGTGAAGCTTATCAAGAAGCATATGAAAAGATGCGTGATTGTGAACAAGACTTAAATGACGCAGTACTTGATAGAATAAATCTTATTAAAGACCAATATCAAAACACTATTTCTTCTACTATTGATACTCTTGAGAAAAAAATAACTGGTGGAACAACACTTGACTATATGCAAGATCAATGGGATAGATTAAAAGAATCCGCAGACTTGTATATGGATGCAACAGAAAAAGCTTATAATACAGAAATTTTTAAAGCTAATGTCGATCAAGCTATTACAGACACCAAGAGTGTAAAAGCTAAACAGAAATTGTTAGAGTTCCAAGAAAAAGAGCTTAAAGCTTTAAGAGAAAAGAAACAATTAACTCAATATGATATTGATGCAGCAAATGCTAGATTTGATATTCTTCAAAAAGAAATTGCTTTAGAAGATGCTCAAAATAGTAAAAATACAATGAAAGTTACTAGAAATCAAGAAGGTAACTGGACTTATCAATATGTTGCAGATGAAGACGACGTTGCTAGTAAGCGTCAAGCGTTATTAGATTCTTATAAAGAACTTTATGAGTTATCTAAAACAGCATATCAATCTAATATTGAAAACTTATTAAAATTAGATCAAGAATACTTATCTAAGAAAAAAGAGTATCTTGAAAAATACGGCGCGGACAGTCAAGAGATGGCAGATCTGGATAAATGGTACCAAGAAATGTCGATGGGATATGCCAGTGAGGCGGCAACCGCGAAGTCTGGATTGCAAGAAGCTCAATTAGGTTTGACTCTTGAGATCTACAAGCAAGATGAAGAAGCTTATGCATCTATGACATCAGAACAGCAGAGATTAATTAAAGAAGCTACAGATAACAATATCAGTGATTTTAATAGCATATATGATGCTGTTAGAGATAATATGAACGGTATTGTAGATAGTATTGAATCTTCTCTTGTTGAAGGTAAAGGTATCTGGGATGCAGCCGCAGATCAAATGATTGAGAAATGGGCTGGCGATGATGGCTCTAGCGTGAAAGCTATGGTTACAGATGCAAATGATAAGTTAATTGAAGCAACTCAAAAATATGAAGAACAAGTTTCAGACACTGCCGATAAAGCTGGACAAGATTTTGGACCAGATGGTATATCAGGCGCGATTAGAGGAGCAGAAGATGAGACAGATAATTTGAAGAATAAGACTGCTGAACTTGCTTCAGATAGTAGTTCTCAATTAGAGAATTTAAGAAATAGTGTTGATCAAGTTAAAACTGCTTGGGAGGGTGTGGTTCAATCTATCAAAGATGCTATTAACAATATTCAACAGTATTTATCTCTGATGCAAGCTGCGGCAACTGCTAGTCAAACTACTTTTAGTAGTGCAACAAATTATGGAGATTATAGTTATTCTGGATCTGGTAGTTCTGGAGGCGGCGGTAGCTCAGGTGGAGGATATGATGGAACAACATCAACCACTGCTAGTTTATCCAATAATAAAATGAAATATTGGATTGTTAATAATAGTGGAGACGGAAATATTATGGTTGAAGATGATACAGCTTATGCATCAAGAGATTCTGCGGGTCGGCAAATTGCAACGCTAATAGCTAGAGCGAAAACACTTGAAGGTAAAAGAAAATATACTAATTATACAGTTGCTGCTTCCACCAGAGATCAAAAGAAAGGCTATCGTTTTAGAGCAAAAACTGGTGGTTATACAGGAAATTGGCCTATGTCTCAAGGAGATGGCTTAGATAGTGATAATGGTAGACTTGGTATTTTACATCAAAAAGAACTTGTATTAAATGCTTCTGATACAGAAAATATTTTAGATGCAGTAAAAATTGTTAGAAGTATGCCAAATATTATTTCTTCAATTCAAAATGCTATTTCTGATGTAGTTGGAGAAAGACTTTCTAGTATGACTAATGAAATTGGTCAAGGAAAAACTGTTTCAACAACAACAGGTAGCAATAAAGAAGAAAATAATGTTTATAACATTGTTGCAGAATTCCCTAATGCTAACAATGCGGCAGAAATTGAACAAGCTTTACTTAATCTTAAAAATATTGCAGCACAAAAGAACGGAATTAGAAAATAACAGAAATTATGCGGAGAGGACTTGACCTCTCCGCTATTTTTGGTTATAATAGAATAAGAATGAGATTTAATTTTTCATATTCTAATAAAGAAGAGAAAAAGGAGGAAAGAGTATTGGCAACAGACTACACTAAGTTTCAAGTTGATTCTACAGTAAAAGAGAATTTTACTAAAGCAGCTTCCAATACTTCATTGAATAAGGGAGCAGACTATATCTCCAATTCAATTTATGATGCTGTAGCTTCAGTGTCAGAGAACGCGGCATCCGCAGTTCAAAGTGATGTTTCTTATGAGATGGAAGTCATGGAGATAGTGGACCAAGGAACCGCGACCTATAGAGTAAAATATTTAGAAAATGATAAATTGCAAGCGCATGCAAGTACGCCTAGTTATTCAGTTGGTGACCATGTGTTAGTGTTAGTTCCAAGAGGAGATTTTGATAATCCTCTTGTTATTTTAAACTCTGTAACACCTTCTGTTACAGTGGTTGGAGAAGATAAAACAACAGCAGAAACAGTAAAAAGAATTGAAGTAAGTCAAAATCTTTTTAATAATTATAATTTAATTAAGTTTGCATCTTATCAAGATGAAACTATAGATATAAATGATATTGTTCCATATGATTTGTCTGATTTATTAAAAGGATATTTTGATAGTGGATATAATATCTTAAAATTAAATATGAATGTTAAAACCTCTATTGCAAAAGAACAAAGGATTTCTGGTTCTTATGGAATTAAGGTTGAGATCCCAATCCGCAGAAAGAATGCAGATGGAATTTTAAAAGATGACATTCAAGAATTTTATTTAGATTCTAAGGTTTTTAATGGTAATCCATATGAATTAACAAATTGGTCTAATCAAACTAATTATTTAGTTCTTAATTTTGGAGACGAAATTGTTTTTGATAAAAAGAGAAGCATTAAAGTTACTGCTTTTGTTGATGGGTTCCCGCAAGATCCAGCTAAAACAGATAAAAATGTTTGGGCTGATATTATATTAAAAGATATTCAATTAACTGTTTGTGAAGATATTGAAACAGTTGAAGGCGGATATAAAGTTGTATTAACAGCAGAGAATGGACCTTTTTTTGCTAATCAAGATGTTTCCTCTATTGAAGAAAAGAAAATCAATTTGAAGGTATTTCTAAATGGACTTGAGACTTCTTATGCTAAAATGCCTGTTTATTGGTTTATCGAAGATCCAACAGTAAATGAGACAAGTAAGTATTATCATCGTTCTGCGGGCGTGAATTGGAGATGTTTAAATTCTAGAACAGAGGTTTTAGGTGAAGCACAGAATGATAGCTCTTTTGTTTTTAATACAACAGCGGGTTCGGTGACGATCTCAAATCAAGATATTAAACACAAATCTAAAATTAGATGTTATGTTGGTACTAATGAAGGTCAATTATGGGTCTATGGAGAGTTAACCATAAGTAATTTATATTCTTTAATTAAAGAAGTTAATTTATATGCAGATAAAGAAAATAATACTTATCTCGAAAACGTAGGTAATGTAACTTTAACTTGTGAAGTAAATTATCCTAATTTATATAATAATGTAGTTCGTGATGAAGAGTTAAATTACGTATGGGAGCAAATTGACCAGCAAGGTCGAATCATTAGTCAAGACGATTTTTATAGTATCATAGCTTTAAACGATAAGAATATTACTGATGGCATTTATACTACTAAAATTAGTTTTCCTGTAAGTTCATTAACATCAGACATGAATATTTTTAAGGTCTACGTTTATACTAATAAGAAGCAAGCGTCTGGTTCAATTACTGCTTATCCTATTGAAACAAAACAAATCAGTATAAGAACAAAAGAAGGGCAAGATTTCTTAGTCGTTTTAGATAATGCTAATGTAAATTATAACTATGATGCAGATGGTGACGCACCAGATAGTGATAATTATGATGGTTTAAGTTTGCAGAAATTGGAGATTAAACCTGTTGAATTTAGTATTATAAGCGCGGCCACCGGTGAAGAGATCTCTAAGGCTGAATATGATAGAGTTAGTTGGGTTTGGAAAGTTCCAATCAACAGTTTATTAAAGCCTAATTTGGTTTATTTTGAAAGTATAAATCAAGATAATACTTCTGCTATAACAAAAGACGATAATTATTATTATATACGCGGGAATGGCGCTAATAGGAGTCTACAGTACAAGCTTGCTAGCCGCTATAACGCGAAGTCCGCGCAGAGTCTTTCAAGTTTAACCATTATTTTTGGTAATACAGTATTATATGAAGATGTGCCTATTAGATTCTCAAAAGATGGTGAGAATGGAACTAATGGTACTAAATATACTGCTTTTGTTACCTATAAAATTGGAGATACGGAATATCGCTATGGAGATATTTATGTTGATGATAATGGTAATGAGCATCCTGTAAAAATGCGTTTCGTTGCAGTAGAAGATAATGATGGTACTATTGATTGGTATATCTATGATTTAGTTAGTAATACTTTAAAGAAATGTTATTCTTTATCAAACAATAACTATTCACATATTAAAGGTGATTTATATAGATTAAATGTCAAAGTCTATAAAGATGGAGAAGAGATAAATACAAGTGCTTCTTCTCAAACAGGTCAAGCTAATGTATCTTGGAATATCTTTGATAGTGGAGAAAAACAAGGCTTAGGATGGAAAGAAAACAAATATTTTTGTCCTTTCGCTATATCAGATAGTGACGCTAGCTCTTGTTATATTATCCCTACAAATAGTGATAAAAATAAATTAAGTCAATGGACTAATGAAAATAATGTCCCTTATATAATCGTACAGGCAAATATTTCATTATCTAATTTAAAAGCAACTGCGGATCAAAGTACAGATGACTTAAATAATATCTATAATAATGATTTACATATCTACTATGATTATCCTATTGAAATTACTAGAATCAAAAAGCCACAAACGGATTTTGCTTCTGATGGAAGTTTTAAATCTTTTGTTCCATCACTTGAAGGTGGCTTTTATAATGTATTATATACTTCAGCGGGAAATAATCCTCAATATGATGATACAGAGAATTTTAGATGTGAAAGTAATTTGATTGGAGTGGATAGTAAAGAATGTAATTATTCTTGGAGTGCAAATAGTAATATCTTTTTAGATAAGAATATGACTATACATGAAATATCTGTTTCTGAAGATAATGAGTGTCCTGTTGCAAAACCAAATCCTCTTTTCCAATCTGGAGATTTTTATAATTATATTAAAGTAAAAGTCGATATTGAGAATAAGATATTAAAAGATAAATTAAGTAAAATTACTTCTGAGAAAGAGGAATTACAAAAAGCTTTAGATAAGAACAATTCAATTTATAGTAATTTAGAATTATTTTTAAAAGCATGTAACCTTTATCAGATAGAATACTTACTTAAACAGAGTAAAGAGGAACTTCAAAAAAGAAGTGAATGTATAGATGCATTACAAAATATTATTAACGCAATAAATAACTTAGATAGAGATGTCTCAGCTCAATCTAATATGAGTGAGTTAACTCTTTCTAATGGAATTAAAATAGGCAGCTCTAAGAGTGCAGATACTTTTATTTATAATGAATTAAATATTATAAATAATATTATTATATCTGTTTTAAATACTAAGACAAGTGTTTATGGTATTGGATATAATGATGGAAATGACATTGAATCTATATCTTCTTTATTTGAAGATGTTTTCTCTAGAATTTCAACTTTATATGGTAATGGCATTAGAACTATTATTAGAAAAGACATTAACGTTTTACAAAGCTCTATTGATGCTTTTAATACTTTTAATCAAAGTATTAAAAATAAAACAGTTACAACTAATTACAGTGATTTTACTGCTAAATTAAAAAATGTAGTTGAGAATGAAAATTTGGCTGAATTAGCAAAACAAGAAGAAGAATATCAAAAGTTATTAGACACATTAGGTGGATACTATGTGAATATTACAGAGTATGTAAGCGGAAATGATGTGGAAAAAAATTATGTTGATATTTGGAATATCTTTGTTAATTTTAAGCAAAAACTTTATTCATACGGCAGAGAAATTGAGTCTGATGAAATACTAGAACAAAGAGGCCAATTAAATCAACAATATGTTTTAGATTTAGGTAAAATTGAAGCCAATAAAGAAAATATCATTATTTCTAGTGAACCTATTATATCATATCAGAATAGAACTTTATCTGGTAAAAAATACTCAGAAGCTAAAGATATTGTTCAAAAAAGATATGAGGAGTTAACAGCAAATGAAAATGATAATTGTAGTAAAGAAATAGCTAAAATTAAAGCAAATAAAGATTTTACTGATGAAGAAAAAGGTAAAGAAATTGCTGTTATAAGACAACATTATGCTATATTAACAAGAGAAAAAACTTTAGAGAAAGATAATATATTAAAGACCTTAGCTGATGATGTTAAAAATACAAAGATAAAAAGTATAAATAGTATAACTGAGAAATATAATACTGATTTATTAAAAACTTATGAAAATAGTTATTTAGTTCCATTACAATATTTACAAGAAAAATATAGTACAAAAACATCAGAATTAAATACAGATATTAAGAATAAAAATAAAGAAATAGCTGACTTAAATATAGGTATTGAATCTAGTCAAGAATCAGTTATCATTATTAGACCAATAAATATGAAATGTAATTCATATGAAATTCCTGGTCTAAACAACTGGGATGGTAAAAAATATTATTTATCTAATAATGGCGAATATATGTTCTGTCCTCAGATTGGTGCTGGTGTAAAGACGAACAATAATACTTTTACAGGAATGTTTATGGGTGCTAGAACTTCAGTTAACAGAAGCATGGTTTCTGAAACTGAAAATGACCTTAATTTAAGAAATAAAGATATTGGTTTATTTGGATATTCACAAGGTATTCAATCTATCTTTTTAGATGCTAAAACAGGTTCCGCGTTTATGGGTATGCCAGGACAAGGTCAGATTGTAATTAGTCCAAATCAGGCTTTTGCTTCAATATATTCTGGAAATTATTATAAATATGATTCAAAAAGAAAAGGTTATTATAGCAAAAAAGATGGTAGCTTTATTAGTGAAATAGATTTTAATAATCTAAAAACTCAAGAAGAAAGAGATAATTATTCAAGCGGACAGGGTATGCTTATTAACTTAACCGATGGTGCTATAAAGAGTAGTTATTGGAATGTTAACTCTGAAGGTAAAAGTACATTTACATCTGGAGTTATTGGCGGATGGGAAATTGGCGAAAATACCTTATCTAGTGTAATAAAAAATAACGCGCAGCTCGTGCTTGATAGCGGTAACTCAGTCGGCTTGACGGACGCTAATGGACCTGAAAACCGCAGTCCCAAAATTTATTCTAGTGATAATACTAGAAAACCACATGATACTTTAGATAGCATGCAACCTGGATTCTATCTTGGTTCAGATGGTTTTAGTATTGGTAATACATTTAAAGTAAGCATACAACCTTCAACAGGATTAAGAACGCAAGGAACAGGTATCCTTGAAGTAGGAAATTTAAGTGGTGCGCATTGGATAATAGGGCAAAATCTTAAAGGTACTAGTTTTATTGGACATGGAGCTTCTTATTTAATTAGTAAGTCTTTTGTTAATCAATCAACTGATCAATCTGAAAATAATAGCTCTAGTGTTTATATTGGTACGGATGGTCTTTCTTTTGGTCATAATTTGGAGCTTAGCGCAGAAGGTTCTTTGAAGATTGGTAGTTTTAAAAAGAATGCAACAACTTCAGATCACTTTTTAGTTTTAGAGGTTGATAAAAAAGATATTTCAAATGCTTCTTTAAGATATAATACAGATGGTATACATGATTTTAAAAACAATAGTTTGTATGTTGGAACACAAGGAATTAGATTAGGTAAAGAAAGTTCTAAAAAGAATAATCGTGGAGTTTTTGAAGTTGAAAGTAATGGTATTTTATGGGCTACTGCAGGACATATTGCTAATTGGACTCTTGATGAGTATCAACTATTGTCAACAAATACAGTTGTTATAGATGGTGTAACCAAACCAGGATTAGTATTAGATAGTAAAAAAGGTTATATTGCTTTTATTAAAGAAGATTTTAATAAAACTGGAAAAGGTTTTTATTTAGGAAATGAAGGACTTTCTCTTGGAGATTCTTTTTGGGTAGATAGAACTGGTGAACTTTTAGCTACTAAAGGTCATATAGCAAATTGGACTATTGATAAGGATTCAATTTATGTTAAATCAGGAGATATTAAAATTTTTGATATTCATCCTATGACTAGTGGAGGATATATCTCATATAATACTTCTGGTTGGAATAGCTCAAAATTATTAGATTCTACATCGGGATGTTTCTACTTAGGTACAACAGGTATTTCATTGGGACCGAATCCATCTCCTTTTAGGGTAAATAATTTAGGTGAACTATGGTCTACAAGAGGTACTATTGGTGGATGGACAATTAGTAATTCAACTCTTAAAGGAGGAAGTGTTACACTTAATAGTAATGGATCAATTATTGGTTCTGGATGGAGTTTTAGTACAGCCGGAGTTCTTACTTGTAATGATGCGATTATCGGTGGCGTTCATTTTAAAACTGGTTCGGGAGAAGCAAATTGGTCAGGTGGACAGATGACATCTGGTCAGATAGGCGGATGGACTATTACTACAAGCAGTATTTATGATACTGCAAGTGGTGGCGGAAATATTAAATTTGACACAAGTGGTGATTTTAATATTTTAACAGATGGTGAATCTGGTATTAAAGGTACCGGTGGAGATATTTCTATGAAAGGTACTACTAGAGTAACTGCTTCTAGTGGTAGTAATAAAATGGAAATAACTAATACAAGTGGTTCTTTAAGAGTTGGTAGTTTTGGTTTATCTATAAATGCATCAGAAACTTCTTTGAGTGGTTCTTCAAAATTAAGATTATCTGGTGGAACAGAATTATATCTTTCTTCTCCTAAGGCTATATTTAATGCTTCTGGAGAAAATATTATGATTGGTTCGAGTACGTCCTTAAAAAACTATATAGAAAGTGTTGTTAATACTGTTCTAAAAAGTAAAACTATTGATTTCAAGACTAACACGGTTTATACAGGAGAAACAGAAGGACATAAACATACATATACTAAAGTTGTTAGTGCTACAATATCATAATATTGACAAAATAAAAAATTTTTGTTATACTTAAATAAAGAGATAAAGGAGACTAACTAATGGATGAACTTAGACAAACTATAGTAACTGCGGTTAACAATAGTAATCTTCCAATAGATGCAATATATTATGTAATGAAAGACATCTGGAGAGATGTTTATGAAATGCATGAGAATGCATTGAAAAATGCTTCTACTAAATCAGAGCCTACAGCTGAGGCTACTGAGGAAGAGTAATGATTGGTGCGGTCATGGGTTAATAGTAGCCTGTGACCGCATTTGGTCGTTATAAGATTATACTCTTTGGGCAGCTTTGATATATTTTGAGAAATGAATAAACCCAAGGAGGAATAGATAAAATGCTTAACCTATTATCTAGTTATTCAGCTACAACTATTGCCATTATTATTTTTATGGTGTTGATTGCTTTCAAAGAGTTAATTGAATTACTTAAATATTTTTATAATATACTAAAAAAACATTTTGGAAAAGAAGAGGAAGAAAAAAAGAACGAGGATAAAATACTAGAACAATTAAATGAATTAAAAAAAGACTTTGACGAGCATAAAAAAGAACACCAAGAAATAAAAAGTGACATACAAGAGATAAAAGAGGAATTAGTAGATAACAAAAATAGTATAAAAAGATTAGTAACATCAGACCGAAATGATATAAAAAGCTGGCTTGTAGAAAAACATCATTTTTTCACAAAACAAGGCTGGGTAGATGACTTTTCAATGGATACTGTTAATAGAAGATTTAGTGATTATGTTGAGGAAGGCGGCAACTCGTATGCAGAGAGTCTAGTGAGTGCGCTTAGAGATCTCCCTAACCAACCGCCGCGATAGAAGAGAAAAAGGAGGGTTATAAATTGGCAAGCTATGATTTATACCCACCCATTGTCAATAGTTATGCTCCTTCTTTTGTTACTTGGCAAACTATTGATACTGCAACAGATCAGCCTCTTGAGGGTAACAAACCAGCATGTAATATTTATTTTTCGTTATCAAAATTTAATGTAATAGAATTTGATTCATCAATAAAATTACATGCTGTTGTTACTTATCAATCAGATGCGACAAGCGCAGTTAATAAAGAAGATTCTAATATTCATTATAGAAAAACAGGAATTATTCTTAATATGGGTTGGGAGAAAACATCACAAGATGGTGTTTACGTAACAAAGATTTTAAATGAAGATATAAAAGGAACTGATACTGCTTATCCAGGCTTTAGTGGGTTTATTCCAGGTCGAATTTATTCAATTCAATTAAGATTTAGTAAGGTTGAATATGATCCAACTACTTATACTAAAGGACAACAAGCTTGGATTTCAGAAAATGCAAGTAATTTTTCTGAATGGTCTACAATAGTAGTTACTAAAGCAATAGGTCAAGCAACAATTAGAATACCTAGTATTGGATATTACACAGGAGATTCTGCTGATACTTATACAGTAAATTCTGAAACAATAGAAGTATTAGGTAAATATTATAATATAGACGAAAGTGAAACTCTTAGAAGTTATAGGGTTTCTTTATATAAAGGAAATGTCATTGATTCAAATATGAAAATTGAAGATAGTGACATTATTTATGCAAGTAAATTTTATGACGTAAATCAAATAAAATATAGATTTAAGACATCTTTAGTTAATGGAGCAATCTATACTGTTGGATTACAATATACAACTATAAATTACTATGAATCTGGAGAAATTGCTTTTAAAGTTAAAGCCGCTTTTGGCGTTGCAGAAAACCCTTTAACAATAGAAACGATTGATTATAGTACAGATTCTAAATTTAAGACTTTAACTGATCGCGGGCTCGAGGAAGATGAGGGGCGAGTATGCTTGCATATTGGTAACCTTAATGCTGCAACTGCGGGAACATACGTCGTCCGCCGCGCAGATAGTAGAATAAAATCTGGTATTCATTATGAAGATACAGATGAAAGCAATGAGTTTACTATGTGGGATACTATTCAAACTATCACTTTACCTTTTATTGAAGAAGAATATAAAACAGATTTTTATTTCTTTGATAATACTGCGGAAAGTGGTGTTTGGTATAAATATGGTATTCAACAAATTGAAGATGATGGTTCTACAAAGAGTAGTTTAAACAAAACAGAAAAGCCTATTTTAAGAAATTATGAATATGCTTATTTATATGATGCAGATGGCAGACAACTAAAAATTCCTTATGATTATACTGTTTCTAATTTTAATGTTAATGTACAGGAATCTATTACCGATACTATTGGTGGTAAATATCCTTTTATCACTAGAACAGGTGGAACTAGAAACAAGACTTTCTCTATTGGTGGTATTATTAGTTTTAATATGGATGATAACAATACTTTTACATCAAGAGAGAAAATGTATGGTTCTACTGTAATTGCTGGGTTATATGATGATTATAATACTGAAAATAGAATAGACCATTATGATCATATTAGAGAAAGAGAATTTAGAAATTTGGTTATAGAATTCTTAATGGATGGAAAGAGAAAAGTATATAAATCTACTCAAGAGGGCAATATGATTGTTAGATTGACTAATGTATCATTATCACCTAATACTCAGCTTGGTAGATTAACTTATAATTTCAGTGCAACAATAATAGAAATAGCAGATTATACTGTTGAGAATTTGACTAAATATGGATTTTGTGATACTTTAGTATATTGTAATACTAAAACTGTGACAATCGCGCATCCGCAACTTCACATATTAAGTGCAGATACTCCAGGGGAGGTATAGTCATGAATTATATGTTAGATAAAGATTTTTTAAAACAATTAGATGAAGATAATTTAAAGCAATGCTATGTTAAAATAGAAGTTCTAGATTCAGAAGAAAAACCTATTAGTGATATTGTCGGTAGAGTTTCTACTGGCAATATCAATATAAATGGCTCCTCTTCATTAAGAAGAACTGCTAGTTTAACTTTCGTAGCTGATGAAGTAGATAATGATTTAACAGATGTAGATAATTTGTTATCAATAAGTAAAAGAATTGCTTTATATGTTGGATTTGAAAATAACATAGATTTAAAATATGATGATATTATTTGGTTTAAGCAAGGAATATTTTTAATTCAGCAACCAAGTATTTCCCATAATTTAGGTAGTGTAACTATTTCATTAAGTTTACAAGATAAAATGTGTTTGCTTAATGGTTCAATGGGCGGCGGATTACCTACCAGTATCACGTTCCATGAGTATGATCAGCTAGATAGTGAGGGAAACGTAACCACATTGCCGCAGTTAATATTTGACATTATTCAGACTCTTGTTGTAAATTATGGTGGAGAAGGAATATCTAATGTTTATATTACAGATATCCCAAGAGAATTAAAACAAATTGTACATTGGCAAGGTTCTCAAACATTATATTTTAATACAGAAGATAGTCATTTTACAACAGATTCAAATGAAGTTACTTCAAGTAAAACACCCGCGGTTTGGAAGACATATGAAGCTGGGGATGAGATAGGATATACTTATACTTCATTTACATACCCTGGTGAATTAGTTTCAAATATTGGAGATAATGTTTGTACTGTTCTTGATACTATTGTTAGTACATTGGGTAATTATGAATATTTTTATGATGTAGATGGACATTTTATTTTTCAAGAAAAGAAAAATTATTTGAATACATCATATGACGAATTGACTGTTGATGAAAGTGGAATGCTTTCTTATAATCCATACCAGTTAGCTAATTATGGACGAAAAAATGAAGATGGAAGTTTCACTTCAAGTGCAGATAACAATATTTATTTAATAAATAATAAAAATTATCAAGTAGATTTTAGTAGTAATAGTAAAGTTGAGTATGAATTTAATACAAATAATGGTTTAATTACTTCTATTAGCAATACTCCAAGTTATGAAAATATAAAGAATGATTATCATATTTGGGGAAAGACTGATAATGATATTGCAATTCATTATCATGTTGTAATTAAAGAAAAGCCAAGTGAATTAAATTATTATGCAGTTAGGTTTTTACGAGATGATCAAGATTCTACTAAATACTCTGGTAAAATACAAGTTCTTGATGGAGCAAAAAATTTAGAAGATGTTAAGATAGATAATGAAATTTTAAGTTTTATTGCAAAAGATGATACTCCTCAAGAGAATAGAAGAGAAGCTATTAAAAATGAAGAAAATGAATTTTATACAATAGATACAAAATCTTTAGATAAAGTTGAGAATAAATCAATTTGGTCTATAACTCAAAGTGATATTCATATTTATCAACCACAAGATTGGCGTGTTGAATTATGTTTTAGAGGAATGTATAAAAATATGCGTCAAATCAGACCGGATATTTATGAACAAGAGCTTATGGATTTGTTGAATTTAATATATGATTTTACTGCTTATAATGAAGAGACACAATCATATGGTAAGTATAAATTTGATATATTAAATAAACCAAATTATTTACCATATTTTATTGATTTTATTGAGCCTTCAACTGCGATGGGAACTTATTCAGTTGACTCTATTGGACCTAGAATATTATCTCATCAAGAAGATAAAATCAATAAAATATATAATCTTGATATACCAGATATTGTTATTATCAATAAAGATGATGATGAAATTGGCTATGATGAATATGGTAAAGAACTTAAGAACGAAGAAGGTGTATCTATAACATTTGCTGATTATTTGAGAAATAAGTGTGGAAAAGAAGGTCAAGCTATATCTCAAGTAGATAAAAATATTTATAGCAATATTGAAATGAACTCTTCTGGTTATACTGCTCTTGAGACTTTTAGAGATTTATTATATCAAAATACAAGTTTTGCTGAAGCAATATCTATTTCTTCTATTCCTATTTATTATTTAGATGTTAATAGAAGAATAACTGTTAATGATAAAATAAGTGGCGTTAACGGTGATTATATTGTTAATAGCATTTCTTTACCTTTAAACGGACAACAGACTATGAGTATTAGCGCAAGTAGAGCATATGAGCGTATTTAGGTCATATTACTTTAATTTGCTAATATGTTTTATTATTTATTATAAATAAGAGAAAAAGGAGTTTAATAATGGAGGAAGTTTCACAGGTAAAACTAGAAGGCTCTCTTTATAATGTTAGAGACGAGCAAGCTAGAAAAACAATGATAAGTCGAACAAACCCTGTTATTGAAGGCTCGCTTAGCGTCAATAGAAAAGAAGAAACCGCGATTGGCAATAATAGTGTTACTTTAAATACTAATAATAGCGCAACCGGTGAAGGCGCTACAGCAACTGGATTTGAGACTAACGCATCTGGAGATTATTCTTTTACTCAGAATTTTCAAACTATAGCTTCAGGTAGTGGATCTCATGCAGAGGGATATAAATGTGAAGCTAGCGGAGATTATTCTCATGCAGAAGGATGGATTACAAAGTCTAAAGAAGTAGCTTCACATAGTGAAGGATATTTGACTAATACAACTGGGCTTTATGCACATGCAGAAGGCTCATCAACAATAGCAAGTGGACAAAGTTCGCATACAGAGGGCAGTGGCGCGGTAGCCGCTGGTCACTACTCACATGCTGAGGGTATAGATACTAAAGTAGGCGAAACCGCAGCAAATGGTACAGTAAGTGGAGAAACAACAGGTAGCCAAGAAATAATCAAAAAAGATGAATTAAATCTTGCAATTCTTGGCGGACATGCGGAAGGTGTACAAACTAAAGTTCTTAGTTCAGGCTGCCATGCGGAGGGCGTTGAAACTCAGGCTGGCGGAGTTGTTGAAGTGGGCGATGCTGCGAAGCAACAATTAGGATGTCATGCAGAAGGTTACAGAACTATAGCTGGATATGATTATCAGACTGTTTGTGGTTTTTACAATGACAATAAAAATACAACAGTTTTTGAAGTTGGTAATGGCGTTATGGAACAAAGAAATAATGCCTTTGAAGTTTATAAGAATGGCGATGTTAAGATTCATGGTAATCTTTATATAGATGTTGGCAAAGGCGAATCTGGTCAAATGGATTTAAGAGATTTATTAAAAGATATTAAACAGAATAATTTTTATATCTCTTATCATAATAATGAAACATTTGATGCATTGCATGAACCAATTATGGATACTTTAACCGCAGATAGTGATTTATCGAATTTAACCGCAGGTGGATTTGATTTAGACAATTTAGTAGGAATAGCTAAAACAGATATTTATAAATTATTTGATGGAAAAGAAGATACTTCAATTTCTTTACCTGATTCTAATTTTAGTTTAATATTTAACTTCAATGAGGAAGTTCAAATAGATATGGTAAAATTTGTAGTATCTAGTACGGGTAATGGTATTCCAGTCTTACAAACTTGGAATCCAGACCTTGGGATCTGGGTGGATGCCGCAGATGCCTTTGTAAATACCTCTAAAGTTACTACTATTGTTAAATATGTAAACCACATTCCTACATCTAAGTTTAAATTAACTTCACATTCTGATTCTGCTTTTAATTTATATGATTTACAAATTTATGGTACTTCAATTAAGGGTAGAGTTTATAAGAAGGTAGAAGATAGATTAAGTTCTTATGATTTAGATGTTCAATTTTATGATACAGAAGTCTCTGAATCTGATTATAAAGCTAATTTATCTTACTACAATACAGATAATGATGATAGTGCATATAATGCATTGGTTAGTTTATATAATACAACAATAAAGACCGAGGAAGGAGAAAGTAATTAGTAATGTCTATTTTTAATAAAACTATAAATTGTACAATAAATAATTTACCAAAAGAGTTTGAGACTCTTGTTACTCAATGGGCAACAAGTAAAAATGGTAATATGGCTTGTACGGTAAGTGGAACTACTTGTTCTTTAACTATTGATGAAGATGTGTGTACTTTTTCTTTTCCAACCACTGGAAATTATAATGGTTCATATCAATGGAGCATTACTATTTGTGATGCTCCAGACTATGAATGTTGTACTATTTTAAATAGAGAAAGTTTTAGTGGTATTGATGGTAATAATACAAGTAGCGCAGATCAAAGATATAATTTAATTATTTGTAAATATAATAACACTTTAAAATGTTTAAATTCTGTTTCTATTGATGGTTTTAGTTTAAGTGATTTATTTAATATTCCAAAAGGTAGATATAATATAACTTCTTTAAATGATGTTTATATTACCAGAGCATTAGTTAATTCTAATTTAGCATCAGCTAATGCTATCAATATTTCAGATAATTTATATTTATCTACAAATTTAATTAACGTTGGTGTAAAAACAATAGTTAAAAGTAAAGAGGATACTAGCAAACAATTTATAAATATTGGTGGAGTTTTTTATTTACCTTATTCTGCAAGTATTTTAACTATTAGTTCTAAAGAACCGAGTAGCACATCAACAACTGAATAGGGGCTTTAATAAAGCCCCTTTTTATTTTGAGAAAAAGGAGGTAACAACTTTGGCTTTATTTTATTTTACTATAAATATATCAGATGATATGTCTTTGCTAAAAGAAAAATTAGATAGAATTAGAAATGAAGGCGCGAATATTTCATATACTATTGTATCTGTATCAAATGTAATTTTAAAGATAAATGAGATTGAATTAAATATTCAATATGAGTTATCTAAAGCTTCAACAGCACAATATTTTTGGTATTTATGTGATGCTTATAATCAAGAAAGTTTAATTATTTTATGTGATTCACCAAACGTAAATGAAAATGGAAAAGATAATACCTTAGGTATCGCTACTTATAATAGAGCATACTTTAGATATAAAGAGAAAATGATTGAGATACCTTTTAAAGAAGATACTCTTTCAGATAGATTTAATTTAATAAAAGGTAAATTTAATACTTTTGATGATGAAAATAAGAGTAACGATTCTATTGTGCTAAGTAAATGCACTTTTAATAATGGAAATGAAATAAATAATGGAGAAATTATTGTTGCAGACGATTTATACGTTTCAACAAATTTACAAGATATCAATTTTAAGACTATTGTTAAAGACTCTGAAGGTAATAGATTTATAAATATTGGTGGAGTTTTCTATACTAATAATGTTGATTATGTAATTGCTAATAGTACATGTCCAATTTTAATTATTGTGCCAGATGGCAGAATTAAATATGAATGGAATGCTAATACTAAATTTGTTCCAAGTGGTTTATATGATTCTGGAAAAAGATTATTGGCAACTTTTGCTTATTATAATCCAAATAAACTAAAAAAAGAGAAAGATAAAATATTATTTGATGGAAAATGGAATTTTCCAATTCCTCAAAATGATGATAATGGATTTACGCTTTATGCCATTTTATCTGCTAGAGATACGTTTTATGGTAGTTCTTTTCCTGCTATAGATTTTCTTGACCAAAGAGGAGATACAATAATAAATAAAACTTTTGGAAACAATAGTCCAACAGGTCTTTTTAAAAATGAGAAAAGTATTGATGGAGATACTCTATTAGGATTGAAATGCAGAATGCCAAGAAGTTCTACGTATGCAAATCCAAAAATGTTTCCAATAGCATCTTCAAATACTACATATTGGATACCAAATTATGATATTACAAATTTTCCTGTTTTATTATACACTTTTAAATTTAAAAAACATAAAAATATTGATTATGATGAAAATATAGATTTTTCTTTGTTTATAAATAATAATTTAAGTTGGGAAGGTCAACTTGCCGCAACTAGAGATACGAGAGATACCTCATTTCCAGTCACGATATCTTCATTTTATATTAGTGATTATTCTAAAAATAATTTAAAAATGGGAACTTTACAATATGTAGGTATTCAACCTGGGGATACTTCTAATGAAGAAATTTTAGATAATATAAATTATTTAATGAAAAAATTTAGATTAGATCAGGAGGGGTAAAATGGGATTATACAAATTTAGTATTGCGGCTGCCGCGGATATTAGCAACCTTGAGTCTAAAATAAAAGAGGCTAGAAGTAATGGTGCAAATATTTATCTGCATAATATTAGTAATATTGGTAATTTGAATTTGTCAATAAATGATAAAAATGTTACAATAGATTATGATTTAGTTGGAACAACTACAAATAGTTTATTTAATTGGTATATTTGTGACACAGTTGGTTATGAAACAATTATTATTTTATATAATTATGGAACTGAATCAGAAAGCACTTTTGGATTAGCCAGATATAACCGAGTATATTTTAATGTGAAGAACCAACTGGTGTCAAATCCGAAGATCTCAGAGACGCTGGCCGCGCAGTTTAATGTTCTTAGAGGAAGGTTTGATTCGTATGAATCAGATGATGGTAAAGATGATGTAGTTATGTTAACCAAATGTGTTTATAATGATAGTCCAAATACTGAAACAGGAGAGGCTATTGTTGCAGATAATCTTTATGTTTCAACTAATTTGAGATCAACTTCATTTAAGACTATTGTTAAAGATGAAGATGGTAAACAATTTATAAATATTGGTGGAGTTTTTTATTTACCTTATAGTGAAGAAATTATTTATCATAGCTGGAGTAAAAAACAATGGATATTACCAGCTGGTTTTGTTGATCATGAATGGCATCCTGCAACAACTTTTGTTTCAGATAACCATAAGTGGTATGATACTGATAATAATAGAAATTTTGAATTTCAAGGTTGTATTTATCAGACTGATAAAGAGAATTTTTATAAAAGCGTATTAAGAATAACATCTAGTAGAACAGGTGGAGCAATTTATACAAACAAAGAAGAAATTTTTCAGTCTTCTAATTCTTTAATTTATTATATAGTAATAGCATCAAGAGGAGAAACGAGTGCTAATCAGCCTTACTTAGATTTAGGTAACTATGATAATGGATCTACTGGAATATGTTTTTATGGAACTAATACAATAAAAATTCAAGCTACTGGAGAAAGTACCGATAAAAATAAATATTTTGAAATAAATAAAGATCCTTTAAAATATAATATGTATGTAGTAAAATTTAATGATTTTGTATATAGTAAAGATGTTTTCTATCTTGCTAATGCATCAATATATATTAACGGAGAATTTATTAGAACTTTTGATAATGTTCATTGTGGAAATTTGTCTTCATTAGGGGTATCTAATTTTAAATATGTAGGTATAGTAGAACATGATCAAACATCTGATGAGATTATTAAAAATTCTCAATTACTTATGAAGAAGTTTGGAATATATTAAGGAGGTTAGACTATGGCTTTATTTCAATTTAGTACATCAATTAGTACAACAGTTTCAGAATTAGCTGAAAAATTAACCTCTTGGCAAGATAATGGAGCTAGTATATCAGATATTGCAATTTCTAATATCAATGATATAAGTTTTTTAATAAATGACAAATATTGTAATGTTAAATATAATATATCTTCTTCTCAAAATGCAAATTATTTTTGGTTTTTATGTGATAGTGTTGGATATGAAACTTTAATTGTTTTATGTGATTCACCTATTGTTAATGAAAATGGGTATAAAGGAAGTCTTGGAAATGCATTGTATAATGCAATTTATTTTTTACATAATGGCAGATTAGTAAGAAATCCTCAAATTGATGAACCTATATGTAGTCAATTTAATATTCCTAATGGGCCTGTTGTTGAAAGTTCTGATGATAGAGTTATATTTACTAGATGTACTTTTAATAATGGTGTTAATATAGAAATAGGTTCAAGTGAGATAACAGATAGATTATACATATCAACAAATTTAGTTTCTGCTGGTTTTTTAACTGAAATTGCGGGATCGGGGCAAAAATTTATAAATATTGGTGGGATATTCTATTTACCTTATAATAATATTGTTTTAGGCTTGAGTAAATATAAAAAAAGAAGTATTTTAAAAAATGCTGAAATAGAATTATGGGCAGGATGCTATGAAGATAATGAAAAAATATATGATAGAAAAGAAGAAAATACTTTTTATAAAAATATTTATAATAATATAAAAATGGTTCCAGATGGCAATATGGAAATGGGATATATTCACTTGGATGCTGGTGATAGACTATTGTTGACGAGTAAAAAACCTTTTTATAATAAAACAATTTATTTAGTTGCTTATGATATTGGAGTGGAATCTTTACAGAATGAGACTGGTTATGATGCAGTACAACATGGTTATATGCATAAAATAATTACAAGTGGAATTGCTTTTAAAGGAACTACAGGCTCTTATAAAGATAAAATTGTATATTATCCTGAAATGTTTAGTTTAAATAAATTATATGAAAATTATAAAGATGATAATGGTTTATGGATATCAAAAGAGTGGGGTTATGCTTTAATGAATTATAATAATACTACTACTTTAAGTAGTACAGAATATCATAGAGGAGCAAACGCTTTTAATCATAAATTATTATCATATTCAAATTTAGTATATTCAATAATTAATCCAACATATCAAGATGCAATTTGGATTTCTAAAAATATAAAACCAAAAAAAATATATATGTATTTAAAACTCCTATTGTTGAAAATGGTAAATATTTTGCATTTATAAATAATTTAAAAATGGAAAAATCAGCAAGTTATTTTATAGATTCATATGGTTCTTTTTCTAAAGGAGATTACTTTTTAATAATAGGAAATCGACAAAGCACTTTTCCAACTGAAGAAACCACTTTTAATCATAATACTGCTTTGAATACTCCACAATTAAAAATAGATTATTTTGGAATAGTAGAAGAATCTCAGTCTGATGAAGAAATACAACAAAATATTCAACATTTAGCTAAAAAATTTAAAGTAGATTTAGGTAATTAAAGCCCTCTCAGGAGGGCTCTTTTTTATTGTAACTAATTATTTTTTAATCTTACGTACTTTTTTCTTTATCTTCATAAAATAGCATTTCCTGTTAAATTTTAAATATTTCTCTTTGTCTCTGCTATCTCTCTAACAAAACTAGCTAATAGATATGTAGCTTTTCGGATATATCTATGACAGAAAGGAGGAAACTAAATGTTTCAACCAAATGCATATTATTATCCAAATCAGCCGCAACAGTCATATGCACCTAGACAGGTTCCATATGAGATGCCGCAACAGAATCTCTTGAAAGGAAGATTTGTTTCATCAGTAGATGAAGTTAGAGCAGCTCAAGTTGATTTTGATGGAAGTATTTTTGTTTTTCCAGATATGGCAAATAAAAAAATTTATACCAAACAAATTGACTTAAATGGTAATGTTAAATTAGAAGAATATGATTGGGTGCCTATTGAGAAGACCGCGGCAGTCGGTGATTTCGTTACTAAACAGGAATTTGAGGAAACTATGGCTAAAGTTAAAGAAGCTATTTCTCAAGCTACACAGCCACAAGTAACCCCACAACCGCAAAGTAAAGAAGGATTTAATTTTTAAATAAGAAAGGAAGAAGAGAGAATGCAAGGACAAGGTTTTAATCCAATGCAAATTATTCAAGCAATTCAGGGTGGAGCAAATCCGCAACAAATTACTATGAATATCCTCCAAGAAAGAATGGGACAGACTCCTATGGGACAAAATTTAATGCAATTAGCACAAATGGGAAATTCATTCCAGTTAATGCAGATTGCTAAGAATTTATCTAATCAAAAGGGTGTCAATTTTGATCAAGAATTTACCGCCTTTAAAAACAAAATGGGCGTTAAATAATATATATTAAAAGGAGGACATTCATATGTTCAATGGAAACACTAATGGCTATTCATTAGCCGATATCGCAGCCGCAACAGGCGGAAACGATAGAAACAATGGATGGGGAGGAGATTCCTGGTGGATTGTTCTTTTCATCTTAATTCTTGCCGGTGGAGATAACTGGGGTAATGGATTATTTGGTGGTGGTAAAGACGCAACAGCTTCTGGTATTACTGATGGTTATATCCTTACAACAGATTTTGCTAACATCGAAAGAAAAATTGATAGCGTAAACAATGGTATTTGTGATGGATTCTATGCTATGAACACAGGTATGCTTAATGGGTTCAATTCATTAGGTAATGCTATTCAGGGCGCTCAAGCTGATGTGACTGCAGCAGTAAACGCAGACACAATAGCTAATATGCAGAATACAAATGCTATTACTAGCCAACTTACTGGTATTGGTACACAGATCGCTCAATGCTGCTGTGATCAGAGATACGAGAGCGCAACTCAGTTTGCTAACTTAAACTATAATATTGCAGATCAGAGCTGTCAAACAAGACAAGCCATTGCTGATTCTTCAAGAGATATTATAGCTAATCAAGATGCTAACACAAGAAGTATCTTAGATTTCTTAACACAAGACAAGATTGCTACTCTTACAGCTGAGAATCAGTCACTTAAATTTGCTGCTTCACAGGCTGCACAGAATACATATCTTGTAAATGCACTTAGCCCAGCTCCAGTTCCATCATATCAAGTTCCAAATCCTTATACAGGAATATATGGATATAGAGCATGCTGCAACGCTGGATGCGGATGTACTGTATAGGAGGTAAGTGACTATGGAAATTACAGCTAATGCTGCTCAATCTGTTGCAGCAAGTCAAAATGTGGTATTCACGGATACTGCTGTTCCTGGTAACTGCTCCATTATTCACAGAGAAGGTTCTGGTTTAACTAAATTGCGCGGTCTCACAACTACGCAGTGTAGAGCTAGATTCAAAGCTACATTCGGTGGTAACATAGCAGTACCAACAGGTGGCACTGCAGGAGCAATTTCTGTTGCTTTAACTGTAGATGGCGAGCCTGTAGGTACAACAACTATGACAGTAACTCCAGCCGCAGTAAGTGAGTATTTTAATGTAGGAGCAAGTATTTATCTTGATGTGCCTGCGGGGTGTTGCTCTACTATTGGAGTAACAAACATTTCTTCTCAGGCTATTTCTGTAATAAATGCTAATCTTATAGTAGAAAGAGTTGCTTAAGGAGGGTTATGAAAATGGATAAATACAAGAGTATGAAAGATACCTTAGTTGCTCAAGTTCAAACTCAATTAGGCAACTTAGAGAATGTTGATGCAAAAGAGCTTGGAGAGGTTGTGGATATGATCAAAGACCTTGAAGAAGCAATGTACTATTGCTCTATAACAAAAGCAATGGATGAAAGTGAGCGTCAAAAGTCTAGACAGCATTACTATTCAGAACCATATTATGGTTATGAGGGAAGAATCTCTCCAGATTATAGAGATATGGACAGAGATAAGTGGAATAGAATGTATTATGGCGGACAGCCGGTGGATGGAAACCATATGTCTAGAGGAATGGAGTCTATGGGACGTGACAGCCGCGAAGGCAGAAGTCCTATGAGCAGACGTTCATACATGGAATCTAAAGAAATGCATCAAGATAAAAATTATCAATTAAAAGAATTAGAAAACTATATGAAAGAGTTATCTTCTGATATTACAGAAATGATTGCAGATGCTTCTCCTGAAGAAAAACAATTACTTAAACAAAAAATGACTACTCTTATGAGTAAGATTGTTTAATTGTTTACAATAAATGGAGAAACATGGTATATAGTATTTGTTCCTTCTAATTCTTTTGTTCTTTATAGAAGTGATGGTTCTCTTAGTATCGCCATGTGTGATGACGATACTAAGACCATATACATTAGTAATCAAATAAAAGGTAATTTTCTAAGAAAAGTCCTTTGCCATGAGATAACTCATGCGGCAATGTTCTCTTATAATGTTAACCTAACTGTAGACCAAGAAGAGCTATTAGCTGACCTTGTAGCTACTTATGGCTACGAAATTATTTACATTACAAATGAGATATTTAGAAAATTAAAATGGGAGTCTTATTATTAAGACTCCCATATTTTTATTATATTAAAAAGCAGATTTTTTCTTATTTCCTAAACAATAGGCATGACCAATTCCTATTGCATCAGCCTCATCATCATTAACTGTTTTATTGTAATTCTCTTTTACAAAATCAATATCTAGTTGTTTTAAGACATTTCGCGTAATACCCCTACCTGTGTGGATCCCGCACTTAGCCCGCCATTCTGAACTTGTAAAAAATTCCATTTTTAATTTATTATGTCTATGCAGCATAATAGCAATACTGCCTTGTGCGTACGTTAGTGCTTTATAAACAGTCGTATTATGTCCACAAAAAGCTGGTAATGGGTCTTCTACAATAACTTTATTTATTGAGTCTATATCTACTTTTTCCTCTAATTCTTTTGTTATTTTTTCTATTCTCTCTAAGACAGACGCGGACGTTGCTGTAATACAACCAGACTGGACTAGTTCTCCCTCATCGAAAACCGCGTATCCTGTAGACTTAGTAGAGATATCTAATGCTAAAACTCTCATTTACATACCTCCTATTGTTACTCTCATTATATCACAAAATTTTTATCTTGTCAAATTAAAAAATAGGAAACCTACAAAGTAGATTTCCTATTAAAAAAATTCAAAACCAATTTTTAATTCTTAATACGAGTGTAAGCGTTCCAGGCTCAATTAAGCACCCGTTGATCCAAAACCGCCTGTACCTCTGACAGTCTCAGATAATTCATTAACTTCTTCAAACTCCATTGGGATAAAAGGCATCAGTACAAGTTGAGCAATTCTTTCTCCTGGTTCAACACATTTTGGCTCAAATGAATCATTATGAATAGCTACAATATATTCTCCTCGGTAGTCTGCATCGCAAACGCCAATACAGTTAGCCGGACGGAGACCTTTCTTTGTAGCAAGACCACTTCTAGCAAAAATTGCTCCAAAAGTATTCTCTGGCAATTCAAAAGCTAAACCAGTACCTATTTTAACCGTACTGTGCGGTTGAATCCAAATGGTTGACTCTGTAGCAGCATATAAGTCATAGCCCGCGGCATATTCAGAACCTCTTGTTGGAGTTTTTGCTAAAGCATTTAATTTCTTAAATTTAATCTGCATCTGGGAAAGAACCTCCAATCTTAAAGTCAATATCTACGAAACTATCTGGTTCTTTTTCAGAATTAAAACAAAGAGTAGCTTTAACTAACTCATATTCTTCAATAACTTCGCCCTTCTGCTTAATTTCTTTATGTTGATATTCAAACTTTTTAAGTTCAAATCTATTATCATTTTTAAGCTCAGTGTGCAGAGCTTCAACATCATTCACGTTTGGAACTCGAATTGTTTCTACAATCTGTGTTAAATAATTCATTCTATATCTCCTTATAAAATAGTAATTTTCAAATCATTTTTCTCAAATTCTGTTGTTACAGCTAACTCGTTCTTATATTTTTGAGCGATCGCCTGTCCGCCCATTAGTAATACTTCATCAATTTCTGGATAGTTTGAAACATAAGATTTAATTGAAGGTACTACATCATCAATAGGTACGTTCATTTCAGATAAAACTTTTTTACCATCTAATACTGCAACAGTATGTTTTTTTGTATATGTACAAACATCAGCTAATATTTTCAATATTCTAAAACACCCCAATCATAATCAAATAAATAATAAAGGAAATCTTCATCGCCAATTCTTAGCCAGATTTCATACTTTCCATCATCTTGAAGAGTAATATCAGTAACCTGTCCTCTATTATGGAACAACTCTATGATATCATTTTTTACTGTCTCTATTGTTGGTTCTCCACTCAAATTAAAAACAGTATAATCTCTTCTTTCATTACTAAGAAGCATAAAATAATTATTGTCTTGTTCAAGCATCCACTTTGCTATTTTATGACATAATTTATTTATAGCAATTCCATCATACGGTTTAATCTGCGCCATATTTGTTTTATTTAATTCATAAAGCGTAAAACTATTTTTCATTTTATTTTCTCCTTTTGTTAAATTATAACAAATTTTTATTAAAGAATCAATTTTGCTAATTCTCTTGCGAGGTTTTCTGGTGTGATCTCCTCTTGTATAACTGGATTGCTATATAATAACTTAAAAAATTCAAGAAAAAGATATTCTTGTTCCTCTGACTCTTCAAGCATGTCAGCATATAAACGCCATTGCTGACATGCTTTTGAAGTTATTTCTTCTAGTTTCATCATAAATGCAGTACCCGATCATGGATCTCTTGTGTTCGTCCAGGGTTCCAATAATTAACTCCTATATAACCACAAGTCCTTCTTGCAATATTCATTTTATTGGTGTCTATATTACCACACTGAGGGCATTTCCAATATAAATGATTCGTTTCTCCTTCAAGAGTAATTTCTCCATCAAAACCACACACTTGACAATAATCTGATTTAGTGTTTATTTCTGCATACATAATATTTTCATAAATAAATTGAATTACAGAAATAATTGCTTCTATATTATGTTGCATATTTGGAACTTCAATATAACTAATTGCGCCACCCGGAGACAGTTTCTGAAATTCTGCTTCTTTTGCAAGTTTACTGAAAGCATCAATTTTTTCTCTTACATTGATATGATAACTATTTGTAATATAGTCATAGCCTTCGCTTAAATCTTCCCATTCTTTGCCAAATCTTTCTTTTAAACATTTAGCAAATTTATAAGTTGTACTTTCCAATGGCGTTCCATAAACAGAATAGTCAATGTCTTCTGCTTCCTTCCATTTAGAACAAGAGTCATTTAATTTTTGCATAACAGATAAAGCGAATTTTTTCCCTTCTTCTGTTGTATGCGAAAGTCCAGTCATATATTTCGTACATTCATACAATCCTGCATAACCAAGAGAAATTGTTGAATATCCATGGTACAATAGCTCGTCTATTACGTCATCTTTACCAAGTCTTGCAATAGCACCATTTTGCCAAAGAATAGGTGCTGTACTAGTTGGAGTGCCTAACAATCTATCATGGCGGCAACGCAGCGCTTTATGACAAAGTTCAAGTCTTTCATTCAATATATTCCAAAAATCTTCAACATTTTTCTTTGAAGAAAGTGCAACATCAGCCAAATTAAGAGTAACTACACCTTGGTTAAACCGTCCATAATATTTGGAACCCGCAACATAGTTCTTTGCGTTTGCATAGTTTTTATCTGTTCTATCTACTGTGAGAAATGATCTGCAGCCCATACAAGGATATATCGCTCCGTCTTTCATATCTCTTTGAACCTTATTTGAAATATAATCTGGAACCATTCTTTTTGCAGTACATTTAGCAGCTAATTCGGTTAAGTAATAATACTTACTTCCGGGATAGACATTCATATCATCAAGAGCATAAATCAATTTTGGAAAAGCTGGCGTAATATAAACGCCTTTTTCATTCTTTATCCCTAAAATTCTTTGATTTAATACTTCTTCAATTACCATTGCTAAATCTTCTCTGTTTTTACCTTCTTCAACTTCAGCAAGATTCATGTAGACAGTAATAAAAGGTGTTTGTCCATTTGTTGTCATTAAAGTTAAAATTTGATATTGAATTGTTTGCACACCAGCTTCAATATCTTTCCGAACCATTTTTTCTATAACTTCTTCTGATAATTCTGGATAAATTCTTTTAAAAGTTTTTCTCGTTTCTTCAACAAAAGGAGATAAATGAGCTAATGAAATACTCTGTCCGCCATATTGAGAACTAGCAACCTGAGCAACGATCTGGGTTGCTACATTCGCAGCAGTTGAGAATTTATGTGGCTTATCTATCGCGGTCTTGCTTATGATAGTACCATTCTGGAGCATGTCTTCTAAGTTTATAAGACAGCAGTTATAAATAGGCTGAATAAAATAATCTTCATCATGGAAGTGAATTATTCCTTGCTTATGTGCTTCTACGATAGCCTTTGGGAGTAATCTTCTCTCGGATATGTCTTTGGAAACGGCGCCCGCGATATAGTCTCTTACTGTTGTTGATAATTGAGAATCTTTATTAGAATTTTCTGTTGTATAATAAGAATTGGTGTTTTTAACAATTTCATCAATTATATCATCAACAGTATTTTTTCTTGCAGCGGTTCTATTCTCCCTATAAAGCAAATAAGATTTTGCAACATCTTTTCTTTTAGTTGACATTAAGCCTTTTTCAACTAAATCTTGGATCTCTTCTATTGTTAATGGATGATCTGCTTTTTCTGCATAATCTGCGATATAATCTGCTATATTACCGCTTTTTATTAAAGCATAATCAGTTATTTCTTTGTCGACATCTTTAAAAGCATTTAATACAGCATCTACAATTTTCATATGGTCAAAATCTACTAATCGACCATCTCGTTTAATAATTTTCAATCTTCTTCCTCCTAATCAGTTAATTATGCTAAGGAAAAATATCCTATATTTTATTTCCAATTATTATAAGCGAGTTTAATTTCTTTTGTCACCTGTTTCCCAATTTGCCACAATGCCCTGGTGCTGTCCACTGAAAAGTATGGAAAAGGAATATTCTTAAAATCTTCATTATCAGCCTTATATCTTCTAATAATTTCATCACAATTTGGTTCAAATTCTCTATTTAACTGTCTTAAAAGTCTAATTTTATTGGGTGCCTTTAATTCAATCGGATAAACAAAAATACGTTCATCTTCCATTAGATTTTTAATACCAGTAATATTTAATACACCAATATTTATGGCGTTCTCTTTCAAACAAGAGATTGGCGTTCCATAATACCAGTTATTAAATTCACAATATTCAAGCATTTCTTTATTAAGAATTTTCTTTTGAAACTCCTTTGTTGTTATAAAATTATATGATAGACCATCTATTTCTTGTTCGCGCGGTGGTCGCGTTGTATCTGAAATAAGTCTGTTAAATTCCGGGCTTTGTGATATTACAGCCGCAAGTGTAGAATCCTTGCCCGAACCCGCTGGTCCGAACAAAGCTGCTACAAAATATTTCTCTTTCAATTATTCATTCTCCTCTTCAGAAGTATTGCTACTCCAACGTTCGTGTGTTATAGCTATTTCATTACCTTTTACTTCTGTTATTTTATAAAGTTGATGACCTATTGTGCTTTTATATGTTTTTCCAACGAACTGGTCATCTCTTCTAAAACCTGTTATCATAAGCATAGTTCCACGCTTAAACCAAGATTTTTCTTTTACATGTTTTTTACCATCTGGGCCAATATCAGAAATCTGCTTTTTAAACATTGCATAATATTCTCTAGTGAACTTTACATCAACTACTCCAGAAGTAGTAAGTAATGTAATCATACTTTTTGAATCATTTTTATCAATAACTGTACCAGCAATTCTACTTAATTTATAAATAGGAATTTGTCGTTGACCTCTTTTAAAGAAATAATCAACAGGTTCTGACTCTAATTTATTAAAATCTCTAATTCCATACTTATTAAAATCAATATTTGCTAATTCATGTTCTCTATGATAAAAACACAATGCATCCATTTCCCAATGAGAAACTGTTCCAAAAGCATATTTATCCCAAGCATCTTTAAAAATTTTTTGATTATAAGCTTTTAATATACTTTCTGAATTATCTTTAATCCAATTTCTAGCATTATCCATTTGTTTTTTATATATTTTATCCCAATCAGTTTGTAAAATACAAACTACTCCATTGATGATTTGTAATTTATCACTACAATCAGAATAAAATTTATCAAAAAATGAAATTGCTTCATTATTGAAAGTATAATATCTACCAACCTTAAAATTTTTAAGAAACTTATTAAAATTAAAGACTCTAATTTCAAGTTCAAGTTCTTTAGGCACCAAACCCGCTTCAATTAAACCATTAAAATTCTGCAAAGTAATTCTCTTTTTCAGACCACATTCATTATAAAGATAATAACCCATAATCATCTTTCGATTACCTAAACCATTTTTTTCAATTTCATCAAAAGCACCAGCTTTAATTAAGTTAATCATCGCGGTTTTAGTTAATTTACACCTTAACATGAAATCTTTTAAACTACTATATGGTCTACCAGATTTAATTTTATCAATAACATCGTCTCCAATATTACTAATACCTTTTAATCCAAAAAGAATTTGATTATTTTCAATATCTGGCATAAATGTAAAATCTGATCTGTTTATATCTACTAATGAAACCTTAATTCCTTTTGTTGTAATATCTCCAATAGCAGTAGCTATTTTACCATAATTAGTAGATTTTTTAATTTTCTTTTTTTCTTGATGTCCTGGCAAATCTATATAATCATATGTTTCAAAATCTTCTGGCTCATATATATCAACAATCTCTTCTTCATGTTCTTCTTCAAGAGATCCACTGTTCACTCTA